CGTTAGCAGCCATTAAATGACCGCCACAATTCGACAAACTCTTCCCTTTTCATTTGTCTTAATTCTCTATTGTCGGCATATTTTCTTTCGTGGTAAATTTCAATTTCGCTCCCACCAGTGAAGTAAACGGAATATCTTAACCAAGAGCTATCGCCACCAACTTTACCAACTCTTTCAATTTTTCGTAAATCAATCGTATCGCCTCCAATATCAACCAAAGGATTAACGGCTGCTAACACATTATTTGCGTCAGTGGGGGTTTCGTGCTTTTTAGAATCTGTCTGCATATTTTAAAGTTTTGTGCTGTTAATAATCTTTAGTGGTGTAATGCCCCACCGAACGCAAATAATCGGAACGTTATAAGTAATAAAAATTAAATACCAAGTGTATCTTTTAAATGTTCATTTCCACCAGAAAGTAAATCATTTTTAATCACATAACATAATTGATATTTATGAATTCTACCTATATAATTTCCAGTCAAGCGATTTGAAAACACCAAGAATTCATCACCCTGTGACCAAGGTTCATCATAAATATCAATTTCAAAATTATGATATATTACCTTACAAACATTTAAAAGATTTTCCATATTTTTTTATTTAATTTTTACATACTTATAACAACAAATAAATCACATTAACACAATGGTTTACTTGCAACTGTTACATGTTTTTTTCCACTCAAAGTGATCAACGTTCACTGGCCTACAAGGATCCTGCCCTTCAGATATCTTCATGAGTTCATCAACGTCATCATCAAGATGAAAGGCAAATCCTTGACTCTTTATCCAATGGATCTTAGCAGCACCATTTGTAAACACGATCCTTTCCTTAGGGATACCGCACTCTTCTGCGACGCTAAACACTGTCAGATTCTGTTGCTCTATCCAGGGCCAACCCTTTTCCATACCGGCTTCCGCAGAGTATCTAGAGGTGATTATCCAGACTTCATGGCCAGATTCAACTAGGGACTTTGAATATTCCTGCACGTCGATGCGATTTAGCGTACCATCAAAATCAAATGATACTTTCATCTATTTTTTAGTTAGGTCTTCGTGAGAATAGTATGTGCTTTCTATCTGGCCGAGCTCGTAGTTACCAGTTGGCTCCACTCGAACAACGTAAGCTTCCACTCTAGGTTTCTTGTCGTATTCAAATCGAGCATCCATTTCTCGCAAGACACGTATCTCCTGCCCAATGGCTTCAGCAAGTTCCTTTAGCTTATCTAGACTTAAGGTAAGGTCAATATCACCATACCAGATCTTGGTAGGAGTCGGTTCCATCACAATAAGATTAGAGTTAAACACGGCTAGGTTCTTGGGATTACGATTACAGTATCCAGACTTAGAACCGGAAATCATTATACCAGCGAAACCAAGTAATTCAATAGCTTTTTCTTCCATTTTATCTTTTTGATATTATACTAAGAAAAATGTAAAAGTTAAAACTTTGCGACCTGTTTGAGTTAAATATAATTAGAGCCTGACACTCTAGTCGGCGTCGAGTTTATAACTCTTGAGCGGTGCATGCCGCAAAGGCGTCTGCTTAATAAAAATAACAGGTAAACTATGTACTTTACACACACAGCGGGCACAATTAGCCCAACTGCAAACATTGCAGTAAACAGAAATCGCCTAAAACACTACGGCGAAACAGTCTATCTAAAGAGCGGAACTCATTTTGAGATCGAACTCTTTAATCCCAAAACAACAAAGGTCCTTGCTAAGATCTACCTCGATGGAGTCTCAATCTCCGAATCAGGAATAGTGATCAAGCCAGGACAGAGAGTCTTCCTAGAGAGATGGATTGACGAACCTAAAAAGTTCTTATTTGAGACCTATGAAGTCGATAAACAATTTAGACTAGTCGCGGAAGCAATTAAACACAATGGCAGAGTACGAGTCGAATTTTACGATCAAGTGATCTTATCCCCATCTAACATGGCGATTTTCCCAAGTACCTCAACGTGGACGTATGATCCTACGAGTCAGCCAGTTTATGGTGGAACAACTCAAAACCAGATCTATTTCACGTCTTCTTTTGCTGGATCAAACGATGTGATCGGAACCCGCACATTGGGTAATTCAGAGCTAACCATGAACTTCATGGAGACGGGTCGTGCAGAAAAAGGAGAAGCATCAGATCAAGCATTCACAAGTGATAATTCTTCTTACAATTCGTGGACATGTAATACGATTCATCTACAGATCCTACCTGAATCTCAAAAACCGGTAGAAGTGAAAGAGATTAGAAACTATTGCACAAATTGTGGAACTCGCCACAAAAAATCGAGTTGGAAATTCTGCCCTAATTGCGGAACAAAAATCTAAATTTAAAGTCAGGCTCTAATGAAGGATCTTGAAAGGGATCCTTTTTTTGTTTTATAAGATAAATAATAAAAAAATTATTATAATGTCAACATTTAATACTATTCACCTTTTTGGATTCGGTGATGCTCAAATCATCGGAAAAGAAAACAATGGTACTGTCGCATCAGAGGCTCTAACTAACCTTACTGCGTTTGTAGATCACATCAAGACATTTAAACCAGATGAAGTCACTCTTACTGATTATCATGTTATTCATATATTTAACGAAACAGACGTTCGTTATTTGGGTAAAGGCACTGAAGTTAAAACAGATAAGACTAATTTTACTGTAAAAATTTCAGAAGTTGACCCTACTATTTTGGGTAACTTAGTTGATGAACTAGCGGCGGCCGTTATACCTAATACTTAAAAATAAACCAAAAATATGTCATTTATCAATTGGGGACATGAAAGTCCCGAGCAACGTAAAGCTCGTCAAGAGTGGGAAGATCAAATAATGTTTGAACAGATGTCCTACAGTGCCGCAGTTGTTGCTGCAGCTGCCACTGGTTCAGGTGGACTAAAAAAACCTAGTGAATTTGTAGGAGAGGTCGACTGGTTAGTCGTTGCATCAACTGTGTTTACTCCTCCTGGAACCGACAACTATGAGGACTTCGACAACTGGGTCACTGACACTTTTACACCTCTACTTGGTGTAAAGAGACTTGTGATAGTTGCTGATTCTGCGAATGCTCACACTCACGAAGAGCCATTTACCGATCTTACGATCCAATTATTTAATAGTGTGACCTCTACCTGGACAACAGTATGGTCTTATAACCTCGTAAATCAAAACTATCCAGGCGGTGAAGGCGATGACTACTTTTTTAATGGTATCGACGTTACCTTTCCAGAGGTTGCATCGGTGACCAAGATCCGACTTACCTCTGATCCTGGCATAGGTCAGACATATCACGATTGGGGTCAGGACTCTACACTGTTTAAATTCTATAAATAATAAAAATAAACCAAAAATATGTCATTTATCAATTGGGGTAGTGAGAGCCCAGAACAATTAAAAGCTCGTCGAGAGATGGAAGAACGTATGATGTTTGAACAGATGTCATATAGTGCAGCAATAGCTGCGGCAGCCTCCGCTGGCGGAAGCCTAGATCCTTTACGAGGTTTATTTGGAGTAGGAGCAGACGGTCTTATCTATAACCTAGGTAGAGGTGAGGCAAATTGGCCGTTTGATTCTGAGTCATTTCCTAGCTCGACAGTAATCACTCTAAACACGGATGATGATTGCTTATATGCGGCAGTCGATTTCGATGGGGAAGTATTTTTTATAAAGATCGACAAGACGACTAGGAAATGTTTGTTTTTTGAAAATGACATCAGCGATTATGTAACAAAGGGATCAAGCTCTCTGTATTATGAAGGTGATGGACGTTTTATCTACTTAGATAACTTTATCAAGAAGAGCGATGTTTCTAGTATTATTCGAGTGACGCTAACCGAGTCGACAGCTGACGCTACTGAGGTTTCCGAAGTAGACTCGGTTGAAAAAGGATACTTGCTTAGAAACCTCTTCATATATGATGGAACTCCTTGGGCGATCGCGTACTCTGGACCAACCGTAATAATCGGGCCATTCGATATTGATGAGGGTGACTTTGTTTATTCTAACCTTCTTCTTCCTTCTCCTAGCGATACTAGAGTGGAGGAAATACTTGCAGTATTCAGCACAGTCGAATATAATGGCACAGTATACTCAGCGATTGTTTTTGCAGATTCTGAACTGAGCGGTGATCCAAATATTGGACTCTTTAAAGTTGATACTGAGACTGGTGGTGCACTTGCTCCATACTATGTCTCATTCATCAAGGATCTAAACCTTGCAGGTCATGGAGAAGTGCCAGTATTATCAATATTTAGTTACTAAAAAAATATAAAGTATATGAGACTATGCATACTATGTGAAAACGAAAATGTTGTTGATGCTAGACAAAGAGCAGCGATTGCCTTGCCTAAACATGAAGCCTTAATTGAAGCCATTGAATTAAAGAAGAAATTTAATCCTGATTTTTCAATAGATCACTTGACTATTCCTTTGTCTGAAACTGGTGAGCTTCCAGCAACACACTGGTTCTGCTTTATTAAGACTGATGAAGAGACTTATCAGAGGATGCTTGCATCACAGATGTATACCATCATTGAAGAAGCAGTGCCTTCTGAATTTTTAGAAAAACATGGCCTAAAGAAGATAAAAAGTTTCGGGCCTAAATAGGATACATTTAGAGATGGAATCTTCTAATCATAAAGTAGTAAGGGGTTTCTTATCCCAATCAGAGAGAACACAAATACTTGATTTTGTGAATGAGATTAACGCTCAAGTACTTCTTAACGATCATCATTTAAAATATTTAATTGGGAAGATTAATGGAAACTCTTACATGTACGATATATCTAGGACTGACCTTACTGGAAAGATAACTAGGTACCAATCTGGCGGAACGGTTATGGATCAGAAGCTTCCGGTGATTTTTGATAACTTAATCGATCGAATAGGTCAAACTATTAATATTCCGAAGGATCACTGTTTTTTACAGATTGTTGATATGGATAAGGGAGGAGTGATCGATAGACACTACGATACGGCTACTCAAGGTTTTATAAACTATAAGTGTAACGTGAGCGTGCTCTCAGAAAACTATGATTTTTGTGTAGACGGGGAGACAGTCAATGTCAATGAGGGAGACCTGTATTGTTTTGAGGCATCCTTATATAAGCACTGGACTCCAAACCCGTTCCATTCAAGAAGAATACTTCTTAGCTTTGGTTTCATGATACCTTACGATAAACTCGGCAGAAAAGAGGACGATCCAAGAATCCGATTAAGTAATAGGATCGAAAGATACTTTCAGAGATAAATAACTTAAATCGATACCCATTATGAGTAAAATTAGAATATTATCACTGGACGGAGGTGGACTCAGAGGAATCATACCGTTACTGATCCTAAAAGAGATCGAGAGAAACGAGGGTCGCCGAATCCATGAACTATTTGACGTGATTACTGGAACCTCGACTGGAGGAATAATTGCATGTGGTCTAACTTATACAAAAGACGGCAAGACACCGAGTTTGACGTTGGACCAACTAATCGAACTATATACGACTAGAGGCCATGAGATATTTCCATACAAGACTAATATTTTTTCAAAGGCGATCAGTGGAATCAATTCAATCTTTAATCCTAAGTTTTCTCCGACTGGACTAGACCGACTTCTTGGTCAATACTTTGGTGAATCAACTCTTAGGGACACGTTAAAGCCAACTATCGTCACTTCATACGATATCAAGAATAACGAAGTTGTAATGTTCAAGAGCAGATTATCAAATGTGTCTAATGAATATAATGCTAGACTTAAGGATGTATGCAGAGGAACATCCGCTGCTCCGACATACTTGCCTTCTTATGAGATGAACTTTAAAGGTAAAGACCGACTCTTAGTTGACGGTGGAGTGTATATCAATAATCCAGCAATGGCAGCAGTCGCTGACGTATTGAAGAGCCGACCTGAAGTAGAGGTAAAGGATATCGAATGTCTTTCATTGGGCACCGGCATCTATGCCAAGAGTTTAGGCATAAAGACGACTGGTTGGGGAATGGCTGACTGGGTAAAACCTATCACAACCCTAATGATGCAGGCATCAGCAAAGGTAGTTTCATATGAGTGTGATGAGATCTTATCAAATCACTTGAGATTACAGGTGAGTATTGATGATGAAAAGAAGAGTGATATGGCAGATGCTCGACCAGAAACGACTAAATACTTAGTTGAACGTGTAAATTCTGAGATCATCAGTAACGATGAGACTATGGAGAAAATAAAAAACTTTTTTAATTAATGAAGACATACGTACAATTATTTGAGAGCTGGCACCGAGAGGAGGAGATTATTCTTACTTCTAGACAGGGACGAGAGATCGAAATTAAGGTCAAGCACGGTAAGATCGAGGAGATTGAAAATAGAAGCGGTGTGATCTTTCCATTCGTCACAGGCCAACCTCTTCAGATTCCATTCATAAAGGGATGGGCATGTCGTAATGGCTTTAAATGGAACGGTGAAGACGCGTGTCAACCAGGCATGAAGCCTGAGAAAAAGATGTTTGGGATAAGACATCGAGACATTCCTCAAGGTCACGAGTGGAGACGAATGTTTCCTGGAAAGTTTAGAGACTAGAGAATTCCCGACTCTTCCATCAATTTCCTACACCCTTCCCAATCTACAAAAGGTCGATCTGATAATTCAGGATCCACTTTTAATGGGATTCCCAAGCAGATATCATCAATGATCAGTTGGCCATATGCTTTAGGCGAGGTTGTCCATGCTCTTTGTGTAGGATTCTCTTGGATTCCATACAAAGGGATATCGTGTTTCTCAAACCATTTTACGGCATCTTTTAAATAGTTGCCGCTTCGTGTATCGCTACGCATAGTAAAGAGAATTAGTCTATTTCCAGCCAAGACCAAGTCTCTTAATACTTCAGGTGCACCTATTTCCTTTCCAACATATGGAAAGTCATGGGTAGTACAGGTCCCATCAAAGTCTACTAATATGTCCATGTTTTAAAATTTAAGCAAATTGTGCGAGTCCACTAAAGCTAGCATCCTTTGCTCCTTCTCGTTTTGCGTACTCGTCTGGAAATTTTTCTTGAGAAGGCAGATCTGCATATACTGGAACGAAGTACCTATGAAAATTAAGAATGCCTAAGGTCCATCCCTTTCCATAAGTAGAGGCATTTTTATAAGAAAGATAGAGCTTAATCTGTTCGTTTAACATGACTTCGACCACTGTCTTATCACCTATTTTCTGAATCGCATCATTTAGCCCAGAGTATCCCATATCAGAGAGAGCGGATACAGTATTAGCAATCGTCTTTTCTCCATGTGTTATCGCTCCCCAAAAACCCGTTCCCATACAGTGATTCACCATTGGGCTGATTGTTTCTCGTCCCTTGTCCTTGACCATTGGATTATAAAAAGTTAATTCATACACTCTTCTAGCATGCTCATCAGTCATCTCAAAGAACCCTTTGGCTACCATTAGAGGATCAGTTATTCCCATTGCAGCAGCGGCAGTCTTCCAAGTAGGCCATATCACTCCTCTAGACGTATGCCATCGATTGGAAGAACTTCCGCCATTGATCACACTAACACTATTTTGTAAATGAGGATTTATTTTTAACTGATGGACAGTTCCGTTATAATTTAATTTTCCGGTCTTTGCATCAAATTCATACGGACATGGATTGGCTGCTGGACCGGTATCTCGAGTATCATCAGCAAGGCCGCCTTCTTTGATGCTATTGAACTTATACATGTCTTCTAATATGTTTCCAGTAAGAGCAAGATTATAATCAGTTGAACCTTTAGCTGACCATAATTTTTCATAATAAGGTCTTAATAGACCAGTATCAATGTAAACCTTAAGTTCTGGTTTCTTTGCAGCAAGAGCAGCGTCTCTTTCAGATATTAATGCCTTATTAAAGTTCAAGTCAAGCACTTCAGGGCGATTTACCCAACTTTTAGCAAAAGTATTCATCAATTCCGCATTTGAGAAATCTAATTGATCTAATCCACATAACGTCTTAAGAGCAGTCTCAGTCTCTCCATTAAAATAGCAGGTGACTCCGTCTCCTAATGGACCAGCATTAGACTTGAGAACTCCTAATTTCTTTAGGAAGACTTGTAGTTGAGTGTTGCCTTTAAGGTTTATAACGTTCTTACCGAGAGTTTTACCACCGGCTGCCTCTTTAAGAATTGAAATTACTCGATTTGCTGTATTCAATTCATCCTGCTTCATTGCATTTTGAATAGTCTCTTGGCCTTTATCTCGTGCCCAGTTGGTGATTTGAGCCATATCCTTGTCGGCTTGAGTCATTTGATCAGTCGGTTTGGGTACAGCGGGCTGAACTGTCTCTACTCCAGGATCTGCATCTACTTCGTTCAATCTATTCCATTCATTGAATTTTAAAAGTCTTGACATAATATTTCTTTTTTTTATTTATTTTGGAGTTTTTGGTCAATCTGTAATAAATAACTAAAAGAAGATTAAGTGTTAAAACACGTGCTTGAAAGCGAGGAGTTTTTTAATCAAGAACTCAATTGGAAAGGGATCAAATTTGTAAGGCTAGAGTCTGAGGGAAACTTAATGAATCTGGGAGTCATCTTACCTGGAGAAAGTGTTCCTAATCCTGGAATAGTCCTAACCCTTCAGGTGATTCATGATTACTTGTACCAGCCACATATCGCACTGGATGAAGATCTTCGAGGTAAAGACTTGGCAGTCAAGATATATCGTGCACTGGTCGATAGGTTAGGCCATCTCTATTCAGGAAAGGGTCGTCGTCAGAATCCAATGGTGGACAGAGTATGGGCAAAACTAAAGATGGACCCTACTGTAGATTGTGCAAGTAGCTCAATTGGAGATGCATGCTGGACACTAGACAATCCTGATGGAGAGGATATCCGAGCATTTATCGAAGGTTAAATCGGCTCCATTCTGAAAAACTTAAGACTTGATTTAAGCTCTCGCTAACCTGTCGAGAATCAACAAATATGTTTGCTGCGTCTTCTCTATTGATGATGAACGATGTGTCCCAGCCGCCAGTTCGTACGTATGGAAACTCACTCGCTCTTGAATCAATCGCGATATCTGTCACGGTGCCTATGTTTACGAGCCAATCGCCGCTTCCCATCTCCTTGGCTAAAGTCACTTTATCTCCCTTCTTGATCACTCTGTCAATCTGTATCGGAGTATTGAATACTGGCTTTTCCAACCAGTGCAACCATTTCTTACCGAGCTTGATCGCGATCTCGTTGCCAGTAGCTCCCTTTATTTGTCGTGATTGAACAATTGGCATGGCGCCCCAAGTATTAAACTTTTCGTTTCTTTCAAGCAACCAAACCTTGTCTGGAGTGACGTTCATCTGTCTTGGCACCGTCTCAAGACTAAATGAAGACTCTCGATTTGGATCAGGAATCAATTGAAAGGTCTCCTGTTGAGAGACTGTTGATTTATTAATAAATTCATCCAACTGATCTCTAGAATCTCCTGAACTAATGTTTAGGTGGATAATCGAGATGCCTGCTGGAGTAAGGATTACTGAGTGACGTTTTTCTAGTTCTTCCTTTGAGTCAAGCTTAATTGAAAAGACTCTAGAGATCTTGGCAAGTTCGGCTTCCCTGTCCGCTAACATGTGTTCGATTGACTTATTGATTAGGTATGCCTTTTCAGAAGGCTTATTACCATCCACATCATATAGTTTAATTGTAGAGACTTGTGAGCCTATCGTAAAGATCCAAAAACAGGTACCAGTACGAAGCACTTCTTTTCCAGTAGATTTATCGGTCCTTTCGTATACTCTAAAGACTGGCAAAGCTTCTTTACCACTGGTCAGAGTCACCTTAGGTCGACCCAATCTAATGATACCAATGTAACCCGGCTTGATATCAGTATCGCTAAACACTTGACTCTTATCTGGATCAGCGATATTAGATAGTGCCTCTCTAAAAAACTGTTGGGTTTGTGAGATGTCAGAGCTAGTAGCTTCTACTTTTTCTCCCTTAGTATTAATAAAACCAATTACCTCCAGCTTAGCGAGCCTAGTGTTAGCTCTCTCTAAGTAGTGTTCTCCGCCCTCTCTCTTTAGAGTTATTGCCTCGTTTATGAAACTTTGAAAGTCCTTTATCAAAATAGAGAATAATTTTAATTATTTATCGAATAAATAATAAAAAACTTCATACAATGTCTAATCGAGATGTTTATTGTTCGCCTACATTTGAATCGTTTGCGATATTTGAAGACTCTAATCTAAGTCAATTAGGTCTTCCTAAAGATATGATCAGAAAGATCCACACTAAAGAGGAGCACTATACCGAAAAGTATCCTCAAATGGGTCATACATATAAGTCAAGGTCAGCTGTTCCGATGCCATATAAATATTTTATCCCATCTCCAGACATTGAGATTCCAGAACCAATTAAGTTAAGAGGTCGTAAGTCTAATCGCAGTCCATTCCAGGACAAGGAGGTTAGGAGTGAATATACTGATTTCGCATGGTATCTACAGTCCATTCCTTTTGGAGAGATCAGGATCTTTGTAGTAAATAAAGAGATTGATTTTTTTATGTTTCTATATCATAAACAAGCAAGTAAAGGTGCTACTGGAGAACAGTATGCAGTAATGGCTTGGGACCCAGAGAGAAAGAAGGTGGTTGATTATGGATACTCTGAATTGACAACTAGTGGAGTTGATCGCGAGCAACTAAGAGGGGTTCACGATACTAAAGGAGGAAACACTAACGGTAAGATCCAAGAGTTTGTTAGAGCTATGACTCGACAAGGAGGAAAAAAATACGCTCCTTCTCTAGAGAAACCTCTATATGTTTATGCTCTACCGGTTTCTCCAAATTACGAACCTCGAGTTACTAGAGAAGCTAGAACTGCAGCAAAAGGAGAGACGTTATCTACTGATTTCTTAAGGGTGTTTGCATCAAAATTTGCAAAGTTAGTATCACGTGCAAATCCAAACATTCAAGAAAAACTTATAAATCAAATAGATGACATGACCTCTTCATATGGATCGAAGATTGAATTTGGTGAGGTCGCATCAGCATTAGGATCAAACCCAGGTAGTACTCAAACTTGGTTATATACAAAGTTTAGAGATTTTAGAAAAGAACTTTTTGAAGAGGGCCGAGGCCGAACTCAAGGAGCACCTAGTGCATATACCAAGACTTCAGGATTTGAATTAGAAAAAGAATCAACTGAAGCAAACTCGATTGGGGTACCGACATATGGTACTAGATATCAGGTGACCAAGAAAAAATTTAGTCCAGACGAAGAGTCAGTGGATGCTGAGACTGGTTACAGAGAGGCTCAGCCTGAAAAATACAAGAGAGAGTTACCAATAGCTGGTGAATACGCTTCTATTCCGAGTATTATTGCTGCTCACACACTAGACGGAGCGATCGATAAGTTCGCAGCATTCCTAGTGACTGGAAAGATTAAGACTCCAGAAATAAGCATTGCTGGAGCCCTAGGCATCACTATGGATGATACGGATGATGAGTTCAAAAGGACATCATCGGCTAAAGGAAAAGCTTCAGGAAACTGGTTATTTTAATCATGAAACATATTCTTAACTTACAAAATTGGCGTAAACTTAATGAAGGAGTTGAGTCTACTGAGAGCATGACTGCTGCTGATATCACGGTAGATGAGCTTAAAAAAGCTAGTTCTGTCGTAAGTGGATTGGTACAGAGAGGATTTGCTAAAAATGAAGCAATTGCATTGGCCGGAAACATGTCAGTAGAATCTAGATTTAAGACTGATGCGACTGATGGTCGGGCAGTTGGACTATGTCAATGGCAAGGAGATCGACTAAAGGCTCTAAAAGCATATGCCAAATCTAAAGGTTTAGATCATACCTCAATGTCAATACAATTAGACTTTATTAAGTATGAGATGAAAGATTACTACTTGCCGTATGTTCAGGGAGTTCCGAAAGATCTAGTATACATTAATTCTGGGACAACATCTGCTCCGAAATATATTAAGACTAGAAAGGAACTTACTAAGACTAGTGCTGAATCTAGAAATTTTGAAAATGGAATAAAAGGAAAGACTACTGTATCTGATTTAACTGGATCATTGTGTGATAAAGTATTTAGACCAACTGCTTCCCTTTCTCATCGAGACAGAAGAATCGCAAATGCTTTGAAGATAAGTAAGACAGTCGGCTAGTCAACGTCTTCGATAAAGATTCCGTTTTGAGCTCTATAATCAAGTTCAGCAGAATACATCTTATTTGAAAAGCTGTCTCCCATGTTTCTCTCGGCATTGTATGTGATACATGCTTTTAACCAGGCATCACTCATCTTAGACATCGGTACCCAAGTCAACGGCTGACGTCCATCTTTACCTCGACCTCCTCTGTGAAAATGCTCACGAATCACCTCAAACGGAGCGTCCTCATATACAGTAAGCTCAGTGTAGGCTAATGGATCCTTCCATGTTTTACCAATCAGTCCTAATAAGAACTTCTTTACTTTTATCATGGGTGACAGTTCAGTTGAGTGAACGTTTCTTCTTAAATACTCGTGACCGCCATCAACCATGTATTCAAGACCGTTCTTGTCAACATATGTCACGTAATCGTGACGATGCATTGATTTAAGTATTGTGCCGTCTGGCGTCATGATTCTATTCAAGATTATTCTAGGGTCTTCCATTTTAATTTATTTTTATTTTATATCTTATCTCAACATCCTGCTTAGTACCTATCTCCACCTTACCTAGTGAAAACTCATAAGCATCTTCATGTAACACCATGTACATGTCTTTAAATCCTGTCTTGATCACGTGGATCAATTCGGGTTCATCGACTAACTGAAAGCACTGAGCTGTGCTCTTGATCTCTTTCCAATCCATCATTTTTCTATTATAGTTGCATGTAAAACATATTCTGAATTCTTGGTCTTAAAGTGCACTTTGCGATGACCTTTAGTCTTCTTGTCCTCCAAGATCTCAACGATCTCAGTGGTCATCCATCGATAACTTGAAACAGATTCCTCCATAGCTTTGATCGTGTGTGGATCTAAGCACAAGCTAAATCCTACTTGCGGGTCCTGATGAACCGCCTTGCCGAAGCCTTCTTCAGTCCATTCGATCCATACTATCTTATTACCAACATTGCTTCGCCCATCGCCTATCCTCTTAAGGAATATTGGATAGTTACAAATATCACACTTATTACAGACAGTATCGTGTAACTTTTGGCGATGTTCTGTTACCTTTTCACAAGACGTACAGTATATTTTCATAGTTATCAGTTATTAATGTGATCCTCGCTTTGCCCGAAAAAGAGCTTGCGATTAACAAGCTCTCGTCGGTATATTGGCGACTGTCAAGGCAGTCGGAGGTTGCTTAGTTATTATACTATTATTCTCTAAAAGATAAAATCTTTTTTGTATATTCTATCAAGTCTGACCAGATTCCTCTGAACGTGACTGCTCGAACCTTTCGATTATCGATCCAAATATATTCTTCCCCGTCCTTGATCCTGGGCTTGTCCATTACTAGCGAATGATATTGAAAACCTTCACGACGAAGCCATAATTCAGTAACTGCACGATCCTTAGACTCTCGAGCAGTAAAGAAGTGAACTTGTGCGCCAGCTTCATACCAAGCATTGCATCTTTCAAGAGCACCTTCAATAGGGTTAGCTAAAAAATATAGGTGAGAGTCCTCGTTCTTGATATCTTCGCATATCGTACCATCGATATCAATTAGCAGTATGTACTTCTTCATTAGTTAAGTGTATTGGGCTTTTGCAGTCACCTTTATGGGATCCCCAGCGATTACCTCCAATTCCTACTACTATATACTCACAGCCGTCTAGTGTATAGATCTCATATTGTCGAGTATAGTCGTGAGAAGATTTTTCTAGGGTCTTAATAGGCAGGCGTCGGTGAGCATCTTTTTCTTTTTTAGAATCACATGAATGGACTCCAAAAAGGACTGCACTAAATATGATTATCCTCTTCATACTGGTCTTATACAATCAGTTAGAACTAAGGTTTTTATAAAAGTCCTTGCCTGAGCCCTCAATATAGTGTACTGCCATTCCAGTAGGAGTATGTAGCTCAATAAACATTGGCTTGCCAGTATAGGTACAAAACTCAGTAATGTTGTCAAGATTAGTAAGTTCAATCAAGAAGTTTCGGTTTTCTCCGAGTATCTTGATTGAGGCATCAGTAAGATCAAGCTCGTCCGATATCGTGATCTTAATGCAGCCGATGTCAGTGACAATCGCCTTAAAATCATTGAGTTCGGGTTTGGTGTGTTTTTCCACTCTAAGGTAGATTTTTTATTATTTATGCTAAATATACTCTAAAAGTAAAGAGTATTAAAAGATAAATAACTAAAAATAACTAAATAGTATGTCGTTTATCAATTGGGGTCATGAAAGCCCAGAACAGAAGAAGATACGCAGGAGGTTTGAGGAAGAACAGGCGATCTTTGAACAGAGAGCCGCTGCTGTTTCTGCGGCCGCTGCAGCTGCCGCTGGAAGTTCAATTAAACCTGGAATAAGCGTGCCAGCATACTGTGGAGGAGAAAAAATAGTACTTGACTTTGTAGCTATTGATTTTGATCTCTTAACAAGTAAAAAGTTTAAATTAACTGATTCTGACCTTGATAACTATGATAACTTACAAGAGGACTTAGATACTCAGTTTAGGGCGGACCGTAATCAATACCTTAAGCGGCAGAATGCAAATAGATTCTTCCAAGAGGTAGGGCGAGTAAGCTCGATCCAGCCAGAACTCCCATTGCCTACTCCAACTATCTATCATAAAGGTTTGACAATGACTTCTCCTTTTACTCGACGTCTTCCGGTGACAGAGTATCCGGAATGGACCGAACTCAAAGGGGATCCTGAATCAAGCGCTTCTCAAAAGATGCCCAACGTAGAGTACATAAATTACCTAGAAGAGGTTGAACTGATCTTGGATCTGCCTTCTAGTGGATCACCGGGTGATGCGGTTTGGTGTATCGAAGATTCGACTTTTTATGCATGGGATCAGGGGGCTGGAGAGTTTTCAGCAGAGTTTCATGAGCTGTGGCTCGAGCCGATTCGTCAGGCACAAAACTCTACTCGTGACTCGGCAGCGAAAAGCAAATTTGAGTTGATTCTCGCGTCTCGACCTTTCATGGCTGCCGCCAAGTATCTATTGGATTATAAACTAAAAAATAAATTTTAAACTTATGTTATTTGACATGCAAGACTACGTTAACTCGGGAATTATCGGACCTAATCAGACTCCAATGACTTCTCAAGATTGGGAGGACATGATGGTCACAGCCGAAGCGACTCTAGGCGCATTCAATAAGTCAGTTTTTGGTTATATTACGTACGCAAATATCGCTAGCTCTCCTTGTAGTGACCAACTAGCTGAATTATTGCAGCAACGACTTGACACATACAATGAATATTACGCACAGTTACAAAGTTTTAAGCAAGCGCTGATGGACGACACTGCAACAAAGGATCAGTACAAAGCCTATTCTACTGCCTTTGATACTTATGTAGAATCAGTAAGATCGATCGTTGCCATTCTAGATGGAGACAAGTTTAAGATCACTAACTAGACAGACTGACCTGAGCCAGTTTAGAAGTCTCATACGATCAGTTAGACCAGATATCTCAGAAAGCGTCTTAATTAGCCTTGAAAAAATCATTGACTCGTCAGACTGTAAGAACATTAGGTTTGAGAAGATGTCTAGTCGTGCGGCAGGAATCTCCAAGACTGATGAATGTGTGATCAGCACCAACGTATTGACTCTACCTATAGAGTATCTAGTCTACATCATCCTACATGAAGTATCACACCAACATCAGTATCATAAGTACGGAAAGGATTATGTGCTAGATGTATACGATGGGACCCTATCACTAGACGAGGCTACTCTTAAGCTTTTACGTGTTGAACAGATCGCAGATAGATTAGCTATCTGGAGAATGAGAGGAATGGGACTAAATAGAGTAAAACCTCGATATTTGGGATTGACTGATACTAATCAGATTAAGAATCATCTAAGTAAAATTAGAAAAGATGTTATGATGATGGGTCTCACATCTATAGAAGAGATAAACGATCACATTCATCGATCAATCAACAGAGAAACTTAGATTTTTTTACTAAATTTAGATAAATAACTAAAAAGAAAAAGATTATGTCAAATATTTTAAATTTTAAGAATTGGCTTAATGAGTCTAGGCTGATTAATGAAGCAACTGACGATGCTACTACTGAGATCAATGGATGGTTTAGAAAAGTAGTAAAAGATGAATATGGAGGATTAGATATTTATCCAACATTAGCTTTCTGTTCATATGTGTCTGACGGACAAGCAAAAATTAACGCAGGATACTATGCTAATTGGATAAAGGCTGGAGCCACTGAAAAAGCAGCAGAACCATATGATATCTTAGCTATTTTTAGATCAGCTATCCGAATTTCAAATATTCCAAAATTACAAACTAAAGATGCTAACTCACTGCACGCAGCGATTCAAGGACAAATAGACAAAAAAATAAGTGATATAATTAATTATGCACCAATGGGGACAGGCATGCCACTGGGAAAAGATGCACAAGCAATAAAATTATTATCTGGTAAAAAATCTACATATCCATATTACAATTACAAATTGAAAAAGCAGGTACAGGGAGGAGTTCCATGCACTGATGCTACATATACTGGGCCTGGAAAAGGAACTTTATATCAATTAGCATTAGAAGTAGCAGCTCCTTATTTTTAATTAAATCTTAAATCAAATAAAAAAGCCCTAATTTCTCAGGGCTTTTTTTGCATTATAAATATTTAATTATTTTGAATAATTAATAGCATAAATACTATGAATAAAATTAGGTTCAATCTTCGTTTCAATATTAAAAAAGATGATCTTATTAGATTCTGGGTAAATATTACAGAAATTCCAGAAATCTCCATCACCTAATGTCAATTTAATCATATCATCTACTCTTTCGATATTCGATATTTTTACATCCTTAATAAAATTAAACTTATTATCTGAAAAGTGAAATTCATTTACTTGTAAATTATTTTTATCAAGATCAAAGACTAAGTTAACATCCCAAGGAATAATTGCAGGCTCAGATAATTCAGAAGGTTCAACTAATGATGAAGATTTAATATCAGCAGGTTCGTCAAATTGGACTTGGTAAAATAAATCTGACTTGATTTCGATCTTTTGTGCATTACCAAAAGTTCCGATCAATAATGCTAAAGCTAAAACTAATTTTTTCATGACTCTTTATTTTAATTGGTTATATAGCTATTATACTTAAAAAAAAAGTAGTTTTAAAAGATAAATAACTAAAAATAAAAGACTATGTCAAATATTTTAAATTTTAAGAATTGGCTCCGAGTTAATGAGGATACTACTACTACAACAAATACTAAACCGGGAAATGAAGCTCCAAATTATTGGTTTTCTAAATTAGAAAAAATAGTTAGTTCTAGTGAAATTTGTTTTAAATTTAGTTATGCTGAAAAAGATAAAGTATATAATAGCTTAGAAATGTCCACTGGTCAAGCAAATAGAGAAAGGCAACTATTAGAGATTGCAATACCTTTGAAAGGAGTTGATAACTACTATACATTAAATAGATATTTACTTGATGGAACATGTGGATATCCTAGGACTGACTTTGATACGACGAAAACTACTGAACAATTAATGAATCCTGTGACCTTTGGGATCAGAAATGGAGCAGGTCCATTAGCTAAAAAGACACCGGCTCAAGTAATAGATCATCTCTCAAAAATACCAGCTTATGGAAAAACTCAGAGTGGAAAGCCTTGGGGAACACAATATGGAGATGCAAAATACGTATGGAACTTAATGTTATATATGATGGTTAAAGCAGGTCTAGGTAAGTCTCCAAGCGAAGCATAATTAATTTTTAATAGAATTTTTTAACATCATAACGAGTAATATAAGTTCCTTCTAATTTATTATCAATGATATTATAAAAGATGATCTTTTTAGATTTTTTAAATATTCTACAGTATTTATAGAAAGGAAAATCATATGCGATTTCCAAATCAATGTAATTTTTATTTTTAGTAACGTTAGCTATATTACCATGAAACGATGAGTTTATTAATAGAACACTATTATTAAGATCAAAACAAATACTCACATTAATCATGTCTAGAGTAGAATCCTCAAAACTAATATCAATCGGCATTAGCTTTTTTTCGATTTGATCCTTATCTAAACTTAATGATATTAAATTAGAGTATTGATTATTTGCTACAATCTCTTGACAATTACTAAAAGTCCCGATTAATAACGCGAATGCAAAAACTAATTTTTTCATGACTCTTTATTTTAATTGGTTATATAGCTATAATACTAAAAAAAGAGTAGCTTTAAAACAGTCTCTATTCTTCTTCCATTTTTAATTTTTGATTACCGTCCGCGTCACAGTGTGGTGGAGGGTACCCATGTTTGCTAATCGTTCTGTGTCTCCAAAATGAGGCCCAGTTCTTGATAATAATGTTGGCGACTGCTGAGACTAAGATCAAGACTCCGATAAAGTGCCAAAATGATCTAAACGTAAATTCTAAAAATGTCATCATGTTAAGTTGTTTTATTTTTATTTCTTTCCTCTTTCTTCTGTTGATGGTGGGCATCACATAGGGTAAAATACCAGCCTAAATCCTTTCGTAGTTCTCCAGGCTCTCCGCAATCCTCACAGATAGTGTAACTTTCATGTTCAGCCTCAATAATCCTTTTATGAACCTCATCTGAACCTGTATTGATATAGAATCTAAGACCGCCGAACTTTTCCTTGACCTGAATGATCTGCTTATCCCAGCCAAGTTCAATTAGGTCCTCGATAAGCCTTTGAATTAAGGGATACCATCCCTCATTACAGTCAAAACTGCAAGAGTCCTTTATTTGAGGTCGATCTGGTCGCCAGCCGTTCTCAAGACCGCCAATCGATTCTAAATAAGCATCTAATTTTTCCTTAGGTGATTCCATTGAGTACCTTTTTTAGTTATTATACTCAATAATCTGATTAGGTTAAATAAATTTTACGTGCTTCTTTTCAACTAGTGACTCTAGGTCATAGTCTTCCATCTCTGAAACTATTGAACTGACTCCAAAGTCTTCTTCAAAATCGGTAGTTGCTGAGCCGACTAATTGAATGCTAGTGATTTGAGTCTCAATTGATGTGATCTCAATATCCTCGTCTGGTGGACTGTCGTATGAGCCTGAATAATACTTTCGAGTAAATTCAATCGCTGACGTAAAGTAGATTGCGATTTCAAATCGGCGAAGCTCTTTTTCTTTAAGTTGTTCATCTAGTTCAGGTCGACCGACATGGACACATTCAAAGGTTGCGTCCCACTCTACCTCTTCAGTATCGTAACTTTCACCATTGATTGCATCCATTAGCGAGTCATTAGGTATTTTCCAATCAAGTAGGATAACGTTAGATCCATCTTTAAATATAGCATCCAAGGCATCCTGAACTACTGTGTTCTCAATTGGCTGGTTTAGATCAGCTGATTCAAATAGGTAATCGTCTCCAAATATGTCCTTTTCAACTGAATTGAGAGCATCTGATATGTTAGTGTGTTTTAGAGTCTTCCAGTGGAATGGAGTCTTATTGTTGTTACGAACAATACTCAGTTTTCCAGGAGACTTGGAATTGATTGCAGCCTTTAAGGAGTCTTCGTCCTTCCAATTGATCCTTACTCCTTTTAGCTTCTTATCGTCCTTGCGAATTCGATAAAAAGTGTCAGATAGAAACATCATCATTGCCCCAGGTCTGACTTCAGCACAACTGTTGACGTGAGCAGCATAGAGCATCTGCTCTCGACCCTTACCCTTAGGCTTACCCTTGATCAGGACTATTCCATTCTGTTTAACTGATTCGTTGATTGACCCAAAAGGTCTAATGTATTCCTTCATATAAATATTTATCTCAGCTCTAATACTAATTTTAAAACCTATTTTAAGATAAATAAACTAAATTGTCTAAAATTACATTGAAACATAAAGCGAATACTTTTAATCGGTGGATTAACGAAAAAGTTCAATATAATCGAGACCTTTGTCCTAAGTTTTGGGAAGAAGGTAAAATGGACCAGGCGATACGAGCAAAATTACTTGCAATTGCAGAAGATTTTTGGTCTTCATTAAAATTGGAGGTTCCGATCATGGATATTCAATTGACAGGTTCACTTGCTAATTTTAATTGGAACTCAGGATCAGACTTAGACGTACACATAATAATTGACTTTTCCCAGATCGATGAAAACCTAGAGCTCGTTAGAAAAGCATTAGATGGCCAACGATTTATGTGGAACATGCGTCATCCTGTAATTCTTAGAGGACATGACGTTGAATGTTATGTGCAACATAAGGATGAACAACACGTCGCGTCAGGCCTCTTCTCTATCCTTAGGGACAAGTGGATAATCGTTCCTTCGTGGAATGAGCCCAACATTGATCAAAGGGATATCGATGAAAAGATTAGGGTCATTAAGTCTGAAGTTAAGATGATAAAGAAAAAATCAAAGTTTACTGAGGGCGAATCGGCTGAAGTATTATATGACTATTTAGAGAGATTTAAAAGAAAGATAATGAGCGACCGTCGAGAGGGATTGGCCAAGGGAGGAGAATTTGCAGTAGAAAACCTAGTCTTTAAAGAGCTACGCCGTGACGGAACGATTGAAGAAATAATTGAATTGCTTTCAGAAATATATTCTAAGATCTATTCTGAATGATAAATAATAAAAAATAAAAAGCGATCATGCATAAGTATTTTAATTTTACAAAAATATTCGAAGCCGAGCAAATGGGCATGCCCCTTAGCCCAGAAGAAATGGGAACACCGGAAGCACCAATTGGATCTGTGCCTGATGAAAAGATCGAAGACTTTGCTCTATTAGCAAAAGAAAACCTTCTAGAGATCACAGTTACTAAAGACGACTTTGATAAGTTAAAGATGGGACAGTCTGTCCAAAAAACGGATGCTCAGTGGAAGAACAAAGAGAATGAGACTGAGATAAAAGGAGTCAAGTTAGTAATCATAAATACTAAGAACGATACTTCTAAGAATGAACCAGACTCGTTAGTTTTCAATCTAGACGATACTTCTACTACTGACATTATAGAAGGAATCAAGCTAGGAAACGTCACACAGGTTCTAAAGGGATTTGGACAGGACGGGACTGAGATTCCAGACATAACCGTTAGGTTTATCAAATCAGTAGATATAGACACTTCACCTGACTTGGACACGGTTCCTGCAACACCTGAACAAGTGGAAAGCGGTGCGGTTTTACCAGAACCAGTCGAGGATGATATGCCTAACGAATCTAGAGGAATCATGAGTTTTAATCAATTTGTGAATGAGGGTAAGAAAAACCTAAAAGATGTATTGGATAAGAAGGGCAAGAAAAAAGAGGACTTAGACAAAACAAAAAAGGCAAAATCTGGTAAAAAATTCCCAGACATGAGCGGAGACGGTAAAGTCACTAAAAAAGACATCCTAATTGCTAAGGGAGTAATTAAAAAATAAATTAGATATGCGAATCAATGAATGTTCTTGTGGATGCGGAGGAAGCTCAGATAGCTGCAATATGAATAATAAAAAGGAATTAAATTACATGTTCTTTGGAAACCTAGAGTCGATCAAGAGAATGATTGATGAAATGGTACAAATGGATGCCCATGAAGTAGATGAGATCTTAAATGATGGACACGAATGGGCAGTAGATCATATAGCTTCTTCACTAGATGACGTACAGGAAGTATATAGTTTCATAAAGAATCGTGTATCTGTTCCACTAAAAAGAGAACGTGATGTATTTTCAGAAGATGAGATATTTGTCAAGACTTTTGAAAGCTATGTAAATGAGGTATCGACTAAAAAATGGAGAGAGATTGAATCTGATGTTCGAGGAAGAGGATTAGGTGCATTTGCAGACAGAGTAGCGACTCACAGTAAGCAGCACGGAACGAGTCCTATTACTGAGATCAAGATGGTTTGTCGAAAATCTAAGGAAGAAGAAGTAAATCTTTCAGTAACTGGATTGGAAATTAAAAGCAGTTCAGAAAGTTCACCGCATTCAATTGTTAGTACTAGAAAAGACTTTAAAATGGTCGGTCGAGATTCTGATTGGGGATCAGTTTCAATTTATGCTTCTATCTATGGTGACGGTTCAATTGAAATGTACGAAAGCGGAAGAATACCTGTTCTTGTTGCTGATCGAAAAAACGCAAAAGATCTTATTGAGTTTCTAATATACGAGGGAATCATAGAAGACCCAAATAGTTTAGACTGGCGAAAGTTTACCATTGGATATACTTCATTTGAAGAAGCATATCGATAATAAAAGATTTAAAAGCCGAGTTTAACTCGGCTTTTTTATTTTATAGTAAATCAAACTTTGTTCCAAGTCTTTGCTCAAGCTCCTCAAGTGTGTACTTGTTTATAGCTAAATTCATAAGAGTTAGTTTTTCCTCTCTGATAAAGGATCCATCTAAGCCATTGTCTATTGAGTTGGGTTCAGATATCGAAACTTCTTCACGAATCTCATCAAGTTCGGATTTAGTAGCATAGTCTGTGATATAGTCCATCACATCTTCAAATTCGATATCGACTCCAACCTCTTTATAAACTGTCAGTGATCTTCCCATCCCCTAGCTTTTAAATATTTGAGTTAATCGATCGAGTCCTGAAGAAGCAGTGTCTGAGAATCTTTGAAACTTTATCTTATATACATGAAACTCTTTTCCAGGAATCTTGATTCGCAATCGATCAAAAATATCTCTAAACTCTTCAGTGTGAGATTTTACATACTGCCAAAAGATTCGTTCGTTCATTGGTGAAGTAAATTCCCAACGTGCATCGAAATATGTGCCGAGCTCGATAGTGGTCTCAGTCTCAAGATCTTCTAGGGATACCCTAACCGCTCTTCGATAAGTACAATTATGATTGGGAATTCGCTTGAAATTAAGCAGTCGCCCATCAGGTAGCTCAATCGAATCCTCATAATAGATATCGATTAGTTTTTCCATTTCATCTGTCATATTTATGGTGTGTTATTGATTACGTTTCCAATATAGTTCACCGTCTACATATATCTCCAAAACTTTGGAGTTTAAAGTAAGACGGCTACAATAGCCCTTAACATACTTGACCTTATCATAGATCAGTTTCTTACCGTTGTTCATCACCGCCATTACCTCAGATCCTCCAGGAGTAAGGCTAAGATCGTGTAATCGGTGTTCATCTTTTACTCTAATTGACATAATTCTAATATTTTTTTAAAACCATTCATCTAAACTGGGGAACAGCTTAAGATAAATAACTAAAATAATTATACACAATGCCAGGTAGAGTTTTAAATTTTTTAGAATTTTCTGATAAATATTCTAACGCAAGCAGCGAACCGACTAGCATAGACGACTTAACAGGAGCAGCCGCAAATTTCGAAGAAGGCTTCGATGACGAAACATATGACCAACCACAAATAGGACCGAACAGACCTGTTTCTGGAAGCTATGAAGCAACTCCGTCTAAACCTGGAGAAGAAGGATCTCCTGCATTCTCAGCAAGCAACACTGAAGAGATGAATGCTCCAAAAGAGGAGGAAGAAGATGAGACTGAGGAATCAGAAGAATCTGAAGAAGAAGAATCTGAAGAATCTGAAGAAGTAGAGGAAGGAAATCCTGAAGCTGGTGCAAATCCTAAAAAGAAAGTTGAAGAAGGATTTTCTTTATTAAAAGGATTTTCAAAGTTTATAAATGAAGAATATGAAGATCATGGTGACTATCCAAGTCTTTTTGATGAATATGCTGAGGAAGAAGAAGAAGAAGAGGAATACTACGATGAAGAAGAAGATGATGATGCTTGTCCGACATGTGGAGAAGCTCCAATCTCAAACGAGTACGGATACTCTTGTGGATGCAACATGTAAAAAATCTTTAAGTTTTAGAAATGGAACAGTTTACCCCAATCGTCATTGCTTTCATAACTGGAGTATTAGGCCCGGTCTTGATTATACTAATTAAAAATCGACTAGATAAAATAGCTAAACCGGACATGTTAACTGATGCTCTTAAGACTGGTGAACTAGTTACTGCACGTATTGATCACATAAGAGAAGATTTTAAAGCTGATCGAGTATGGATCTCTCAGTTCCATAACGGAGGGCACTTTTATCCAACTGGCAAGTCAATCGCTAAATTTAGCGTGATTTATGAAACTGTTTCTGCAAATACACAATCAATTCAAAGCAATTTTCAAAACATTCCAGTAAATCTATTTACTAAATCAATGAATAGGTTATTAGAGGAAGATACGATTGAGATACCTGACTATAAAGATGAGACTATTCCTACATATGGCCTTAAGTATATTGCAGAAGAGTCTAATTGTAAATCTAGTTATCTTTTTTCGATAAAAACAATAGATGATAAATTTATAGGAGTCTTAGGCGTAGACTTTACTAAAAGAAAGACTAGACTTGATCAAGAAGATATTAATCACCTAATCGTTCACTCTTCCTCTTTGGGCGGAGCCTTAATGAGCACACACTAAGATATGAAGAGACTCGTAGAAAACTTTAGAGAGTTTCTAGATCTAGCTAAGATCAATCAAGGACCGGATGGATGGACAATCTATGGAGCCAATCCCAAAAAGAAAAAGCGAAAGCTTAAAACTCGTCGTCCTCATCGTCTAGGTCGAATTGATCTTGAAAAGAGAGACGAGGATTTATCGGAGAATACTCCCAATTAAGTAGAACATCATCTAGTTCTTCATCGATAGAGATTAGAGTTTGAAAATAGGAAGAATCATCTGACCCTTTTCCAATAATAATATTTTCTCTAATCATATCTATTTTCTTAATAATAGAATCAGTTAGTTCCTTTTTTAGAGCAGCCGATGCTGCCATAACATCTTTTTCTTTCATGGTTTATTATATCTCAAAACGGTAGATAAGTTTTAGAATAAATAACATTATAAAATAAACCTTTGAAATATGCGAATTAAGAGACTTTATGAGGCTGATGATATTCAACAGATGCCTATGAACGGACAAGCACCAGCTGCAATGCCTCAAGCTGCACCACAAATGCCAGACATGGCTCCACCAACTCCAGTACAATCACCGGCGGAGATGATGCCAGATTTTAGCTTTGAGGAAGAGCCACATGGAAAAAAAGAAGACCCGCAAGAGGCTTTACCTCAGCCTGATGTGATGAACTTGACTATTCAAGAACTAATGGATCGTTGCCAAAGCATCAATCCTTTGGTATGCATGGGATTGGAGCAATTTATCAACTCAAATAAGGATGCAATCATGAGCCAAACTACAGGAGATTCTCCTGAAGAGGATGTATTAGATACTGAGACTGATCTTAACTTTTCAAAACAAATGGAACCACAAGCTCCTGAATTTTCACTAGATCAGCCGGCTGCAGAGTTAGACTTTCCACAAGAATAATCAGTGAAGATAGAATCGATTAAGATAATCGATGGTAAGAATCGATGGAGTGAGTCTAGGAAAAAGTTAGTTCATATAGTATTGGATTTAGGCAAATATGAAGAATTGCCTTCAAATAAAATACCTGGATTCTATGAAAGACTTAAGAAATACATTCCGACTCTACAGAAACATCGATGCTCAGTAGGAAGAGCTGGAGGATTCTTTAAAAGGGTAAAAGAGGGTACATGGATGGGTCATATTATTGAACACATAGCCCTAGAACTTCAGACTCTTGCTGAAATGGAAACTGGATGGGGTAGAACAAGAGGAGTAAAAGGAAAGATTGGGATATACAATGTTGTTTTTGAATATGTGGATGCAGACTGCGGAAAGACTGCGGCAAATGAAGCGATTCGGGTGGTTAAGGAAATAATCGCTGATCGTGATCCAAAGATAGATGGAATAGTCTCAAAATTAAAAAAGATGAAGAAAAAAAGATTAGACGAAGGTTTTGGTGCTATTTCAATGGAACCAGATACGGCAAAACGAATACTTGAACCTGATACCTCACGTGCAAGCGCTATGATGTTTTATTCGGGATCATCTGGGACCGTTCCAACTCACTGGAATAATTCTCCGTTCCTTGCGGGAAGAAGTGGGGGCAGCGCATTCGGATCTAATCCTAGAGCAGACAAAAAGACTAGAGTAATGTCATACCAAGAATTTGTGGAGGCTCATAAGAAGTTTACGAATAAATAATAAAAAAGAGAGAATTAAATGGCTTACGTAAAGAGTTTTAAGAGCTTTCAAAATGCTGAAGAAAAGGCATCCAAAGAGGTCGAAGCTGGTGCAAATCCTCAAATGATTAAGGAGGAGGACGTAATGCTGACCGACCCTACATTAAAGGACTTAAGCGCAAAGATATTACAATACAAGACTCAAATAAACCTTTGGGAAAAAGCAATCGAGGAACGTAAAAAAGTATTGGGCGATACTCTTGCCAAAAACGCAGCAGCCGCTCAAAACGCAGCTGCAAACCAGCCACAGGCACCAACTCCAACACCAGCACCCACTGCATAATGGAAAGAAAGATAAAAACATATCATCAATACATAAATGAATCGACTAAAGAAGTTGTATACCCAACTAATTTTAAAGGCATGGTACAGGGCGCACTTGGTGGACTATATACTTCGATTATGGCTATAGCTAGGGAGCTAGCAAATGAGAAGGCTGCCCGAAATCCAAGCAGATATGATGGTAATGTTCAGGAAGTTGACATCACCAGAGCAATGAACATGATCTTTCATAGTGATTGGAAAAAGAAGATGAAATCACAAGCGTTGGATCAAGTAATGAAGAGTTCAATGGAAAGAGCCGGCAAGCAGGACACAGTAATAGCGAAAAAGAACCAACGAGCTATGGGTAGAATGATGGGGGACAAAGAATTTAACTTGAATGTTGATAAATCGAGCGTTAGATTTAGTGACGAAAAAGGAAATGGTACTGGTAAAAATCAATAATATAAGATGACGGAACTACAGTTAATCACCGATATAAATGATGAGATCACCTTCTCGGGTGCTTTACCTTACGGTCTTCCAGAAAAGGAAATCAAACGTATCATTGAAAACGATTCAAGATACTTTTGGGATAACTGGAGACATGCTGTTGAGAGCAGATATCTGCTTCTACCTTTAGAGCTATTTCAAAATGCTACGTTTAAGAAGTTTAGACAAATCCAATTACCTGACTGTGTACAGTTCGTTGTCGATTTTAAGGAGGCAAAGGGAGGATCCATCTTTGGGACAATTGATAGAGACTTTGCCGAACAGAAATTTATAGGTTCGGAGCTATTTTTAACTCCCTTCATTGGGGAGAGCATCATGTATAGGACAGTAATGTTCTCGTTTCTAGACATAACTAAAGCAATGGTTCTAGATACGATTGCGTATGATTATAATAAGAACAGTAAACTTTTAGGTGTGGTAGGTAGAACTCCTAAAACAAATGCAGTAATTAAAGTATTTAAAAAACTGGACCAGGACAAGTTATTTGAAGACGAGATGTTTCAACGATATGTTCGTGCTCATGCAAAGGTAAGACTTGCACATATGCTCCAGTCATTTGACTACACTTTACCTGGAGGAGTCAAGGTAAATTATCAAAATATCGTTACCGTTGCTGAAAAAGAAATGGAAGACGTTAAGGCGATGATGAAGGGCGAAAATACGCCCGATTGGTTTTATCTTACTAGACAATAATTATTTAATATGGCAAGCCTTAGAGACTTTTATACCCGAACTGATGAGGATCCTAAATACTTAGGCGATCGTTTAGAGATTAGTGATGAATTAGAGTCTGCGATACAGCAAGTAAAGATGACTCTATTTACCCGAAAGGGAGAGGTTCTAGGAGAACCCGACTTTGGAATAGAATTAGATAATTATCTTTTTGAATATTCGATCGATCCTAGTCGATTGGGTAAAGATGCAACTGGTCAAATCAATAAGTATGTAGCAGAAGCACGAAAAAGAAAGATAACTGTTTCTCCTTCACTATATCCGGATGACAAGGCCAATCGTGACATTTTCGTACTTCTTATCGACATACCTGAGACAAAGAACTCCTTTGCTCTATTCTACGACTAATCTTCCAATAAATTAATCACAGATAGGATAGATCTTATATTTCTCTGTTCGTTTGAGTGGCTCTCAATTGAGATTCTGATAAGATCTAACTTGTGAGAATGTTCAGACTTCTCACTATATAAAGCAGATAGTGTTAAGTCATCCTTAGAATCAGTCAAGAAAGCAATTTTCCTAGCTTCATCATTAGAATAGATCTTTTTACCATTTTCATCCAATGCTGAATTGATCTCAGATTTAATTTCAGATTCTCTCTGAACGATCTTTTCTGAGATGAGTTGGATTCCATCATTAGTAACCAAAGCCTTAAGCTGTAGGTCTGAGATTTCAACAGGAAGGACAGTTAGCCTGTTGATTAAGTCATTTAATTTTTCTTTCATAAGTATAATTTTTAACTATTATACTTAATTAAATGGTTAGATTAAAGTTGACCTTCGCCAGAAGTCTCGCCTCCGTCTTTTACCTCACTACCTCCGCCTTCAGCGGCAGCTGCAGCTGGAGCAGCGGCTGCACCTCCTCCACCTGGAGCAGCACCACCTGGAGCAGCACCACCTGGAGGTGGCGGCATCTCTTCAGACTCTTCCGCATCCGGTTTCTGATCGAACCATGCAAGGTTTGACTTGATTTCGGAATCTGTCATTTTTAATTCTTCTCTGATCAAGTATTCGGTAGAGAAATATGGAGTACCGTCGTCTTTCATGACTCCTTTTTTGGCTTGGAACGAAGCTATTCGTTTGGCTTCTATCTCGTTCTTCTTCATTTCCTCAAACACGTTATCGTTGTAATACTTGATCCCAATAGCGTTATTAAACTTATAGTCTTCTGCAAGTTCTGGAAAGTCTAGACACATTTGCAAATACCAAGGTTTTACCATCATCTCTGAAAAAGCAGTTCGTAACCTATTAATAAATTTTTGATAACGAACTTCCTCCCTAGTGATACCCTCAGCGTTTAGAGTAAATGCACCCATTCCAGATTGGCCTTCCCATCTTGAATAAGGAATCTTGGAGTCCATCTTTAATTTTTTATAGAAATAGTTTAGGAGCTCTGATCCTGAAAGGTTTGGACCTGGCGTCTGTAGGGCTTCTATTTTTACCTGCTGATTCTGATCGTTTACTGGCAGGATGTAGTTTTTATAGAATAAGATATTTGGTTTACCATCAACATTAAGCTCTCCGGAATCTCCGTTAAAGTAGATGTCTTCCTTAAACATGTTTAGGAATTCACGAACATCTTCTTGACCCTTTTGAAAACTTTTACTTCCAATCGGTACAGTTGTTGTTAATCGAATTGGAGCATTCATAACATGCCAAATAACTTTACTATGTTCGATTATTCGAAGTAGGTTAAAGGATCTGATTAGACGCTCAACAAAACTTACTCGTTTTGTTCTAAAATGATTGGCATATGAAATATAGATTACTTGAGAGTCATTAAGAACCCTGGTTGAACCAGTCTGCTGGTCGTATTGTAACCATTGTAAAAATATCTTGCCCTTAGCATCTTTCTGTAACTGAGGAGCTATGCTGGCGGGATCCAATTCCTTAAATCCTATTATCTCTTTAGGTTTATCTAAGTTATCATAGATGATCTCAAAAGAAAGGTGGCCTTCGACTAAGAATTGGAAAGCATACTGCCAGGCTGATATTCCTTCTCCAAAGCTCCATGCATTATAGATACGTTCAAAGTTATCATGATACTTTTTAAGTACCTTTTCCTGAAAGTTTAGACGTTCCTCTTTGGTGTCTCCTCGATAGAGAATCTTTCCAGTAAGGTCCTTTGCATACACAAACCTTTGCTCTTCATCATATACGATCATGTCATCAACAATGGTCTCAAGAATAAACTCAATCTCACCATTTGCCGCAACGTCTCTTAGTCTCTCTCTTTTTACCACATAGTCTAACTGAAAAAATGCAATGGCTTTAGTTCTTAATTGTGATGTAGTATCTGAGATTGCCATCGAAAACTTAAGTAGCTCATCGTTTGCATTGAGTCTAGAAGTCCTAGACTGTAGCTGACCCTCAATAAAACCAATTGCCTGTGAGTTTCTAAGCAAAAGGTCCTCGTGTCGAGTACCAAACTTACTGAGGCTCGATAAGGTACCGTTTGTTTTTCTTCCTGATGTGTCTAAGAATCCACTCATATTATGTTAAAGTATTTGTTAAAAAGTCTTCGTAGACCTTTGTCAGATCAATTGGATCTGGATAGAGACCGTCCACTGTAAGCGTAGGGTTGACTAGCATACCAAATCGGTCCCAGTCAATCAGCTTTGCCTCTAGCACCTGATCCATATCATATTTATTTATTGCGTAATTTAGGTTGTTTACTCCAAGTATGGTGCTTAATGCAGTTGGAGTGATTAGGTAGAATCGTTGATCAATCAATCGACGCTCCTCAATAGGTCGTAAGTTTCCGTCCTTGTCAAAAAGGTTGTTTAGCCCATTGAGCTGTGAAAACTTCCAATATGCCTCAAGGATCTTTGCGCTGGCTCGAGGAGGCATGACTTTTAGATTTAAGATAAGAGCAGTCTCCTTCCAGTTATCATGAAAAAGAAGCAAACCGACTGGATTTAGATCTAGGTAGTTCTTACCTGTTAGTGCATGGACATATTCCTCATTTAATGAGGGAACCATTACCTGTGTCTTAAAGTAATAAAACCTACCTGGAATAACTTCGCCTCTTTTTTGAGGGATGCCGAAATCTTTAGCTACAACATTAAGAGGTAGTGTTCCGTTATTCTTAGGTATGTTATTAAAATCCTTCACCTAATATTTTACACCTTATTAAAGAGAAAGTTTTCTGTAATTATACCGAATCGCATATTATTCTGTTTAGCATAGACCCTAGCTGCTCTAAACTTTGCATCATTGATGATATATGCTTTAGCATGGCGAGCATAATTAAGAGTCGCTTTTTCAGTAAGTCTAGTTGGAGCCTCAGGTGGAGACAAGTATTTTTGAGGTTTGACTTCAATCAACCACTTAGTGATTTCACCTTCAGGTGATTTAGTGGCCATGTAACAGTCGACCCAATAAGTAGACTCCTGCTTTAGGATTGGATTCCAATATTTTATGGGCATGGGTTCTGACGCATACTCAACAACGGCTTCGGTGTTATCACAGTAACTTAAGAACTTAAGTTCCCAGCTCGAACGATAGATTATCTTAGTAATATCTCCACTGTATTTTTCAGGATTCATTGGAGTAAAATATCCCTGTTTGACCCTGCCTCGTTGAGGTTTAAGAAAATCATGTATATCCCGTTCTTTTGCCATATTGATTATTTATTCCAAAAAAAGACCTCACCCTTGAGTAAAAGGTGAGGTCACTAAATCCAATGGGTTAAGATTAAATTACCCTAAGTATTTTTCAATAAGTCCATCTGCATCATCTGGGCCAAGTTTTCCCTTTTCAACAAGCTTAACTAGCAGTGCAGCAATTACAAGTTTTTCAGGCATGTCATCATCCATTACCTCAATTTCTCCATTTTCAGCAGCTTCTGCAAGATCCCCATAAGCATCCTCAGCAGCCTCTTCAACGTCTTCCTCAGACCCTACTAATTCTATTAGTTCATCAAGTAAGGATTCGTCAATTTCAAATGGCATTTCTGGCTCCTCCATCTCGTTTACTCGATACTCTCTTAAATTCATGATTCTTCTCATGATTATTAATTTTTTTATTATTTATTTAGACGTAGAGCAAATCTAGCGGAGATTCTGAAAAGTATTGCAGAACAAACTCATTAAAGGAATCAAAGGTAAGGGATGAATCGTGTTTTGACATAAACGAATAAAGGTCATTGACGTCTTTGATTAATCGAACATTTCGATAGTCCACATTGTATTTTTTACGAAGATCAGCCATTACCTTATTCCATAGGAACACTCGATAGCCTTTCTTAATTAGATCAATTGACTGGTTCTTACCTGCCATATCACTATCGAATAGGATTAAGGTATTTGATTTGCTTAATAGGTTTTCTAACAAGAGTTTGCTTTTAGAAATACCAGTAGTTGCAATAGAATTATTTAGGAACATTGAATCTATTTGACCTTCAGTCACTAGAATAGGTTTTGAAAAGTCAACATTCAATACATTAAAATAATTATTGATCGAGTCAATATCAGCAATAATGTCATCTTCGACATTTCGAACAAGTCCGTTCTTTTTTAACTCAGAATAGTTTTTAATTAGATATTTTGGTCCACTGATTCCTTCTCCAATTCGACGTATTGCAAAGCCTAGGATCTTACCAGTTCGTTGGTCTAGATTAAAAAGATAGATTTTATCCTCTCTTGAATCAAAATAACTGCACCTTTGAAATGCAGGAAGAGTGTCAAGGGCTCGATTCTTTATGAATAGTCCAAGTTCAGTGTCTGGATCAATCTCACTACATGGAGTCAATGAAAATCGAAGAGCTACCTCTTCTATTTTTAAGAGATGATCGCTTGCGCTTTTATTGATTAGAAGTTCAATTAACGATCCTCTCTTCTTTTTAGAAGTTTGGGGTGTCCACTTGACTTGGGCCTTGACATCAGGTAAACCTAATGAATATTTGAGCGCAAACTTAGAGATAAACTTAGGAATATCTGATTTTACTCCACATCCATCATTATAACATTTATAGAAACCTCGATCTGGATATATGTTACCTCTCTTTTTTCTGGAATCTGTTTTAGAATCACCACAATATGGGCAGGCAAAATTGATCTTATCGCCAGATTCATATACCTCCTGTTTAAATCGATCTTCTGGAAATCTTTTCTTTAGGACATCCTTTATAAAGCTATATATGTTATAACCCGTCAATAGATCAAGCATTTTCCTCCTCTTCTAATTCAAGAACAGGGTTTGCTTTTTCCTTCTTCTTCGTCATTCTTTTCAAATACTTATCGAGTTCAGGTTTTGGAACTATTGTAGTATTTAGGCCATATCGAGTAATGACTCCCAAGTATTCCTGAAAATCTTCCTCAGCTACATCAACATCAGCATTGCCGATTACCTTCCAGAATTTTTCTGGAACTTCAATGTATTCTAGTGTTTCTTGATCCACTATGTATAGAGGGTAGATATCAGCATCAGTCAATACTTTTTTACTCTTGACGGTTACTACTTCAACTGCACGTTTTAAATTAGTATCAAGCGAGCTCATCTTCATTGCAGTAAGTAATCGATTTATTGGTTCAATTATTAGGGAAAAGAACTGTGAATCGATATCCATTAATAGAGCGATCTCGTCAGGATAGGTTCCAGGTGAGTATGCAAATACATCATGTCCGCCTTCATTTGTTTCAGGATTACAGTAGTAAAACTTGATCTTGTCCTTTTCTCTAATCTTAGGATATTTCTCAATAAGTCCAGTCTTAATTAGGATATGATTATAGATGGCGGCAGCTCGAGGAAAGATCGAGATTCCTTTCTTAAGTTCAAGTCTCTCTTCACTCGTGATATACTTATTATAGACTCGAATATTGAAATTAAATGCTAATTCATCTGGATGAAGAGAACGGGCTTCATTTTTAAGAACAGTTAGTCGAGGAATAATATCTTTTTCAATATCGAGTCGCTTACCTCGATCCATAATAAAGGAGGTAAGTTCAGTTAGTTTGTCTCGAGCCCAAATCGGATAAGAACCCTTAACTGGTTCAAGACCTTTGATTATCAAGTATCTCTTTTCTTGTGGTTCTAATTCATAATTTGGATTAGGTTCGTATGCCACTCGAATAGCATAGTTTTTCTTTTTAAGCCAAATGCCAGTCTCTGACAAGTTTTCTAATTTAAACTTAAGTCGGTTTTTAGTATTAAATACTTTTCCATATTTCTCAAAGCACATATCAAAATAATTGGAAAGTCGATGTCGGTCAATATTGATACAGATATTTAGTGCTTCATCTTTTGAAAAATCTGCACCAATGATTGAATCTAGGGCAGAGTCAAACTGTACATAGATTGAATCAGTATCGGTGTAAATAGCAGCTTCATCCTCAATCTTATTAATAGTATACCCATCGATTCCTAATAATTTATGGAGTTCAGTGTCAAGATGCCACTTTTCTAGAAAATAGTGATTTACTGCCTTAATTGAAAACTTGATTAGATCTTGGCCCTGTAGAGTGATTGACTGTGCGATATCTGGATTGTAGAAATAGAACCACTTATTCCCAAATGCTCCATAAATAGAGTTAATTAAGATCTTTATCGCGTTTTGCTTTAGATCAAGTTTTTTAATATGTTTTTCTTTATCTTCCATGTAATGTTATACTTATTAGACTCGATACAGTTTCGGAAACTAAAATACTAAACGTTTCATAAACATTAAATCTTCGAAGGGTTTCTTGGAAATAAATAACAAAAAGAAGTTTAGGTATGGATGACCGTGGCCAAGATGGGACAGTTGATAAGACTTCAGAATTAAAGACGGTTCTTCCATTCATGACAGAGTTTCCTTTTGGAGATTACGACATATCAATGGTTGAGCGAGGAGACGACCTTATAAAGCTGGGAGTCTCGCCAATTTTAGTGAAGGAGTTTGGAGATAATGGAACAATACGAAGCCTTAACTTCTACTATATTGAAGATGGATCAGACATTTCAATTTCTCTCTATGCGGGCGACGTTGAATGGATCGCAGAAGAGGCGATTCATATCAAAAAGATGGATGATTTACGTAAGACACTAGACGATTCACTAGAGAGCGATGACCTTCTATTAAAGACAAAGACGATCAAGAAGGGCAGAAAGTTCCTAAAGTTGCTAAACTGTGATAACGTTACTGGAATAGACTTCAACGAACTAATCATAGACTTTACTAATATTTATGAGACCGCCCTAAATTCAAAGATTAGATTGGGTTTACAAAAATTGAGCGAGGCGACACTAAGATCCACTGAGTTTTCAGAAAAACAATTTAAAGCGGTGCGAGCCTTCCTTAATTTTCAAATCCATTACATAAAGATCCTACTTGGGATCGTGATTGCAGCTAAAATATACTAACTTATGGCAAAACGAAGATTAAGCAAAGACGAATTAGAGGATATTGAAACTTGGCAACGGGAACGTGAAGCACTGACTGCCGCCAAGATGTTCACCAATAAAATAGAGATAAAGTGCAAGTCAAAGGCTCAAAAGGATGCCCTGACCGCTATTGAGGAGCATGATATCTCAATTATAACTGGACCTCCAGGAACAGGCAAGACTTACTTATCCTGTGCAAGAGCATTAAAGTATCTAAAAGAGGATCCTGGTACGTATAAAAAGATTATCTTAATAAAATCAGTTAACGTACCTAAGGATGAGGAGATAGGTTACTTAAAGGGCACATTAGAGGAGAAGATGGAGATGTACATGTATCCATTCATCTCTAACTTCCATAAAGTGATTGGTAAACAGGCGACTGAAGCACTAAAAGCATATGGAAACATTGAGATACTACCTATCAAGTTTGCATTGGGTGTGACTCTAGATAACGCAGTCATCTTAATTGATGAAGCTCAACAGATAGCTAAGGATCACCTACATACACTATTGACCAGGATCGGTAGTAATTCCAAGATGGTATTCTTGGGAGATATTAAACAAAAATCGGTAAATAAGGGACAAAAGAGTGCTCTTGAGATCTTGATTGAACATTTTGTAGAGATTGAGGAGATAGGGATTGCTCAGCTTTCCAAAGAGGATATTGTACGTCACCCAATTATTATGAAACTAGAAGAGGTGTTTGAAAAGATAGAAAATTCTGAAAAACTAAATAAATAAAAATAAAAGATTAAAATGAAAAATCATGTAAAGAAATTTGGTTCATTTGTCAATGAACATTTTCACTATCCGAGCACAAAAAAACTTAGGTCTCAATTAGTAGGAGGAAAAGGGCAAAAGGCTCAATATGATGAACTTGGAGGAGGAGATCAAGTTGAGTTGGAAAGTCAGTTTGCAGAATTAAGCGGCGACCCTGAACTAGCCAAAGCATTTGTTAGAAAGCTATCTAAATATAACTCGATTGAGGATATAAAGGCAGGCTTAGAACAAATGTTGGATGTTTTAAGAAATCCTAGGACTGAAGATAATGAACCTGATTGGGACATGCGTAACTATTAATCTTTAACTTTTAAATGATTTGAAAACTCTGAAAAAATAAATAAAAATAAACTAGTATTATGAATACAAATCATATAAAAACGTTTGGTCAATTTGTGAATGAATCTACTGAAGCGGGTTGGGATCCAACTACTATTTCTTCTGTACAGGGAAAACTGGCGGTTACTAAAACTGGTAAACTGGACACAGCTACAATTCAAGCCCTTAAGGGTTATCAAGAAGGACACTCAATATCAGTAACTGGGAAGATAGATAAAGCAACTCTAGCAAGTATGGGAATAAAAGGAAAATGGGTAGATGCAGGACATACATCGGCTGAACGAAAAGCAGGAATGAATTCAGCGATTCGATAAAAATAAAATTTCCTAGATATCAAAAAAGCGACTTACTCAGGTCGCTTTTTTGATAAATCTACTATCTTATCTGATGTCTCAAATTTTTGTTCTCGATAGATCTCCTTTCTTACTTTTGCATGTCGAATCGAATAGCCATCGAGCTGATCGACTAGGTCCCAAACAAGGACTTTTGTCTTTTCGGCTAATTTTCTCATCCCTCGACCTATCGCTTGACGTAGGGTGACTTCAGCTTTTATTGATTCTGCTAAGATAATGTGGTGCAGATTCTTAGAGTCGATTCCAGTAGCAAAAGTACCGAAAGATGCGACCAAGATCACATCATCTTGTGATTCCAATATATCTTTAAATCGATCACGCTCTTTAGAGTCGACTTCGCCATCTATATAGAAGGTATTAGGGTTCCATTCCAATAATTTAGACTGGATTGCCTTTCCATAACCATTTTTGACGTCTGAAAAGAGGATCAGTGAGTTTTTTCCAAATTTTCGAGCAAGATCGCTAATAAAATCAAGTCTCTCCTTACTATCAAAGATAATTCCCTTTTCAATGGCTAACATGTCCCTCCCAAAGTCCTTGGGGTTGTTATACATCTCTTTTCCAGTCTCCTTGAGGTGCCAGTATTTTTGAATCATTGGATCCGATTCGTCATACTTTAGTTTGACAATCTTAATCTTAATATTTGGTGAATATCCATTATCAATTAGGTGTTTTGCTGAAAGAACCATCACCAATGGGCCAACATTTTCCTGCACTTTAAAGAAATCTGAAAACTGTTCATCTAGTTTAACGGTACCCGATAAACCAAGACGATATTCCCAATTGACGCAACATAGAAGGATCTCTCGAATGGAATTACCCTTAGACTTGTGTACCTCATCCACTTGAACTATTGAAAACTGTCGAAAGATTTCAACTGGGAGGTTTATTAGGCTCTGATAGGTTGAGATTACTATTTCAGCCGCATTGAACCTCTCTTGAGTGAATTTGTCTTTACCTCCAATCGTACATACGTTCCATTCTTTACCAGGTCGAGCATACATTTCAAACTTTTCAGCGGTCTGGCCTACTAGTGAAATATTCGGGACTATAATTAGGGACTTCTTTTCTTTAGTAATCTTTCCTCCGTCTCTTAAGAATGAATTATAGATGAAAAAGATAAGGGTCTTACCGGCAGAAGTCGCTAATTCTTGAGTACAAAACTTGTATTTAATTGCTCTAAATGCACCTTCTACTTGATAGTCCCTTGGCACGATTGGAAGGCCTCTCTCATCAATAATTCCGTCCAGTAATTTCTCTACGTATTTTAGATACTGATCGCGACTTATTTTATTATTAACGAAAGTTTCTGCACCTTCAATCTCACAATCATATCCAGACTTATCGGCAAAATTATAGATTTCCTTCCATAATCCAATGGCAATATTACCGTCCTTTGTAATAAATGAATCTAATCCGTCCCATACTCCACGATCGACTAGGACATTAAACGCTGCTTTTTTAGATTTGCGCTTAAAAAACCTGAATAGACTAGTCTTTTCACTGTTTAAGGTGGAGTCAACTAGTTTGATAAATTTCTTGTCTTGTGATACTTTGAATTTTAGCACGAGAGTGCATTATTTTTATAGACCCAGTGTCTTTTCTATATCGAGTCGAGTTTTGATACCAAAGATGATATTATCGATGGTCTTGATGGATTCATTGAAAAAGGTGATCTGGTTCTCGAATATCTCTAGAGATTCTTTAGTTGCTGATGTCCTACCCTCGATTACCATGTTTTTTTCGTTGGCTTGATATCGGATCTGAAGATTCCTTGAGATATTTTCCATCTCCAAAGAACGCTCATCCCTGTATTTTTTTCTAAGTAGAGTCACGTGTTCCAATAGAGTATGATTGTCTTCTAACAATCTTTGACGAAGGGAGAGCATGTTTACTTGTGCCTCCTTAAGAGTTTTAAGGTTGGAAAGCTTTTCAATATTTTCATAGATCTCTTTAGAGACTTCAGCACGTCTGTCCTGAAATTTTTTAGAAATCTTGGATTTTGTCTCCTCGTTCATGCTAGAATAGTTTTACTCTTTATACTCAAAAAAGAGGAAGGGTTTAACTCACAAAATCGATAAACTTATAATAGGTCGAGCCTATCTTAAAGTGTTCGTCGTTTACCATTTCGTCCTTACTTATCGATGAGACTACCTCGTTTCCTGCAGGAGAAGTCGAGCCGTCCTCAAAATAGTAATCAACAAATTCTTCACCTTTTTTACCAAGAATTAGGTTCTTGATCTTATATTTTTCAAAAATTTGTGGTATCTTATCTTTAAATGATACATCATCGTCAAGAACCATAAAGATGGATGGATAATCTATTAACTTACCATCTTGACTAATAGCAGCAGACTGTTTTACATAATCGTCCTCAAGAAGATCAGAATCAAGAGCAGAGGTATAGGTCTCTTTGTCCTTGAATGTGATTATCACAAAGGGAATCTTTGTTTGGATCGCATCCCTAACTTGGGTCCAAGTATGACTAGTCTCTTCAGTAGTAGACTTTATGTCCTGCTGATAGTCTTCGTATAGTTTGATATATTTAGTCATCCTTTAAGATAAAACTTTTTATTATTTATCAATAAAATATAATATGAATGAAATAACTAGAATTTTAGTCTTTGACTTTGACGAGACACTATTTAGAATGCCCGGATATACTGATAGATTTTCAGTAGAGAGAATCCGACCGGAACTTAACTTTCCAGACCCTTACTCTTTTTACGATCACCCAAGCTCAATGGATCCTGAGATACACAATATCCAACTGATAGGCCCAGTGTATGAAGATTGGAAAGCTGCAAGCGAAGATCCTAATGCAAGAGTGATCTTAATAACTCATAGGACTGAGGAACTTCGACCTTGTGCCCAAAGACTATTGGACCAGCATAAAATTAAGTTTGACGAAACTTATTTCCTAGGTAGACTGAGTGAAAAGATCACGATTCTTGATGAGGAATTAAGCTATTTGCCCAATATCAAGGAGATCGCGATCTATGAGGATTCGCTAGAACAGTTAAGAAAGTATCAGGATTTCTTCTATGAAAAAGTAACTCGACTAAAAACCGTAAAGAGCCTAGATGATATGATAATATTAAACATGCAGTTTGTAGATAAGTCTAAAGTAATCTCACTATACGACTTTAGTTCAGGCGAATCAAGAAGAATTGAATTGATATGATAATAATGATAGAAGGTGCTCGGCACTCCGGTAAAACTTTTTTAATTGATAAGTTTTTTGAACAAAATACAAATCCTGATGTTCACTACTACAAGTTTCAATTTGCAAAATACATTGATGATCTTGAGATGAGGGACCAAGAAACCGGTCCAGGTGTACACTATTTTAGTATCGCGAATGTCCTAACTATTCTTGAACTCAATAAGACTCTACTAAAGGATAAGATTCTAGTCTTTGATCGATGTATTTTTTCAGCATATGTGTGGTCGATCTATCGAGAAAGAATGGGACCATTTAGATTATTAGAAGAGTTTAGAAGAATACTAGTTAGTGATCTCTATCAAGACGTTAAACTATTGTATGTTGAACGTGATGAAAGCATTGAAATTATAAAGAGGGAAAAGGATTACTTTGGTAATTTTGAAAATTCAAATCGTGAAAGGGAACTCTTTGAGAGGATCTTCTCTGAATTCAATCCTCGAATAACAAATTCAGCTAGAAATAACGAATTTAGTCGCACAACCAATCATTTTGATGAGGCGAGTTCTATTCAATTTAATCGAATGCTAAATGATCTAATAAATAGAGGTTGATAGCCATAATAAATAATAAAAAATATTTTAGGATGGCTAGCAAATACATACCAAGCTATTTACAATACATTAAGGAAGCAGAAGAAGCGGCTTCTCCTCTAAAAGGTTACCCAGCAGATCAGCTGATTACCCGAATCGGTGAACTAATGGAGGTGTTATCAGATCAAGTAAGATTTGGAGTACCTTCAGATAACTTAGGTAGAGCAACTACTTATCGGGATGCAAATGGTGCTATTCAAAGAATCAAGGATATTGTACACTATTATACTAGCAAAAATGAGCAGGTCAGATTCTACTGCTGGTCGTTAAGCTATGGTGGAACCTGGAAAGCAGCTAAAAATCTTAGAAAAAAGATAGAGGACGCTGGTGGATTTGGTGAAGAAATGAATAATGTCAACTTAAAAAAAGTAGTTGAGTATTTTGAGAACAACCCAGAGGATTCAGATAACCTTCGTAGTATCTCAATAAGTATTGACTCAGACAGTATCAGAAAAGCGATGGCTACACCAAAACCGGAAGAGAAACCGGAGGCGTCACCTGCCTCGACTGAAAAACAGGCAGAGCAAAAACCAGCTGAACCAGAAATCTAAAAGATAAATCCATGGCAGGAATAAACAATTTAAAGGAAGTCTATGAAAAGAAGGGCGAGTCCTTCTTAAATGGACTACTTAACCAATACGTCATCATTAATGAAAAAGTAGACGGTGCGTTCTTTGGAGTAAAAAAGACCCAGGACGACACGTTCAAGTATTTCAAAAAATCGGGTGAGATCACATATGTTGACCAGGTACTAATGAAGTACTACAATCCTGCAATAAAACACTTTCATGATCTCCCTATTGAAAAGAGACAGCGAATTCCAGCAAATTTCTTTTTTGGGTTTGAATACTTTACTAAGAGTGACAGTAGATCGAGCAAGAGAAAAGAAATGCCTAAAAATAACCTGGTTCTTTCGTATATCCATCGATTGGATGAGACTGGTAAGATCGCCGAGACCCTACAGTCTAAGGAGCAGCTTACACGATGGGCTAATTACTTGGAAGTAGAGGCACCACCAATAGTATTTGAAGGTAAACTAGACGATGAACAAAAGAGCAAGATACTAGAGTTCGTATATACTGAACAACGAGGTCTTGAAGAAAAGTTTAAGACTACTTCATTTACTAAATACATCGTTTCAGTACTTTGTCCAGATGAAAAGTCAGAGTTTTCGGACAGGGACCTAGAGACTCTTGTATTTAGGTTCTATGGAGAGGATTCCGAAAACGAGGCATTTTTAGCAAAACTAGTGGATCCTATTTTTCAACAAAGATCACAGGATGTCCAGCCCAAGCAGTCAAACTCACAGGATTATATTTGGTTAATTGTTATTGACCTAATGAATCACTTTGAGATGTATGATATCGACGATCTTCGTAAGATGGTAGCAGATACTGATCAGTATGAACAAAAATACATAGGTCTTATCAATTGCATATTTAAGGACTTTATACAGGACTATTCTCAAAAGTATGAAGGTCTTGAATTGGACGTGCCTGAATACTTAAAGAGACCTGAATTTGAACTTGATGTAAACTTGGTGGGTGATCCAGAAGTGGTGAATATTATTAACCTAAATGCTACTAATCTTGAGATCTATAAAGTTTTACTTAATTTTTTTAGAAAGGTAAGAAAACGTTCAAGCTCAGGATTCTTTACCCCAGAAATGGTCTCACAGCTTAACCTAATCGTGCAAAAGATCAAGAACATTATTATGGGAGACGCCGTGTATGAGGGACTCTTTCCAAGCTTTAGCGAGTTCATAGGATCACCTAGCGATTGGATGACGTTGAGCGAGATTGAGCACGCAAAAACAATAGGTGAGACACTAGAGCCACAAAAGATAAACATTTTAATCGGAGGATTTCAACCTGTAACACTGGGTCATATCAAGGCAGCAACTGCAATGAAGGAAAAGAACGGAAATAAGACAATATTTGTAGCAATAAAGGGCGAGACACCTACTAAAAAGTCTCCGTTTTCCCTTACTACTACCAAGCTTATGCTAAACAAGGTACAGCAAGAATATCCAGAAATGATAGCAGACGTCATGATCGTCCCTAGCGGGCAGATCACCGATATTATAAGAGAACTTAGACCTAAATACGAACCCATTCTATGGGGAACGACTGATCGCCGAGTAAAGGACTATGCTCTACAGTTTGACTATATCAAGAAGAGGGACATACCGTTAAGAATATCTAAGGATTTTAGACTTGTTGAGCTTCCTAGCTTTGTAAAGTCAGAAGAGATTATAGAGCTAATTAAGGACTCTAACTTTGAAGGCTTTAAAAAAGAGACACCTGCATCAGTATCGGCTGAGTTTTTTAACTTACAGAAAGAGATAGGACAAAGAATTAAAGTAAACGAGGCTAGCCAGGACTCACGATTTAGTGAGCCTGATCAAAAGGATGATGATTCTGAAGAAATAGTCTAAAACTTTAGTCTACTTTGCAAATATAATATACAAAACTTTTCTTAAAATGAAGTTTAATGAACTAGACGAATCTGATAAACTTTACATCTGTGAGACATACTACAATCGAGATCTTTCTTGGGACGAACGCATTGCTGGACTCTCTGAAAAATTTGAGTGCTCCACTAGAACGATCGCTAATTGGATCACAAAGCTTAACCTTAACGCAAAGACGGTTGAAGAATCCCCACAGTTAAAGCTGGCACAGTCCAGAGAATACAATAAAAAGACCAAGCGATTTATCATAACTTGGGCACAAAATAACACACCAGTACACACAGACTTTTTAAATAATATTAAGGCATATGCCGAATTTATTAATGCTGACCTACATGTGATCGCTGGTCGATACAAAAATCCAACTAGTATTTGGTCCACAAGTCAAGAATATGAGGAGGTTTGGGCTGAGGAGGTATTAGGCTATCTTGATGCAAATCGACACGATATCCACAAGTACTTATCTATTATGTCTGACGTAAAGATACAACCGACTGCTGTCAATCCAATGACTGGTATGGAAGGACTAAGCGGAATCAATTCTTGTGTGTTTGGTTCGCCGAAGGTACAGATGGAGATGATTCCAGTATTAGAAGGCAATGTTCCTAAGATGATGGTCACCACTGGAGCATGTACCACTAAAAACTATACTGATTCTAAATCGGGTAAAAAGGGAGAGTTTCACCACACTCTGGGTTTTGTGATCGTTGAGATCAAGAACGGAGAGATCTTTTTTATGAGACAGGTGACTGCCACTGACAAAGGAAGCTTTACGGATCTATTCTATAGAGTAGATAAGGAGGAGGTGACTAGAATCAATAAAGTCTCTGCAATAGTTTGGGGAGACCTGCACTATGGCAGCCATGATACTAGAGTGGTCAGTAAGACTCTTGACCTAATGGAAGAACTTAATCCTGACCATGTAATACTACATGATGTTTTTGATGGAAAGTCTATTAGTCACCATGAGGAAAAGGATCCTTTCCTACAGTATCAAAAGGAGATGGATGGTACAAATTCTCTAAAAAAGGAGATCGAGGATCTCTTGGAAGGACTTGCCGATTTTGAAGAATATAATACGGTAATCGTTAGGAGCAATCACGATGATTTTGTGGATAGGTGGTTAAAAAACACCGACTGGCGCAAGAGCGTCACTCCTAAAAACTCTTTAGAGTACATGCAATACTCATCTGCAATACTTAGCGGTGAGGCACCAAATGGTGTGATTCCATGGGTGATAAATGACAAGTATCCACACTTTATAACCCTAGGTAGAAGTGACAGCTATATAGTTAATGGATGGGAATTAGGTCAGCACGGAGACATAGGTTCAAATGGCAGTAGAGGTTCACTACAACAGTTTAGAAGACTTAATAATAAGATTGTAGTAGGCCATTACCACTCTCCAGGAAGAAAGGATGGAGCACTTGCAGTAGGAACATCAACCCAATTAAGAGTAGGTTACAACATAGGAGCTAGCGCATGGTTACAGTCTCATGTAATCATTCATGAAGATTCAAAAGCACAACACATTAACTTTATAAACGGAGAATATACTACTTTGAAATAAATAACTTAGAAATAGGTAATTTGCATGAAGTATATTTTAAACCACATTAAGTACATACTTGAAAAGGTAACTAATACTCGTATCATATGTGATAAGTGTGGATGGAATTGGGCAATTATAATAATGAGCAAGCCGACGCTTTAAAATAATCAATTAGCATGGCCAAGAAAAACGACAGTCAGCAAAATTTTGAAGATTACCGAAAAGGTAAAGCCAAATTACAAAATGCAGTTCTTCAGCACCCAGAAGAGAGTAAAGGAGGAAAATCAGTTTATGATTTTATGAAAGGCTCAGTCAAACGAAACATGTGGGTGATTCCATATGAGCAGTTTAAAAAGCGAGATAAATAACTAAAATCTTACAGGTAATATGAGTTTTGAAGCATACCTAAGAAACTGGCTACGTCTTAATGAAGCCAAGGACGACGACACAGCAGAAAAGAAAGAACCTAGTGATCAGCCTTCTGGAATGGATGAACTCAGTACCATCATTGAGTCTGGAATAGGCGGCGAGACTAGCGATAAGATTGCTAGGACTACTTCATTTGAATCTATTGAACAGGTATTACAAAAACTTGACATATTACTATTAGAAAAAATACAGTCTAATCCAGAACTACAGAAGATCCTAATGGCAATGGTAGTTCCTGGCAAGGTTGAGTGGTTGGGCGAATACTTGACCAAATCAAAAAAGAGCTTGAGTGCGCTATCTACTGATAAAAAGAAGGTGGACCCAAACCAAAACTTTGATGGCTATAAGAGGTTCCTGATTAGGGAGGCAGACGTAAAGAGTAGGATCTATAAGATGCACCTCATATTTAAGTATGTGACTGAGGCACCTGACCTGGATAAAGACACAAATATCCTACTTGCACTAAAACAAATCGGGGCGCCTTTAACTGTATCGACTGAAGAGGGAGCACCGACTGTGAAGATTGGTAAGATTGGGAGAATCGACAATAAAGTAGAATCCAATGAGTTTGAAATGATCGGCTCTAACGGAGAGAATAAGATAGTGAAGAAGGAGGAACTTAAGTCCATTCTTGAAAAAAATCCTGAATTGGCTGAACGTGCAAAATCGATGGCTACCGAGTCTCACAAGAAAAAGCTGAATAAGTTATTACAGAGAACAGAGGAAGCTATTAGAAAGGAGATTATGAACTCCCTAAATGACACTAAAAACATCATCTCAGATCTACCCAATGACGAGACTAGTAGAGAAAAGTTAGAGGTGGATTGGAAGCCTCTGATCGACGCCCTAGGTTATTCAAAGTTCTTTGCTGCACCAATCAAGGAGAAGGAGAAGGAAATCACCAAGACCGAGAGACCAAGTCTTAGAAAAAAGAACAGAATCAAGGAGAAACTAATGAATGCTCTTAACTCAGCATTGCTTCCTCCAATGACTAATGGCGAGATCTCTGAACCTGGTGGAGATTACTATAAACTATTTAAAAAGCTAGAGGAGCAAAATGCGGCCTGGCTTGAAGCTTCCATTAAGGAGTCATTGACTGATGTTGGTCGAATCGCACAGTTTAATACAGCAGCCAGAAATGAGGAGAGCTCGCTAGAAGAAAATCAGTTAGCCTACCTATATGCATGTAGCGCATGGATAACTAAATATGTTGAGAGCGAGGTTGACGGAGAACTATCAAAGAGGGACACGGATAATGCATTAGCAAAGATTAAGTCGATCACCCAAGCCAAAGAGCGCGAGATCAAGAACTATTATCTCTCTAAGGACTTTAATATGAAGAACTTTAAAGGTATACAATTAAAGCCCGATCTTAGGTTACCTCTTTATCAAAAGGTTAGACTTGCAGTTAGCGAAGCAGACCGAATAGCTGAGAGCCCATTAAAGAACCTACTTAAGGGGCTAGGTCAAATCATAGTAGGACTCTTTTCAACGGTACCTGACAGAGGAAATGCAGAACTCGCTAGAAAGAATGCTGCCCAAAATCAAGCGATATTCAATGGAATATTTAGCATCATTAAAGGAGGAGTATACGCAGTAAGCAAGCAGGCTGGGCGAGACCTTGAAAAAGGAGTGAGCAAAGTCACTAATAAGCTAAGACTAGACGCAGTAGGCTTGACACCTTATGAAAAAGGAGAAGGTCCTAAATTCTATAAGTCAGCTGAAAAGAAGACAAATGAGGATGCTGGGATAGGTACCTCTCCAGGAACGGCGATGCAAACTCCAGGGAGCCTACCAGACAATACAATGGATACACTATCTCTAGCAGGGCCAGGAAGAAGAAAGAAAAAGAAAACGGGCTCTCAAATGGTAAAAAGAGTGTCAAGCTTTAAGGATTTCTTGAAAGGAGACGATTAATCTCAGACTTAGATAAGCATAATAAATAATAAAAACTAAAATACGATGGGATTTATTGATTTAGGACTCAATGGAGTGGCTGGAGACGGCCTTATAAACCTTTCAAGACCTGCCGGCATTAATCAAAACACGACAGGTAGCGGAACTGATGAAAAGACAGCAAAGGTCGAAGGTGAATCTGGAAACCAGATACCCTTGATCGGTACAAGCTCTTCGTTTAACCCGTTCTATATCTTTAGATATTCAAATTTTGCAGCTGGAGCCAGTGCAAATACTACTGGTAATTATGACTTGGCAGGACACCGTTTGCTCTATGATACTGCAAGGTACCTTGGAGACTCGGCTGCAAGATTAAGAAATGCGGCTAGGGAAGAAGTTCAGGATCCAACTGCAACTAAGATAGTTAAGTGGGCAAACGATCAAGCCGTAAAAGGAGCGAATCATAAAGGGCCACTGTATCCATATCCGTACTCTCTTTCGGATTTTTATCACTGTAAATGGTACGGTCAGATACCTAACAATCGATTACTGACTCTTAGACGATATCCTATCCCGGTTGAGGATAACTTAGCGGTAGCTGCTGAGAAGCTTCCATTGGTACCTATTGCACAAGCTGTTACTTGGTGGGGCGAAGGGACTGGCAATACACTAGGTAAGATCTTGGCAATGACTTGGGGGTTTAACTGGACAACGTATCCAAAAAAGGGAGAGGAGATTCAAGATGTACAGGGAAACGAAATACAGCTTGAACAAATATTCGATGTGCTTGGTATAAAAACGGAAAATGAGCCGGCTAGACAATTATTAATTACTGCATTTGCTAACCAGTCAGGAACAAATCCATATGCCTTATCTGGATTCGATAAAGTCCTACAGGAAAACATAAAAAAACAATATGAGGACGGTGCGTATGCTAATCGAATAAGAGGACCACTTAATGTAATAACGGAGACACAACAGAGAGATAGAGGATATACATTTTCTTCAGGTACTGGCGGTATCGTGTTAACTTTTGAATATAAGTTAAGGACTCTTGGAACTCCAAGACTTAATCCAAAGATAGTGATGTTAGACTTAATTAGTAATTTTCTAAGTTTAACATATAATAGAGCTAGCTTTTGGGGAGGAGGATATCGTTATTTTCAACAGACTGGTCCATTATTGCCTGGGTTTAATACAGACAGTATGGAGAAAGGCGATTATGCTAATGCATCTAAGGATCTACTTTCAATGTTGACTCAAATGGTAGCTGGCGGTGGATCAGATCTTAAAGATTTTATAAATAAAGCGATTTCGGCTGCGGGAAGCAGTGTCACTGATACCCAAGGTATAGAAGACATATTTAAGACTGCTGTTGAGAGTAGAGTCGGACAAAATTTACTTGCATCTAGACTGGGCGCACTTCACCAGACCCCACTAGTGATGAGGGCACTGGCTGACGGTAGAGCAGTTGGCGAGTGGCACCTAATGGTAGGAAATCCAATGGATCCAGCTGCCGTGATAGGTAACTTAATCCTAAAGAGTACCTCCATTGATTTTGGAGAAGAGTTAGGAGCAGATGACTTTCCAACTGAAGTAAAATTTACAGTCACATTGGACCACGGTAGACCTAGAGCAAAGCAAGATATCGAATCAATTTTTAATCATGGAGGAGGAGACATGTTCTTTACTGCATTAGAACCGCCAGCAAGTACTAGAAATTCATTTGGAGAATATAATAGTCAGAGGGCACTGGACACTAATGGAACATTGCCTACTGCAACAAATGGAGCAGCCGCTGCCCAGCGATCACAATCAACTGCTACATTATCAGATAATGGAGCGACAGCTAACGCGGAAAACTTAGCAAACTATTTTAAAAAAGATGTTGAAAGAAGATACGGAGACGGATTCGCCAAGTCACCTATACTTACAGACTATTTCTTAAAACTATATACAAACGATTAATCATGTTAACTACTAAGCTATTAAGAGTAAAAAAGTTTTTTACAAATGCATTTGGAGAGTCAGTAATAGACTTGACAAGCTCTACATTTAGTTTTGGAGAGGCAACTGGTCCAGCTGGACCAGTCGTAATTTCAGAATTTGAAAACATGCGACCTGACCTAGTGTCTGATCGTGTTCTTGGATCACAGGAATATTGGGAAGCGTTACTTAAATTTAATGGAATATCTAATCCGTTTTCGATTGAACAAGGTGAAATAATACTTGTTCCAGGAATCAGTGAGATCTCAAAACTGATAGTCCCTCCAAAGAGTATTTTAGAAAAGGGGACTGAGCCTACTAAAAAGAACGAAGATGCGGTGATTAGACCCAAGACTGCAAAAGACCAACAAAGATTACAGTCAATTAGGAGCAAGGTGCCCGAAGTAGTACCGCCTAATGTTAACCTGAGTGGTGTAAAAAACGTTAAGGTCGTAGAAGGAAGAGTAATCTTAGGAGGAGACATGACGCAGACCAGTGCAACAAATACTAATCAAGCAGCGGCTAGAAGTAGGATACAGGATCAGTTAAAAAACGGGAATAATTTTTAAAGATGGGATTTAATCAAGTCATAAAGACTCATATTCAGCCGTCAATTAAACTAATAACACTTGACGATTTTGACAATTCTGCTGAGAGTACAACTGGGTCGATCACTAGAAAAAACAAGGGCAGAGCAGACTTTAGTCAGCTCGCAGGTTCGATTAAACCGTTTGTTAAGTTGGCTGGACAGGTAATCACTGATATTGAGTATTTAACTATCGACGAGTCTAGCTTTATTCCAAAGCTTGATCTAACATTTACGGACCCTTCTGGAGAATTTTCAGGTAATTATTTTCCAAAAAGAAATTTGATGGTGAGTGTATTTATAAACAGTGGAAATGACAAGCTTAAACCAGTAAAATCGGACTACTTAATCACTAAAGTAAAATCTATTCCTATTACTAACAGAGGAACAGGTATTAATATTAGTCAGGGAACAATTTACATGATTAGGGCTGAGTTGTTTGTGCCTCGACTCTACAATAATGTCTCCAAAAGCTATCCTAATATAACATCAGTAGATGCAATAAAAGCGATATGTTCTGAATTAGGACTGGGTTACGCCCAAAACGAATTCACGCCAGCTGACTCTATGACCTGGATAAATTATAATACAAGTCCACTAAACTTCCTAAGAGAAATAACTAACTATGTGTATCAGGACGATGAGTCATTTTTTACAGGGTTTATCAGCAAGGAACTGATCTTTAACTTAATTAACGTAAATGAACAATTGATAAAAAACGAGGTAGATGACACTTTTTCAAGTAATTCTAATCCACTTTCGTTAGGCGTAACCCAAACTCAAAAAAACGATCCAGCAAATGCAGCATTTGCAGAAGAGGTAGTGGTTAATTTTTTGACTAATCTAAGAAAAAACATTAATAAACCCAATTACATATATGAAGCTAACTTAATATCTGATCAAGGTGCAGTACTTAAACAGGACGGATATAAGAAAAAGATTTATTATTACGATCATTTTGAGCCAGTTGAAACGGATGACAATGGACAGCCAAATAAGTTTAAACAGTTCTTTGTTGCGCCAAATAATGCACCAGACCTACCCGAATCAACTATGTTGATTCCAGACGATGAGGGAATGGATGAGATCGGTAATAAAAAATGGATGAATATTAATTACGGCAACACTCACGAACACTGGAATGCAGCTCGGGTGTTTAACTCACACAACTTAAAGGAACTAGAAAAGATAAAACTTAGAGTCTTACTTAAGGGAGTAAACTTTCAGGTGATACGAGGAATGGTTATACCTGTCCTAATGACTCTTTCGCTTGGAGAAAAGATTCGTAAAGAGAGCGATCCAAATGGAGATACGCCGATCGACCTATCAAGTAATACATTTGAGGGAGAAACACTCGATTCTGAACTTACTGGCTGGTACTATGTAAAAGAGGCAAAGTACACATTTGATCCGACTGATCCTCACATATTCTATACTGAACTTATTCTAGCTAGAAGAGAATGGGTGCCTAATAAAATAATCTTTACCGCAAATGCATAATTTCTATGGAGTACGAAATAAAGTTGATAACTTTAGAAAAGGTCTATTTTTAGACCCATATGATCAGCCGACCTACTTGACCTTTGCAATAGATTTTAAGTTTGAGAGCATCCCTGAAGATGGTATAACTGGAACAAACACGACGATTGACCCATTATGGAAAAGCCCGCTCTTTGAAAAGGGATCAGAAGAAAATTATAATAGTGCCCAAACATATTTAGGTTCGATCGGTTATAAGGACCGAGAGGAACGAATCGCAAAATTCAAGTCTATACTTGAGTACCTGACCTTTAATGCGCCATGGTATTTTCAGTCAATCTCAGGCCTGGACAAGATGTGGGAGGTAGCGACTAACATGAGCGATGCACGTAAGAGCAAATCGGCAACTATTACTATTGATACGATGGAAGCGATTGACTTAAGAATAACACAATTAGCAAATCTATATAGATCATCAATATACGATACTGTATACATGAGAGAGCTAGTACCAGACAACTTGAGATGGTTCTGCATGGACGTGTATATAGCAGAGGCCAGAAATATTAGGTATAATCCAGCAGGACAATTTAGTAATGTTGCCAGTGCAATAGGCATAGACACAAGCGGAATAAATCGATTCTTGACTAATGCTGGTTCTGCTGCTAGTTCACTATTAGGCAATCGTGAGCTGGACCAGAGCAGCCCGTTAAAGCAGTTTGGTTTCGTAAAGTTTAAGTGTAGGCAGTGCGAGTTTGACTTTTCAGGCAGCTTTCCAGGAGGTCAAAAGCTTGATGTTTCGATGGAGACGACTGCTAAACCTACCGCAAATAGCTTCAAGATCAATGTCGGTTATTTTGAGGAGGAGAGTGAGTATAATGACTCTACTAAAATAACTGAAGATCCAGCGACTAGTTCAATTCGTAATCCATGGAACGCTCGAAACACGGCAGCTAATCTTCAGACTAGAATAGAAGGAGCATCTGATTTGCCTTTTGTTGGAGGATTCGTGGATAATGCAAGACAGTATTCTCAAGACCGACTTCAAACGATTGGAGGACTTGTGAATCCCGCGCTTCGTGCTGCATTTAACTCATCCGGAATTAGGAGCATTGGGGATCTATATGCTGGTAACAATCCATTTACTGACGGCGAAGGAAAGACAATCAGCGGCAATTTTCCAAGAAACGACAGTTCAATCGCGAGCAGGGCTCAAGCATTATTAAATAACTCAATTTACCCAGATAAGTTTCCAAATAATGATGGTGACCGAAACCTGGGCAGAATCTACTAATATAATACTATATGATGTTAGACCGTAATCACGACATATCAAACAGGGACATAAACGACCTATTGGATAAGCAATTCTTAGGAGTTGTCGAGCTCATAGACGACCCTAGAAAGGAAGGTCGAGCCAGGGTTAGAGTATATAGCATCCATGACGATCTGCCCGCTGAGGATATACCATGGGCATATCCTAAAAACAAGAGTCTGTTCTTTGGACAAGGAGGCAAGGCCGGTTCAATCTCTATACCTAAAGTAGGAAGTATTGTTGCCGTTAGATTTGACAATGGTAATCCATACTCACCAGAATATTTTGCAATCCACGAATTAGCACAAGATATCAAGGATGAGTTGAATACTGAGTATGATGGAAGCCATATCATTCTATTCGATGGAGACCAGGAGTTAAAGCTGTGGTTTACCGTAGGCAAAGGGCTAACTATCTCAGTAAAGGGCGCAAGTATTAACTTAGCACCGGATAACCTAATAACAATCAAGACTGATAATAAGGTGGTAGTTGATTCACCTAATATCGAATTAGGGTCACCAGACATTCCAAGCATATCAGAATATCTATTAAAGGGGGAGACTTTTCTTAACATGTTTAATACTCATGTACACCCATCATCTGGCACTCCACCGCTAACTCCGATACTTCCAGACAGTGGAGTAATAAGCGGAACCACAAAAACTAAATAAAGATGGCACTAGAAGATCAAGCAAAAGCAGTAACTAAATTAGGATCACTAGGAACAGATATTCCTGGATTAGACGCAGATAGCGTGATTGAAAACCTGATCAAAAGGGACGAGAATCTTGGTAAATACTTAACAATGATTGATAATGCAAAAGCAGAAAAGGTATATCGCGGAATGTCTGAAGAAGAGGCAGAGGTGTCAGCTGAAGAGTCAAAGAAAAAAGTACTTGAAGAGATAAAAAAGAATCTTAAACCTGCAGTCGAGGAAGATATTATTAAGATGAAACAGGAATACAAGACAGCAAAGGAAGCACTTGACTCGATTCCGACTGAGACTCAAGCAACTGTCGCGACTGCTGCGTTACCTGCTGCACTTCATCCAGCAGTACCAAATCCAGCATATACTCTAGGCATTGCATTACAGACAAAAAAGAATCTACTTAAGACTCTTAATATAGTCCTGTCATCTCTAACCACTGTAATAACACTGGCTAATAAATTAAAGTTTGAGTTGCCACCAGTTGTGTTAACCCTAGTTAGCACCCTAACGATTGTGACAACAGGCCTCTCACTTATTCCAGGTTAATCCCATTATCAAACTTATATTTTTCCCAATCTTGCTTATTCATTAGGTCAGGAAAGCGCTCTCCTCCATTACAGGATTCTTTGACATATAGCTTGCCTGGTATATCACAGCCGCAATATACACAATATTCTAGCCTTACGCACTCGTCTTTACAAATCATTGCACGATAGGCGACCTGTTCCTTTTCGTGTTCAGGCAGAAGATACATCTTGTCCCCAAGCATCTTGAGGTTACCTTCAATGTAGTGCTTAATATTTTTTAGAGTTATTTTCATTGTTTCATCATTTTTTTTTCGACTTTAGTTATCTTACGTGCTTCATATCCTCCTCTAGCAGCATTAATTAATTTTATGTGATTTACTACATCGATTAGCTGATCAAAGCGCCAAGCATCCTCTAATAGGTGGGTTTCGTTGAATTCATTGATGCTAAAAGTGGACTCTAGAAAGGTTGCGCCAAGCATCGAAGCACCTAATAAGAGTATGTCCGGCGTCATGAAGGAGTTATTCTTAAAACCTATTGAGTACTTTTTTTCAAATTCGATTGAGATAGCTTGAAGGTATTTTATGTAGTCAAGTCGAGGTTCCCCAAAAGAGTGATGGACTACCATATCTGGCTGAGATGCCTCGATCGCTCGGTCGATCTCACGTTGAGAGTTGCCGCCAGTATAGAGAACAAGATAATCTGAACAGTCCCGAGCATGTGCAAGAAGGGTAAAATCCTTTAATCGAGCTTCAGAAATTCCCAACATAAAGCCTGTACCTCCGTTTGGAAGCTTAGAATAGTATGGACGAGCTAAGTCTACATCACGAATAGAGGAGACTACTGGAAACCATGAAATTTCTCGTTCTCTACACTCTAAATCAATTTCATCGTATTCTAAAGGCGAAGTGATGCTGCTCTTAGCCGGATCGAGCGCCAAATAATTGATTATGCCAGGATTAAATGATCGGATCACATTTTTTATCCTGATCAAATTATTTGCGGTGTCCTGATTAGTCCAATCTATTGATAAACATATTTTTGCTTTTTCCATTAGAACCTTTTCTTTTTTTCTTATACAATATAGATTAGATCTAGTTTAGAAAAAATCCCAATTAATGGATCACTATGCAAATTTAGGAGTTCCCAAGACTGCTACCCAAGAAGAGATAAAAAAAGCATATCGAAAGCTTGCAGTAAAGTATCACCCAGACAAGACTAATGGTAACAAGGAGTCGGAAGAGCTTTTTAAAAAGATTTCAGACTCATATACTGTGCTCTCAGATGAAAGGAAGAGGGAAGAGTATGATAAAAAATCTAGAGTAAATTCTAACTGGTCTTCAGGATATGAGAGCACGGGTTTTGGATTTGACGATTTTGTGAGAAATTTTGCGGATGCCGACTTTAGAAGAAGATCGAGTGATCGCGCAAGAAAGACACAGGGACGCACTCATCCAACTCCACCTAAAACCGAACATCTTAATATTTATGTACACGATAAAATAGATTTAAAGGACGCGATTTTAGGTAAAAAGATCGAGATAAGTTTTAGTAGAGAAAAAATAAATTATACTGGCAAGGCAGGTAACACGTTAACCTTTGATAAGATCGATGAGGAGAAAGAGATTAACATTAGTATCGACCTTAGAAAAAAATACATTGCGATTAAACGTGATACTGGAGCATACATAATATCTGCTAGGGTACCTGGTCTAGGAAATGAGGATGTAATCACACAGTTAAACATATGGGGAGAGATTGAACAGGTTCCTCTGATGGGAGACTTGCATGTGACACTGGAACTAATTATGCCTGAAAACATTAGGATCGAGGATAACTGCGTGATACAAACAGTCGATATATCTTTATCAAAATTACTCTTTAATGAGACCAAGATCAAGATAGAGACGATTGTCGACAAAAAATACGAAGTTGACTTTAATGGTCCGAAATCTGCATCTAATCTTAAGTTTTCAATACCTAATGAAGGACTGGTTGATGGCCAAGGTAAGATCGGAGAATACCTAGTAAAATTTAACGTGACCTTGCCTCAGGTTGAAGAGTTACCAAATAAGGATTTAGTAAAATTAAAGTCGATATTATTAAATTGCGAAAATAAAACTTAAAAAGTTTAAAGAAGCCCTTAATAAATAATAAAAAATATTTTGGGCTTTGTCAAATCTAAAATCAGCACAAACTAACACTAACGATTGGGTACTAATCGTTGAAAATGTAGGTGAAAAACTTCAAGTAAGGGATTCATCTACGACTGGCACAGTCCTCGAAGGAGTATGTGCGGTATTCGGTCAGATGAATAACAATCGCCGAGTATACGAAAAAACGGAATACTTACCTCACCTTACCTATCTTCAAGAAAAGATTAATAAGCGTCAGTTAGTAGGAACGGTTGACCACCCTCAACATTTCGAACCAAAATTAAGCGAAGCTTCACACATTATTGAAGGCTTAACATATGACGGTGGAGATAAAGTATACATTAAAGTAAGACTCCTAGAAAACACTCCACATGGTAAATTAGCGAAAGCATTACTTGACGGAGGAGTTCAGTTATCAGTTTCTTCAAGAGCAGCTGGACAGGTAAGTGAGAGTGGTTATGTAAAATTACAGCGAATCTTTACCTATGACTTAGTAGGAGAACCTGGATTTACTGATGCAATTCTACGTAAAACAGTTAGTGAATCACTAAAGAATGACTTTTCAATGATTACTGAGAGTTATAACTCGATGAAGGAAAACTCTTTTATTCATAAGTCTGGACTAATGGATATTTCAGAAAATTTAAACTTTGCAGATAATTTTAAAGTCTATAAGATAAATAAATTAGAAAATGGTTCAGGAACACAGTTCCGAGGAACTTTGCAAGAACAAAAAAATAACAACACAATGGCCGAGTTTGTAACAAAAGAACAAATGGACAAATATTCAGAAGTTCTTAAAACACAATTCAATGGAATTAAAAAAGAACTTAAAAATCACAAGTCTGTTTTGGAGTCTGCTCAATCAGGTAATGGATCAACTAATTCAGAATTAGTTGGATTCGTAAATTATTTAGCAGAATCTCTAGAAGGAGTGATTAATTTCGCTGATTATCTTTCTCACAAACTAAACGAGTCAGTTAAATATACTGAGCACGTTTCTGAGACAGTTAACAACTCTATCGATTATTCTTCTTATTTAGGAGAAAAATTGAACCAGTCAGTTAACTATCAAGATTACCTTTCAACTAAGGTGAACGAGTCAATCAACTACGCAGAGTATATTAAAGAAAATGTAAACAATTCTATTAAGTACCAAAATTATTTGGCTGAAGAACTAGATAAAGGATTACAGTATGTTGAATACGTTGCTGAAGGAACTAATCGTTCTATTGAGTTCGGAGAATATCTTTCAGAAAATATTAACTTAAACAGAGATTACTCTCAATATGTTGCTGAAAAATTAGGACAGTCTATTGGATACTCTGAATATTTAGCTGAATCTCTAGGAGACGGAAACCATGTAGGTACTCGAAATGTTTTAGGTAAAGTTTCTAAATTAAATGAATCTAATTCAATTGACAATCTAATCTCTAAGGTTGATCAAGTGATTACTGAAGTAAACGATAAGTCATCTAAAGCAGTTCTTGAGAGCAAGTATCCTTTCTTAAAGGTTATGGGAGAAGCAAACAAGAAAGTTTTCTTTAACTTACAATCAGACACTAAACAAGCTATCGTTGAAGCTCTTAACGGATCAGTTTGGTTTAACGAAAACGACATCGTTGGTATCATGGAAGCTGTTGTAAATCACAAAGAACAAAATATTCCTACCTATATCAGATTCATGCCAGTAGAATACAAAGCTACTTGGAACGAAATGAATGAAAACGAAAAAAGTAAAGTTCACGCAAAAGCACAGCTTTATACAGTAAACACTCCATACCAAGTTAAAGCATTTTGGGATGATATTGATATGAGAGGAATCAATGAAAGAATTGAAACACAAAAATATAACACAAAAATAACGCAACAACTCAACGAGAGCCAAAGTACAGAAGGCTTAATACCTGTAAATCAGGTTGTTGAGATGCAGAGAGGTTACTCTCAAGGTTACTTAGAAACAATGTTGAGAAACGCTGGTTCTAGATTGTAACAAAAAACTAAAAAAATCATTTTAACAAATGGCACGTACTAAAATTTTCAAACGTTCAAGCGACAATCGCTTAGCGAACACATGGCAGCCGATTTTAGAAGGTTACGGTGCTGATGTTGCTAAGACTCCATGGTTAGCTGAGTATGCTCACAACCACGCGATCTTTGATAACACTACACCTATCTTCGAGCAAACGACTCCAGGTGTATTTTTCCAAACTCCAGGTTCTCTTGGTGGTTTTATGGGGAACCCATCAGCTCCAACATCAGCAATGACTCCGTTCACTGCAGGTGCTAAGAATTCTTTCTCAGCTGATGCTAACGGTTCAGGTGATAAATTTCCATCACTTTTACCAGTTGCTATTCAAGTAGCAGCAAAAACTATTGGTTTTGACCTAGTTCCAGTTATCCCTATGGATTCTCCAGTTGGATTCCTTCCTTACTTGGATTATCTATATGCTGGCGGTAGAACTTCTACTGGTAACTTCGATCCTTATTTGGTTAAGTTAGAAGGTTTAACATCAGATAGCTTCGCTGTTGCTCTTACTCCTGGTGATGCAGTAGCTATTGTTCCTGCTGGTGATTTCACAGCAGAGTTCGTTGGTTATTCACGTGTAGACGGTACAATAATCATCAAGATCACAGACGACGGTTCAGTTGACGGCGCTACTACTGCTGCTGCAGAGTATGTTGGTGCAGCGATTACTATCGATGGTAACGCCCTTGTTGTTGGTGCTGCATGTACTGGAGTTTCTCTAGTTTCTGCATTAGAAAACCACATCTCTGGTTTCACTTCAGTATCTGATGCAGATTACGCAACTACTCCATTCAATGGTTCTTACCTTCCTTCTACAGGATCTGTACCTGGATCAATGAAGAGAGAAGCTGGTGAAAACTCTAAATTCCGTCAAATGGGATTAAGAATGTTCACTAAGTTTGTTGAGGCTGAGACTGACCAAGTTTCTATCTCTGCAACTGTTGAGCAGATCCAAGACTTGAACAGAGTTTGGAACTATGACGTTATCTCTATGTTAGAGAACGTAGCGGTTAATGACTTGGCTCAATCAATCAACAAAAGATTAGTTGACCGTGTATTACAATTAGCTGATGTTCACTCTACAGAAGTTAACTTAGTTGAAGGTGGTGGTGGTGTTATTACTGACCTTGACTTGACTGCTGGTGGATTTGATAACACTTCTACATTACAAAGAAGATTAGTTACTAAAGTTCTTGAAATGGCAAACTTGATTTACCATAGAGGACGTTTCGGAGCTGGTACTTTCTTAGTAACTAATGGACGTGTTGCTTCTGCAATGGCTGATGTTGCTGGTTACTCAATCGCGCAAGTTCCAACTGATATGGGTGGAGTTGCAGGTAACCTTTACCCAGCTGGTAAAGTTTATGGAGTACAAGTTTACGTTGATCCTAACATGGCTTGGGGAGACTCAAGAATCATGATTGGTCGTAAAGGTGCTGACGAAGAGCCAGGTGTTAAATTCATGCCATATATCATGGCTGAATCTCTTCAGACTATTTCTGAAGGTACATTCTCTCCAAAAATCGGTATGAAATCAAGATACGCGATTACTGAAGCTGGATGGCATCCTGAAACTCAGTACATTAATATTAATGTTACTGGAGCTGCTCTTGGAGTTCTTACAGGTTCAAATGTACTAGTAGGTATCTAATCTTAATAGACAGATATAAATTAAAGAGGATTCGAAAGAGTCCTCTTTTTTGTTTATGGAGATAAATAATAAAAAACTTATAGAAATTATGACAAGTTTAATGTCAACATTCTTAGGAATACAATCTCAATTTAAAGTGTTTCATTGGCAGACACAATCTTATGCTAAACATCAAGCATATGGTGGAATATATGATACACTTAGTGAATTATCTGACGATTTTATGGAAATATACATGGGAAAATACGGTCGAGTAGCCCTAGAGGGAGATACTGATTCTATCTTATTAGGTAATATTGGAGAAGTAAACATAGAGGAATTCCTGGACACTATTGTAGAATTCTTATTAAGTTTTAATCATAAGCTAGATGGTAACAAGGACAGTGATCTCTTAAATCTTAGAGATGAGATGCTAGCTGCAATTAATAAGCTTAAATACTTATTAACTCTAAAATAATTTTAAGAAAGATGTCATTTATAAATTGGGGACACGAGACACCTGAACAATTACAGGCTCGTAAAAAAATGGAAGATACTCTTCTTTTTGAACAGGCAGCATATAGTGCGGCAATGGCGGCAGCTGCCGCTGCGGGATCAAGCGCACCACTTAGTACATACATTGTGACTATCGATACTGCATGGCTATATCCAATAGCTGATATTGACTATGTTCTTGAAACTACTGAGATTAACTTTGTACAGGAAGGAAATGATCTTATTTTTAATACACTAGGCGATCTTACTGATTTTTACGATGAGGTATTTATTAAAACATCTGAGAGTCAGCCAGTAGGGAATGTTGGATATTCACTTGGAGTAGGTACACTATTGTTAGAAAAGAGAAAATCTCTTAATTTAAAACTTAGTACTGGAGAAAAGGTTGTTACGTGGAGATTATTTGAACAATTAACAAATCAAGAGGACGTACTTAGTCCAGGAAATTCGCCAGATGGCACCATTGGATATGGTTCTATCTACAACGATTATGATCTAAATGGAATACAAGATCCAACTAATGCAAGCCCGCCTCCTGCATATTCAGATCCACTCAGAATTATTAAGTATATTGATTAAACAACAAAAGAGGACTTATGTGTCCTCTTTTTTAGTATGGCGGGCTCTCTTAACCGAGAGAATAAACTAGTTCAAATGAAATTTGAGTTTATGATGGCATCCTTTTGAGCTCGTGAATCTTGAATTTTGAATATTCATCGCAATCAAACATCGGTTCTAGATAGTGTGTAGGGCATTGCTGCTCTTATAAACTTGCATACTCTTGCTCAGGTTAAGATCGCCCATTTAGATCTCAGTAGTATGATTAAATTTATCTAGTTTTTCCTGTATCAATTCGATCTTGTTTTCGATCTCATCAATCTTGGCATCTTGCCATAGGATATCAAGCTCAGCATTCATCACAGTTGTGACGTTTTCGTATCTTTCTCTCCAAGTACCATTAGCAGTACTTACGGATCTTACTCTTTGTACCAGAGCTTTTAATTCAGAAAGCTCAAAAACTAGTGATCTAATTGGTTCAGAAGCAGTGTGGATTCGGGTCTTTAATTCGACTAAGTTAGCCAATTCGTTCTCAGCTTGTAAATAGAGATCTTTAGTACTATATGGTCTCTCTGCTCCCTCTTGAACAGAGTTATAACGATGGATCTTTTCCCAAATCTTCTGGATTCCAGCGATCTTTTTATTCTTTTCCTTTAGAGCTTGTGCGATTGTCATAATTATTATTTTTTTGTTTTTTAGTTACTCGTCGTCGATACTTCCTTAAATCATTAACTAGAATAACTTTAGGTGCAGTACCATTATAGATAGGATCATTTTGCCAAGTAGTATAGATTAGTCTACCCATTTGATCGTTAATGATATAAATAGTAGAACGATCAGCTGTTGCAACAACATACTCATTAGAAATAGGCTCTTGTAAAAAGCTTAAGTTAACACAGGCTGTCAGAAAAAGGATTAATATAATTGTTTTCATGATTAATTATACTATTACTTCAGGGTAAGGTTTCCATTCTACCTCTTCTTCGTTCCTTCTGAAGGCAAGAAGTATCTCGCCAGACTCATCTTTACCGATAGCCACAAATCCATACCCTTCACAGATATGTGGAAGATAGAAACCATTTTCAATCTTGGAGGCTATTTCTAAGATATCAAAGTCCCATCCAAACTCAGGATCTTTGTGTTCACAATATTGTTTTGAAAACTCTGCCATTCTATTTAGATTTAATTAATAATCATTAATAGTTAGTAATAATTATTAATAGTTAGTAATAATTATTCTTTTGTATCAAGAAATTCCTCAAACCACAAAAAAAGAAGAATACCAGGTATAGTTAAAATAATTCCTGGAAGTATAAACAAAGCAATTATGGATCTGCCAACCACCGTCAAGTATTTTTTCATTTTATTAGTTTTACTCTTGTTACTTCACCCTTTCTATTTACTCGATACTTTATTTTAAACGTATCTACCATTATTGTATACTGTTCATTTAGATGAAGACAATTCCACTCACAGTTATCGTGGTGATATAGGTGAACGTGTATCTCGTCTAGTTTTTTACACTTTAGATATTGTACTCTTTGATGATTCCAATTAGAACAACTAGTTAGCAATAAAAGTAATATTAATAGTCTCTTCATAATATAGATCTTAGCTATTATACTCTTTTTGAAGTGCTTTTTTCAATTCTTGTAAATCTTCTCGATACATGTTCAGAGGCTCCTTCTTCTTAATCTCTTCAAGTTCCCTCTCTTTTTGAAACTCAGCACTTATTAAGTCTTCATATGTTTCCTTAGTAAGTGAATGAATCGGCATCCCTAATAGGTATTGATATGATCCATTTATCTCATCAAAGTTATCTGTCTCCAAGTAGAGAATTATCTCTTTTCTAGGAACATTATTGATCTTTAACTTACCCTCAATTATGGCTTTTACGAAACGTGCTCTATTTGAGAGTAGAGCGAGTTCTTGATTTAGAGTATCAATAATAAATTGCTTTCTCTTTTCATAAAAAGTGAGCCTAAATTGAACGAAATATTCAATAATCTCACTGGCTGAATTAAAGATTTTTAATTTACCGTGTTCGTCCAATACTGTAAAGTTCTCAGTCTGGCGTTCTTCCATCTTTAGGAGTCTCTTTAATCTTACTGAGTCACCTAACATCTTAAGATCTTCTCGTCTAAACTTAAGAACATAATTGATGTTAGACTTGCAGTTATTTTCGTAACTTGCAATTCTTCGGGAATCTTCAAGATCGATTAAGTGCTGGTCGAATTTTTCATAAGTAACAGAAGGAGGAAGCTCTGTAATATTCACAGTCGTGGTATTTTTTACTTCATACTTTCCACTAAATATCCATGAAAACTTTTCGGGGTCTATTAGTTCGCAACCTCCAATAAACTCTCTGTTCCATGGAGTAGGTTCAGCATATTTTTTACCCTCTAGAGATTTTAAACAGGCATCGATTAGGCTAATTGGATTGCGATTTAATATATTTGTTGCGAAGCCTACTGCAATCCCGCTACCGCCATTCAGGAGGACAGTTGGGATAATAGGTAAGAAATATTTAGGTTCGATCTCATTGCCTTCCTCGTATCGAGATTCTAATAATTCAAAATCTTTATATAGGAGTCTAAAGTTCTTATGTAACTTGGTTGCTATATAACGAGGAGCGGCTGCTTCTGGCGAACGTAAGGATCCAAACTGACCAATATCTTCTAATACTGGCATTGAGTTCTTAAACCTTTGTGCCATGCCAATAATTGCTGAATTAAGAGAGCCGTCTCCATGGTGATAAAAAGCGTCTGCCGCCACCCGACCGGCTAATTGAAAGATCTTCATTGGTTTTTCTGAACCGTTCTTCCATACTTTATTTGCAACAAAGATTACTTTGCGTTGAGTTGGCTTGAATCCATCGATCACTGATGGAATTGCCCGCTCTTCAACGACATATACTGCATACTCCTTATAGTCGTTATCTAAATAGTCGGTTACTGTCTTTATTTCTGGCTTTCGCATTTAAAATAATTGTTTTCTATAAGATACTCATAAAGACCTTCAAGATCTTTACATATTTCCACTTGTTCACCATCATTGATCTTAGAATATGCATTCATTTCTGGATTTCCTACACCGTCTTGTAAATAGTTTTTCTCATACATAAACCAATTAAACCAGTCTAATCCTTCAGCTGTTAAGATTTCTCCCCAAAGATACTCGATTACGACATGGTAGCCTTCAGTAAACTCTATTAAATCGACTCCCTGTTCATAGGATTTATCAATCCGTGATGAGTTTTGGACCATCTGGTCAGTGATAAATTTAAAGTGTTCAAATGTCATAAGTTGGGATTTTCTTATCTTTTACTTGGGCCTAAACTAAAGTTTTGATTGCCCATGAAATGAGACCTATTATGGATCCCATTATAATCATCCAAATAAAGACAAACTTAGGCCTTCTTTCAAACTCGTTGTAGTATTTCATTAGTTATTAGTTATTTCCAAGGATTCTGTCCTTTCGTGGTTGAGAATCCTTACCAAACCATGACTCAAGTGAGTCTCGATAGTCTTTATCGTTCTTGATTTGCACAAGATAAGGATTTTTGATTATTTCTTCGTATTCGGCGTCCTCGAGGGCTCCCAATCCCTTTTTGTATTCGATTTCCCAAGAAGAGGTCTTATTCTTCCTCAGCCAGGCATCAAACTCTTCATTTGTGTAAAAATTAAGTGAGTCTTTGCCTTTTTTAGCGACAACTAGTGGAGTCATTACCTTGTATACCCTACCTTGGTCAAAAAGTTCGGGCCAAAAGCGATTAAAAAAGTTAATTAAGGTTGCTGCAATGTGACTACCGTCAGGATCGGCGTCAGTATAGATATAGATGCGACCGTAGCGTAGTCCTTTAGGTTCTTCGCCTAATTTTAGTCCCAGGGAGGCCATTAACTGCACGGCTTCGTCATTTTTAGCGATTTCAGAGGGTTTCATCTCACTTACATTGATAAATTTACCCTTTAGAGGAAATGCACCAATTATTTGAGTGTCTCTAAACTTACGAACTGCTGAAACTGCTGAAAGACCTTCATATATGCCTAGGATACATACTCCGCGGTCACCTTTGCGTTGTGCATCGATCAATTTAGGTATTTTTGTCTTATCTAGGTCCTTATTTAGCTTTCTGAGCTCAGCTCTCTCTTGAGCAAGGGCTTTTTTCTCTATCCAATCTAGGACCGACTGTATTATTTCAGACTTAAAGACTAGTTTTGCTAACTTATCTGTCACTTCGTGCTTAGTTCCGAAATCTTTGACCTCAGTGATCAGTTTTTCCTTAGTTTGTGAGCTAAAGAATGAATTTACAATAGTCGAATCGATAAAAACGTATATGTGATTGCGGATATCGCTTGGCTTGACGTCGACTTTGTGTTTTTTCTTGATCATCTCTCTTAATTGAGCGATTAATTGATTAGTAATGTACTCTACGTGAGTTCCGCCATCTTTAGTATGTACTGAATTGACAAAACTTACGTTTTGAAAGCCATTTTCAGACTTTGCAAAGCCTATTTTCCAATCTTTGGTCTCTTCAAAAAAGTATTCTTGAGCATAGAGCTGGATATATTCCTCAAAGCTCTTAAATTTAAGAACAAAATCCTCTTTTTTACCGTCCTTGACCTTAGTTAGCTTCAAGGTAAGCTTGTTATTACATGCAACTAGGTCCAAGCAACGTTTAAAAAGTATCTGAAAAGACTTTTCGTCAATTAATCGCATCTTAAATCGTTCAAGGTCCGGAAAAAATGAGATTTCGGTGAATCCACGCTTGGCTGGGGTGATCTTTGCAGTAGTTCGTTTTCCCATATTGTCAGTAAAGACTTGGTCAAATCGGTTTTTACCATCACATGTGGAAATAGTGAACTTTTTGCTAAATATATTAGTTAAAGTGGAACCAACACCATTTGTTCCGGCAACAGTACGCTGTTCTGAGTCATCAAAGTTGGATCCAGCCTTTAGATTTGAGAAAATCATTTCAGGAATCCATTCTTTATGGACTGGGTGTTTTTCTACTGGAATTCCGCCGTTATCCCATACTGAGATTTCAGTAGTGTCTAAATTAATCGTCACCCTAATCTCATTCAGTTTAGGATTTCGACGATGTTCATCTACCGAATTTGAAACAATCTCATCAAATAATTTAATAAAGCCCGGATTATAGTGAACCTCTTCAACCGTTACCTTCTCTCCATCATATAGATGTTGCTCTCCAGTATGGATAGCGACTGATCCAATATACATTGATGGTCTGAGCAAAACATGCTCAATGTCAGTCAGTTTTTGATATTTTGTTTCTATTGATTTTTTAGCCATTATTTCTTTGCTAATTTTTTTACTTTTAGTGCGTCTAAAAAGTATTTAGGCACGTTTTTATTTTCTAGGATTTGGTCAAAACACTCGTCTAATATGTAGGTCTCTGCCCAATCGTCATCATTTCTTATTGATCTACCATATGCTTGTAAAAGGTCCACCAGGGTCTTCCAATTATACCACTCTGGTCGAGTTTCAAGTCTCTTCTTAATCTTTGTACTAACAAGATTAGGAAAAGGTACTTTTAGGATTACTTGAAAACGAGAAAGTTCGTCTTTTAGATCGACTCCATTAATCATCGATGGTGAGACTAGGACAGTTTCTATTTTTGAAGTAAGGTGATCCTCTAGTGACTTTTCTCTAGTTATTGAATCATGGAATATTAAACGAACATCTTGAATAGAGTTTTGAATCCACTTACTAAACTCATAATTCGCTGTGTGGATAATACCCTTATGTTCGTGGTTCTTTTCTAGGATCTTACCAATTATTGGTACTGCTCTAGCAAAAGTCTCCTTCTTATTATAATAGGACATTTTACCGAATCTTACGTAGATTACAGGTCGAGCTTCAGCTTTAAATGGACAAGGTAATGCAAGATAGGTTGACTCATGGTCCTCAACTCCCATAATAAATGAAAATAACTCTCGATCAAGTAGTGTACCTGACATTAGGATCACATGGTCATACTGGTCCCAAAATAACTCTTTAAGATAGAGATTTCCCCAAATGGGTTCAACTAAGATTCGGGTCTTGCCATACTGGTCTAGGTCCTTTTCAAAAGTCCAATTAGTCTTGTAGTTTTCTCGATCGTTGACGAATCTGTTGTATTTACACATTGACTTATCGACGTGATCGGCTTTCTTAATTAGATCAATCTTTTTTTTCTTAGCTCGGGTTTCCTTAGCTTCCTCCAATAACTCATAGGCTTTTTGCTCAAGTAAGGGAACAAGTATATCTTTAGTCCAGTCTGAAAGTTCAGTCAAGCTTGAAATATTATCGAGGTCTCGTTCCATCCAATCTTGCCAGACATCTAATATCTTTAAACTGCGTTCAGAATAGGTAGAGAGGATAAAATCACAAAAGGTCTCCTCAAAAGCATGAGCCTCATCAATTATAAGAAGTTTAGAATTACGCTCAGCCATCATCTCTGGAGAATACATTGAGTATGCTGTCACTAGATGAAAATTGGCTAGACTTACTGGGCTCTTTAAAAACTTTGATTGTGCGATCTTATGAGGACAGATAGTACAACGCTTTTCATTTGCTTTATTTATGACTTGAGCATCACCGCAACCCATACCTTGAGTACGACACCAGTAATTGTTCTTGCCCTTAAGATTGGCTGCAAAACCAAAGTCTTTTACGTATTGATCTTGTAGGATTTTAGTATTGGTAATAATATCAGTTTTGGCCTTTTTTGAGTGTTCACCTCGATACCACTCAGCAATCATGATCGCGGCATATGATTTTCCAACTCCAGTGGGAGCATCCACCATGATAAATTTCTTTCCATCCTTAATAGAAGACTTTACAAAGTCCAGTATTTGGACCTGTTGAGGTCTTGGTGAAAACTCAAGAGGGATATCGCTCATGTAGTAGTTTCTAGTTTTATTATTATCTTTTTAATGTCCTGATGAATCTCCCTTATTTCTAAGGCAAGTTCATTGTTAGAATCAGCCTTTTCCATGGAGGAGGAAACCCGTCGACAACACTCTCTAATTATCGCAAGTTCACGTTTTGAAAGCTTGGGGCCAAGTAGTTTTCTTAACATCTTTCGTTATTTATACAATTCTATTAATAAAACTCAAAATTGCTCACTGGTTTCAATTTGGATAGGATGATACCACATTCTGCGACCGTTCTTGTCGGTAAACCAGTGGCCCTTGCCATAACACTTCATCCACTCATCAAAACCGCTAGGTTGGATATCAAATGGATTTTCCCAATCCTTTAATTGACCTCCTCCAAGAAAGTATGCCTCTCGAGGAAGCCGTTCGCATAGGTCTAGGATAGATGGGTTCATAGTGATTGCGGTACGAGCATCCACAAAAGGATCCTGTGCTGCATGGAAAACTATCTCAGCTCTAAGATAGTTGCCAATTCCGTTAAAGTATTGCTGGTTCATGAGCACCAGGTGAATCGGCTTATTAAATTCCTTCTTGCCTAGGTTAGCGAAGATATTCTCCCTAAAAAGCCTAGATTCATGTACTGGACACGGCCCTCTATTTTGGGACCAATCAGTAGCAACATTCCACCTAGCAAATCGACGAGTGTCAACCAAGCATAGACTATGCTGATCAACAGTATTGAATTTCATGTGAGTATGTTTTGGTACAGCATCACGGTGACATAGCGCCCAGTGACCAGACATGCCCATCGAGCAGCTGATCTTCATAAAGACCTCACCTCCTTGAATTAGGGAGAGCATGAGCTCCTTGCCTCGAGATTCAGCAGTAATACTGAATATCTGAAGGTCAGTCGGCTGGACTATACCTAGTTTTCGATTCATGGCACTTTCTGAAAAGGAGATTGATGTAAAATTCCTTTCTCTGCAGGCTAGATTTATGAAATCCGCCATTATTTTTATCTCTGCAAGTTCTGGCATATCATTAAGATACTAAAAAAAAATTGACATATTAAAATAAATAACTAAAAAAGTATCTAACATGTCATATTTGTTAAATTATAAAAATTGGAGAGCACTATATGAAAGCCAAACTAATATTTTTGAAGATGGAGAAGACCCATACGGAGGAGTTGGTATGATTGATGATACCAAAATCAAAGATAAAGGCACAGTTGATCCATTTGCAGACATGCCAAAAGAGGGCAAGAAAAGATTAGAGTATTTAGTAAATAAAGCAGGAGACCTAGATTCACAGGCGATAAAAAAGGCAGGAGCAGCGCCAGCAACTTCACTTCTACCCTACGATGCAATAACTGACTGGATGATTACTGCAGGTAAGCCTACTACAAGGAGCGATGGAAAAGGAGGATATAAAGATTTTTCACCAGAATGGAAGAAAAGATTTAAAGATAGAGAGCCTTCCATGAAATTAGAAGACTGTATTCAATGTATGCAGTATTGGAATGGAATAATTGATACGACTAAAACAAAAAAAGAAACTATTGAAATAAACGGTAAACCGTATGATGTTGCAAATTATGACACTGCTCGAGTAATTAGACAATTGGATCAATTAAGTAATCTCAAAAAAGTTAAATCTTTAGTAGAAGAGGCATGGAAGGCTAAAGGCATTATATATTTTAATACTGGCTCGCCTTCAGAATATGAGTTTGAAGGAACTAAGTATTCTATTGAGAAAGACAAACAGGTAACATTTGACCCAAATTTAATCGTTGAAAAGAGTAAGATTTTACTAGAAAAAGCGAAAAAAACATTTGTAAACACTGGAAAAACCAGAAGAAATTCAAAGACTGATATGCTTTCTCCAAACCCCAATTCAGATAATGTATGGTTTGATACAGGAGAGGGAGGAAAATATTATTCAAAGAAATCTAGAGATCAAACTGGAAGCTTTTGGCTATGGTATCAAATAATATCGGACGATGCTCAATTTCAAAAGTTATTAGCTAGATTCGATGATCCAACTTATGTGAGGACAGTATTCACAAAAATGACGGAGCAGGATAAGATAAACATAATAAAGGGTATTTCGGACGCTGCACAGAAGAAATTTGAGAAAGGATCAGTCGGAGCAATGGAAGGGATCTATGGCGCTACTTCCATCGTGTGGTGGCCGGTTGAAGCTAAAGAGACGATGCCAAAAACAACGGTCCTTAAACCAGCTAGTCCAGGAATTGACGTTGAATATGAAAATGAATGGGACTTTTCTTGGCCGTATGCTAAAGAAGGAGGAGTAGGAAAAGAACTTGCAATGACCTACTTTAAGAGTGATTCAGCAATAATACAAGATGGCAAGGACAAAGAGATAGACAATGCAGTCAAGCAAATCATGGCTGAAATTAAGAGCAAAAATGGTACTCTTAAATCATTAAAGTATAGAGTAGTAGCATCGACGAGTGACGAACCTTCTAAATATGCAAGCCCTAATAAAGTAGCCGCAAAATACGATATTGCAAATAATCAACCTTTAGTTAGAGACCGTGCTAAGGTAATCGAAACTGCCCTAACTGCTGCGATCACTGCGAACGGAATTGATCCGACCCTGGTCACTAAAGACGGCGAAGACCTTACTCCTAATAATATTCTAGACGATGGAAGTGCAAAATACCAAGAGAAAAAATGGATGCGGCTTGATCATAAGGACCCTAGAGCAACGGCTGCTACTGATGCTGAATATAAAGCACTATTCGCTAAACCTAAACATTCAGGGCTTCTATTTAATATAGTATATACAACCATTGAAAAGGAAAAGAGTGAACCTACTCCTGAAGAAACGACCGTATCTGATTATGAGGTAGTAGGAGAATGGCTATTCGAGATCAAGTGGGCAGGCGGAGGAAGCTACAAGAAAAAGAGAAGAAGAACTCACACTAGAAGACCGATGAGGGGAATCCCTTGGGATAAATTGTTTCCGCCTCTTCCTGCAGGTGGAGGATGGAGCGTCGAAGACTTATGTGACGCATATGGTAGATCAGGACCAGGATAGAGGATCACTCTATTCTGTTAGTTAATAATAAAGTGGAAGATATTCGATATCTTCCATTTTTGTTTACATAGACCTTTTGATATACTCCACAAAAGGTAGCCTCCTTCTTTAATAGCTTTGAGTTATGACCTGGAGACTCGATCCAATAATTTAGGACACACTGTGCAGCTAACTTAGGATCGACTATTTTGGATCCAATATTTTTAAGCCAAAGATCGCCAACTTTTTGTTTTGTAGGATCCTTAAATACCATTGGTCCAGCATTAAGACAGTTCTCAGCAATCATGCCGCCTGCTCCTAATTTTACGCCAAATCGTTCAACTCTTGTTTCAGGAGAGACTAGATTTTCAATAAGATGTAGTGAATCATAATTTCGCTCAAAGTGGCCTCCTTCATCGTATATAGACAGGTATTCGCAATGGTGTTCACAAGCACGAGTCGCTTTAGAGTCTAGCTTAAGTGGATTGAGCCCATTTTTTTGACGATATTCATTTATGGCATCAAGTAGAAGAGTTGAGAATTCAGCCTCAGTAGTTAAAAGGTTTTTAGGAACTTGAGAAAAAGTGATCGTAGAGATCAATAGAAGGGTTAATGTTATTAATTTCATGGCTCTTACATTTACTGTGGATATAGTTATAATACAATAAAAAGAGTCGGTTTTAAAAGATAAATAACTAAAAAACTTATTTAAAAATGGGTGGTTATTTATTAAATTATAACAAGTGGAGAGCTCTATATGAGTCAGCTCAACTAAATGAGGCAATTGAGATACCTGGATTTAATCTTAAACCGGTAGAAAAAGGAAATAAGCTAGTTTCTAGAGTTTCGTATCCATCACTTGGAATTAATCCAAAATACGATAATGAGCTAAATTCAATCATGACTAAAACAGTCGGTAAGGAGACAATTCCTAAGTTATTTGTAGTAAATGGTAGTGAAGTTGATTCTCAGGCTGAATATCGAAAAATATTTACTGCGCTAGTTTATGGAGTGATCCAATATTTTGAAGATGATACATTAAAGGATAAGATCGATGATATTGCTCCACAACTTAAATTCACAACAACGATTTCAGGTAAAGTACAATTGTATGGTTCAAGTAGTGGAAGGATTAGTACACAAGGACAAATTGTGGAACCGAATACTGGTGGGGCAGTCTATATTTCAAACACAGCTGACACTAAAGAGTCATCAGTAATCGGGATATGTAAATATATCAATGGATTTAATTTACAGAATTGGATGACAGGTAATTTCCTACAGATAGATCCAACGAAGATTCTTGATCAAAACAATGTAACTGATTTAACTGGAGCGATGAGAGAGGCATATGTTGAAGAACGAGGATTCTTACGATTAGTCAGTCCAGCAAGTGCAAGCATTACTGCTGGAGCAAGGGGTACTGAGACTGAAACTGTTCAAGGTGCACAGGCGCAAACTGGTAATGCAGAGATTGCATTTACTGCTGGAAAATCAGATATTGATGATAAAGGAGTTAAAGTTGATGCAAATCACCCTAAAGTAAAAGAGATTGGTGACAAGATCATAGGGTATTTAGGAAACAATGGTGTAATTGATTCAATGACGTTAACCTCATCTGCAAGTCCAGAATATGGATCGATCCAAAACGTTGCAGGCTGGGAAAAATCTTATCCTAAGGGGACTACTGGAACAGCTGATCCTGGTGCAGGAGCGGATGACGCTGGTAAAAACATGAAGCTTGCATACGATCGAGGAGTCGTATTTAGTAATGCGTTATACGCTTATTTAGGAGGACATGTAAAACAAAATGCAATTGCCGTTTCTTGGAAGATCTCAACTGATGCTCCAGGAGGAGGAAAGAATATCACTTACTCAGTTGCTACTAAAAGTGAATCTCCACAAACAATCACAAAAACGACTTACCAAGGAGCAAAAGTATCTGTCAAAAATGAAGATAACTCAATCGTAGTCTATAAGATTACGTATGATGCGTCAGCAATTGCTAAAAATAAAGATGGACTTTTCACAAAAGAACGAATTGATTATAATAAATTAAAAGTAGGTGATAAGATCATAGTATACGCTAAGGACATGAAGACTAAACTTGGAAAAGATGAAGATGAACCTGTCACAGTAAGTAAGGTTGAAGATAATAATGTTTACGTAAATTATAAAGAAAACACCGATATCTTGATACCTAAAGATAGATACATTAAACAAGTAGGAAAAGCTGAAAAGCAAGAAGCTGAAATCTAATCTTGACTTTAGATATTTGATAAGGGAGTCTAACGACTCCCTTTTTTTGGCATTATATATACGTACCCATTAAATGTGGTCTTGCTCTTATCTAGTGAATGAAATGTAGCATCAAACTTGATAGATTTATTTTTACGATCAATCAATATGATCGAAACAATAGTAGCTGCTTCGTCGTTGGGTCGAGAGATAGCTGCCTCATGGGTAGAAGAGTGAATCCAACCCTGAACAGCTTTCTGTGCAAGCGCTTCAAGATCGATCTCACCGCGATCACTAATGATATTTGTAAAAAATGAACCTGACGTTTCGTATCTATATAAACACTCAGCATTGCTCCAATAACCTAGGCTATCTGAATGTCTCTGCATGGGCCGATTAAAATTTCCATATGCTACTCTGGTACAAAACTTTCGCATCAGGGAGTCCTCAAATGCCATAAATGGAGAGAGGCTTTGTGTGATTCTATACTCATTAATCTTTTTCCAGATCAAACTATCAAGCTTAGTAGATTCGATTCTTTCTACTTGTGAAATCGAAGAGAATGAAAGTAATGCAAAAAATATTATTGCAATTGTTTTCATGGCTTTAAATTTAATTGGTTATAGCTATAATACAAAAAATTATCGAAATAAAAAAGATAAATAATAAAAAATTAAATTGTAATGGCAAATCCAGTTATGAACTACAACCAGTTTATGTCAGCATTCAAAAAAGCTGAAGCGGGATACCGTGGAAAAGCTAATGTTGCGGCTAACGATAGATCAGGTTCTATGAAGATCAATCAAGGTTTAGTTGAAGGTCCAGTTAAAGGAAAAGGAACTCCTCAACTTGATAAGTATACTAAACAATACATGACTACTGCAAAGAACAAGAGTGTAGTAGGTAAGAAGAAGTAATCAATAAAAATCTAGGACCAATGAATAGAGCTATCATGAGATTTGAGCAATATGCTCTACTTGAAAAGAAGGGCGACCTTAAGAAGCTAGTAGGTAAGGACGAGGACGAAGAGCTTACGATAAATGATGCCAAGAAGATTGGGGTCAAGGTTGCTAACATGGAAGGAGAGGACAAGAAGAAATACGTTGGTATCATCAACTTTTTAGGGGCTTCATGTAACATCTATAACGAGCTTTGGAAGAATTATAAACGAACGAGAGATCGTAAAAAAGACTAATGGATAAAGTATTTGAAAAGGCGTATTCTGATGAGGCTAGCTCAAAGGATGGAGGTTTCATCTTTCAAGCAATCCTAAACTATGACCTGTCCTGGTCAATAGTCAATGGCGAGACTGCACTCGATCAAAAAAATATCCAAGGTTGGCTTAAGCAAGTAGATGTTTTTCCAGATATGCGGTTTGAAGAGGGCCATGCCACTCTTACCTATGTTATCTTAAGTGAAGTAAATCTACTTAAAAGAAAGTTTGAGCTTGCGAGCGAGGCAATCAAGAGATTACTTAATCCAGATTATGCTCGAGAAATGGACGGTTTACCTGCTGAAGTGACACCGGAAGAAGAGACACCAAAACCGGTCGAGACCGACATAACTGACGACGATTGGAACAATCTCTTACCATCTGGTCCAAATCCACCATTGGGATTACCTGAGCCACAAAAGAGAATTGGTCAAGGCCAAGTAGCTTTGCCTTCGGGCCCATCTGCTCCACTAGGTCTTCCGCCAGCAACTTCTGAATCAAGAGTAAATGAGGTTCTTTTTACTACAAAGTTGACTTCTGCTCAAATCAAGGCGATTAATGACAAGTACTTTAGCAACACTCACTATGAGGTAAGGTTCACAGTAGATCGAATGGTCCTACGTGAGGTCTCAACCAGTGGACTTGATACGGGTTCTCCCAATGTGACACTTAAACTTTCTACAGGTATGGTGGACACGCTTGATGGAAAAGCAATCAATAGCTGGGACGGATTTAAGGTAAAGGTATCGGGTAAAAACACTCTAATTAATAATGAGTCGCTGTTGATAGACAACACGACTGAACCCAAGATCTCAGAAATAATGGTATATGACCCTATTGAAAACGTGAATGAACTTATCTTTAGGACTATCCTACCTTCTTTAGTATTGGAATTTAAGGGAGACCGTGTACAAATAGATAACTATTCAAACCGCTCTTCACAAGTATCTATACGATCTAACATTGATTTTGAAAACTTATTTAATATTGAGGAGGCACCCGCCTCTGAGATAGTAGACACAGAAGAGGGAGAGGAACCTGAAGAGGAGAATACTGAAGAAACTCAGGAACCAACTACACCCGAACAAAATATTGCTCCAAAGCAAAATAAATAACTAAAATAATCGATACACAATGGCAGGTTTACCATATTGGACCAACTCAGTCGCAGCTCGAGAATACTACGAACCGATCTATAAGAATCAGTTTGAGGTGATCTTGAACCCACCGGCAGTAATCTCTGGTAGCAATGTAGCTCTTTTAGTGGAGCACGTGACCGAGATTTCAGGTCTGCCTGAAATAAATTCTAACGGGACTCTAGTTGAACAGTCTTACAAGTTCGCTAAAAGATCCTTTGCTGGAGGAATCCCAGACACTACAACTGCTGACTTAACTATTAAATTTACAGTCAACTTAAATGAAGAAAATGACGCATATGTCTATAATATCCTTAGGGCATGGAACGATATCGTTTACAATCCTCAAACGGGTAGTCAAGGACTAAAAAGAGACTATGTAGGTTCAATGTCAGTACACGTTGCAAACAAGACTGGTGAGATCTTTAGAGAATGGAACTTTCCAGTGATCATTCCAAATGATAAACTGACTGAACTCTCTTTAAATTACACTGAAAATGGAATCTATGACGTAACGATGAAATATAGAGCAGACTACTGGGTTGAAACTAGAGTAGGTCAGATTAACGTATAAAAAATCGAGATAAAAATGGAAATGTTTAACACACATCGTCGAGATATCCTAAATTTCGATAACTATATGGATCTTAAGAAACCAGGATTCGGAGGACCTAAATCTGCAATCGAATTACGGGATGCTCGAGGTAATATGAATGATCGCGATCCTAAACTTAAAGGATTTAGACGAACTGTTGAGAGAGACCCTGCTTTTTCTCACCCTGTATACGACCCTACGTACAAGGCAATGACTGGCGATCTTGTTTATCGACAAGAAAAAAAGAAGCCGTTTACGTATGATGATCGAATCACTGGAATTCCAGTTGTAGAGATCGAACCAGTAGAAGAGGGAAGAGCCTATTCTTCATTTACCCGATTCATTAATGAAGAAGTAGAAGATGAGTTAGAAGACGAATTGGATGCTGAATTAGAAGATGAGTTAGAAGATGAGTTAGAAGACAATCAATATGCTGAATTAGAAAATGATTATGAAGAGAGTGACTCAGATGATTGGAACGAAGATGAATATCGTCAGGAGGCAACTGCTTTCAATAATACTATGTCAGACCTGCGTAGCATAGAGGCTATGCTTCGAGGATTTGAAAACGGAGAAAACTTTGATGATGAAGAGGAAGACTTTGGTACAAACCCATTAGAAGACGAGGAGAGTCCGTTTGGAGAGATACCCGACTGGGTAAAGGAGCTTCAAGCTCCAGAAGATTCTGAAGGATATTAATCGAAAACCTCATAGCAATATGAGGTTTTTTGTTTTATATAGTTATAGTTGAGACCAAATCAAGTGGTAATTCTAGTGGATCTGCATCATTTAAGGTGGATATTATTCCATAACTAAATTCAAACTCAGGATACTCATTAGTGATAAAGTCGATTGTGTTTAAAACTACTGATGCAGAAAGATTGGAGTTTAGGTATATTATCCTACTGTATTTTTCGTTCTTGACATTAATTGCCTTATCTAAAAGTTTCTTAATCTCATAATTTAATAAAAAAGACTGCACCTTATTTGGAACAATAAACTTTGTACTAAACTTGTCCTTAATCAGCTTACTCACGTTTAGGATGTAATCGCTACGATCCTTTCGATTAAATGTCAGGATAAAGCTCTTATAGTCTTTAACAAAAACAATTGATACTTTTCTCTTTTCCATTCTATATGTCTAGTTTTACAACGTCAATATTTGCAGCACGCAATATTGTGATTCCAGAAACATCTCGATATGTCTCACGATAAATTACAAGCTTGATTCCTGCCTGGATTATTAGTTTTGAGCACTCCTTACATGGAGAATAGGTCACATAGAGTGTAGCACCTTCTGTGCTTTGAGTGGATCGAGTCACCTTCATCATTGCATTGGCCTCAGCGTGTAATACATACCAATTAGTGTCTCCGTTTGCATCTTCACAATCGTTTGGAAAACCCTTAGGCGTGCCGTTAAATCCGTCTGAAATAATGGTACCGTCCTTAACGATTAGAGCACCGACTTTTTTACGTTTACAACAAGAAAGATTGGACCATTCTGTGGCCATCTTCAAGTAGGTAATATGATATTTAAGATCCTTGTTCGTCATTCTTTTCTTTGGGTTTAACGATACTGTCCGGTGTAAGAGAATAAACTATCGTGACTATTCCTACCCATTGTGGATAAGAGATGACTGATCTAAATACTTTATCTAGACTAGTCCATTCATATATGAAATCACAGAGCAAGGAAATTACTAGTAATTTGATGGCTGTTCCAATTATTGATACTATTGCTTTTTTCACAGGTTTACGTTTTTAAGAATCCAATCATATAGCGGATCAGGTAAGTCAGTTGGCTCATCTTGTCCATCAAAGAGAGATACGAAATTAGAGGTTGGTGTACCGATTATGTTAATTAGATCTAGATCGACTTTAGGAATCTCTAAGGGCTCAAACTTACGAGTAATCATCTTCTTTGCGATCTCAAAATGACGCTCGTAGATATGAGAAGAGTTAGCGATATGCGTATATGTACCTAACTCTAATTCAGGATATCCTGCATGGTGACGAAGATGGTTCAGCATCTGCGATTGTAGGATAGCAAAGAATGCAATATCTGTAGGAAGTCCCAAGATCACATCATTGCTGCGCATGCTCACAGTAAGGTTAAGCTTATTATTTCTGATCTGAAAGATTCCATACATTGTACATACAAAATCCTTATTTCCTTGTCTCTGATGGGTAGGCAGGTTAAAGTGCAGGACAGCCTGTCGTGAATCCTTGTCTTGAGCTAATGATTCAAGTGCCCATTGATATTGAGTAAAACCGTGTTCATTCTGGTTATTAAATAGCAGATTGCCGTATGAAGAGTTTACAGTATCATCTTCATTTTTAATAGATTCCCAAAACTTTGCGTATTTTGCGATATATTCAACATCATTTCTACCCATAAAATACCATAGAAATTCTGCAGCAATATACTTGGATTGAGAAGACCTAAACTCGTTTCTATAGAGACACGAAAGAGGATCTTCAATCACCAATGCTACATCACACATTTCATTGATCCTCATGTCCCGAGGCTGAGTCACATATTCTGGACTAGTCATCAATTCATGTAAGAGTTCTTCGTATGCGGCAGCAAAGGAATTTGCTTGAATTATTACCATAACTTAGTTTTTATTTTTATACATGTTACTTTTAAAAAGTTTCGATTTTTAAATAAAACTTTGCTAGCATCATACAATGTATAACTAGTTTGACTAAATTTTAATTATTTCCATTTCTGAGAAATGATCCTTCTGATTTACTAATATTCGATGATCAAAAAGTTCTTCAGGTAGAGATTCATGAGAAACAACAAAGATTGTCATATTATATTTGGTTGAATACTCTTTAAGGATTGATATTGCACGATAAACATTTGTCTTATCTAAAGAACTAAAGATTTCATCAAGAAACATTACGTTCATGGTGCTGTGCTTCATTTTAATTATTTCAATAAACGCAAGCAATACAATAAGGTTCATCTTTTTTCGCTGCCCACTGGATAAACTCTCAGGAGAGATTTGCATTCCTAAATAAGTAATATGTGGATCAAACTCATTATCGAATTCAAATGAAAACTTAAATTCTAATTTTTCAGAGATCTCAAGAATCCTAGCATTTAGGGTAGGAATAATTCGGTCAATCATATCACGTTTGATTCCATTTTCAGATAGAAGATCATCTAAACTTAGTGAAACTGATCTGGTAGAATTTAACTTATCGATTGCGTGTGAATCCTCGCCTATTTGATCCTCTAAGCTCTTAATTATCCCAGAGATAGAAGATATTTCTTCTGATCCATCATTCTCCTGAGCAGCCTCTAGTGAGGACTCTAAAGCTTGTAATTCAGCCTTCTTATTGAAATAATTAGAATCAATATCACCCCGATCTAATAATAATGAAGTTAAGCTCTCATTGATCTCATCAGCTAATTTTTTCTTATTAACTAGTGATTCTTTTAATTTAGTAATCTTCTCTTCGATCTTTTCTTTTATCTCGATTGAAGAATCAGATTTTAAATCATTAAGACAGTGAGGACATCGGTTTTTAGCGTATATTGTGAGTCGGTTCGATAAGTCTCTAATCTCTGAATTTATTGTAATAACCTCCTCTTGAGCGGCTTTATTTGTCTTGGTTTGAGAATCAATTTTATCTTTAAGTTTAGTCTTTAAGACTAGAGCTGCAGATACTTCTACCTTTTTATTGGTGATATCAAGGGTAAGCTTATCAGTAAGAGCCTCCTTCTTTTTGCTCAGTCTCTCTTTTAGTGCCTCAAGTTGAGCTTCATAAGTTTCTAAATTAGATTGACTGCTTTTTAGAGTAGCTGAGTGAATATCAAGATCAGATTTATTTTCCTTCAATTCCTCCTTTACTCTACTCCGCATATCAGAAAGAATATCAATTCCAAATATTCGATCAACAATTTTTCGTTTATCATCTTTGCTTAGATTTACAAATGATTTAAAATCATCAAATGAAAGACTAATAGTATTACAAAAAACTGAAAATGGAATACGTGAAAGTTCCTCTTCAATAAACTCATCGACTTTTCTCTTATCTGGTAGATTAAATTGAGAGCCGTTTATTTTAATATCACTAAAGTTTGGATCAATTCCTCTGTCAAGCTCAACAATCTCACCAGAGTTGGTAACAAACTTTACGTTAGTATAGGCATTTCGATTTATCCAATTTGGGATATCTTTCATTTTACGAATAGCCGAACGTCCATATATTGAGACGGTCAGCGCTTCTTTAATTGAAGATTTACCTGCACCATTTTCTCCCTCAACTAGGATTAGTCCTGGTTTATCGTCAAACTTAAATGTTTGTAACATATTACCATAAGATAATATGTTTCTATATGAAAATTCTATTAGTCTCATTAATCGTATTGTTTGGTGTTTCTCAAAGAATCGTAGATTTCTTTAAAACGGTCTACTATTTTTTGAGACTGATGTGATGGAAGATTCATTATCTTTATTCTCTCATCAAGTAGAGTAAAGATATTATATTCATAATTTGAATCTATTTCAATATCGCTCTTTTCTCTTAATTGATCCTTTGAATAAGAGCCTAATTCAAGACGACGATGTCCATAATCTTTTACAAGTTCAGTAAATTGAGATATTGGAAACTTTTTTGAAAATTCAGATTCTATTAAAACATCAATAAAATTATTATTGAAGAGTTCACGAATATCTTCAGGAGTCTCATTTAATAGCTCAAAGATATCAAATTTTAGATGTTTTGGAGAAAAGTGATTTGGCACAAATTTTTCTTGTACTTCTTTTCCACTAACATCTAATACGTAGAAACCTTTAGTGTTTCCTCGATCTCCTCTATCCATTTCATATGGAGTTCCAACATAGAGAACATTTCCTTTTTCTTGGCGAATATGAATATGTCCAGAATAAATTCTAGAGAATGATTGGATATCTTCCGGTTCTAGGCCATGCTCAAGCTTTTGAACTTTATTAAAGTTAAATCCTTTAAAATCAGTATGGCAAAATACGTATCTAGCTGAGATATTCTTTTGAATTTGAGCTTTAAGTTCAGGTAGATTCTCAATCCACGGTAACATTAGAAACTTATGAGAATTTATCGATAATATTTCCGGTTTTGAGTATACTTGGAAATTAGGATATATTTTATCAAATCCTTCTAGTGAATGAGTATCAGTTCGATCTTTATAGTATACGTCATGGTTACCAAGAATTACAAAGACTCCTCTTTTAAATTTTTTAGTAAGTACTTCAGCTATCTTTAGGGATAGTTTATAGATACGTACATTAGTAGATTCCCTAACGTGATTCCAATCACCAACTTGGACAAGTATATCTGTTTCTGGATTAAATCCTTCTTCATCAATCATTTTAATAAAATGATCAATTAGATATTGACTTTGAATTTCAGACCATTCAACTGAATTGTTTCGTATACCTAGGTGAAGATCACCAAGTACAAATATTTTTCGAATATTGTCTAATTTCATCCTTGAGTTGCTAACTGGTCAATATCTATTACTTTTGAAATACTCGTAAGTTTTGCTAAAAACGCAGTAAGAGCAGCAGGGGTCGCAAAAGTATAAGTGGTTGGCAGGATTGAGTTAGCATCATAGAACGTTATGTCGGTTGATGAAGTCTGTTCATACCGATATACTTGCTCAAGGTTAAGATATACTGATCCACCTGTGTGAGTTAATTTTATCCAAATCATTAGTGTATTCTTTTTTTATGCATTTTTCCTTCTAGGAATTGGTATTTTTTATTTAGTTCAATGATTAGTATTTCCTGAATCTCAGTTTCAAGGGAATCAAAGATCTTTTTATATTCCATTGAAGATATTGAAGAGATTGCTTCTAAAATATAGATTGGACTATAGAAAGTAATGCCCTTATTAGTAACGTCCAAGTTTTCATGAACCCTATTAAAAATCAGGTTAATGTCCTCCTTTGAAAATCTTATTTTTGCAACGGAGGAGTTTTTGTCGGTCAGCTCACTAACATACTTGCTTAATACATCGTCAGTCTTTAAAAAATCAAAGATTATATCAAGTATAAATGAAGATTCGAGCTGCTCCTCATAATCATAAAGATCCTTTAGATAATTATCGGAATAATCGGAAGATACTGATATCTTTTTTGAAAACTCATACTCATCAGAGTCTCTAAGCTTGTCTCCATTATAATAACTATTATTAAATATTTTATCTTCTCTTACCTGGTCGTCAGAGTTTTCTTCTGTGAATTCTTCGGTGCTCATTCATAAAGATTATTTTATATTGAATTAAAGAGAGCGTCATAGTCGTCCTCAATTAAGTTTTCATTTACAAACGATGGAGAGGCATTAGTTATTTCAGAGTATTCTGATCTTAACTCATCTGCCATTCGACTCACTTCTTCATCGTCGCTATAGAATTCGCTGTTTTGTCCAACTTCTTCAGAAAGTCTAAAGTAGTCCTTATGCATAGTATAAAACTTGTAACTTTCTTCGTAACCGTTGTCTCTATTCGCAATCACTTTGATTTTCATTCTACTCTCTAATGGACTTCTCATAAGACCAAATAGAGCGTCAACTGTGTGGATTAGACCAAATGACTCAGCTACTGAATCCATACCCAAATCAAAGTTGTCAATGTCTTCTCTACGAATCTGAGTAGCACTAATAACACACCATTCATTTCGCATAGCAACACCTCTAAGTTCTTCAGAGATTGCTTTGATCTTTTCATATAGGCCGTTTTGAGTGTTGATTGGTTTAAGTAGGTTTAAGTAATCAACAACGATGACTTTAAATTTTCGATTCATCTTTTGTTCTAGTCGAACAAAATAATTCTCAATGTCGATTGCAGTTGCGCCACCGGTTGGAAATTCTTTGATAACAAGTTCACCAATAGTTTGACCTGAAGCCTTAAGTTCATTTATCTTTTTCTCAATTAGCTTAGCTGCATGTTCGTCTGTGATATTAGCATAATCTTCAGACTTGATGTTTAAAATATTTGAACCGATTCTTTTCATATAGGCACGATCAGCTAATTCTACCGTGACTAGTCCAGTTGCATTTCCAGTCAAGAATGATCGAGCTGCAATATTTCCAAGCACCATTGATTTTCCAACCTTTGGTCTACCTTGAAAAACAACTAGCGCTTTTGAATTCCAGCCACCACCCTGTACCTTATCTAAGAATGGAAATCCAGTAGGACTACCTGATTTAGAAATTTGGATATGGGATTCAGGGTTAAAGAAATTTAAACCAGTATCTGCGCTAGAAAAATTTAGAGCAAGCTTACTACTAATATCATTTCTGATTTTTTCAGAAATCTTATCAATATTTCCAGGATCAATTGGGGTAGTCTTTAAATAAGTAAGAAGATCAAATACTGTTAGGTTTAGATTTCTTAGAAGAATAAACGACCTAACGTACTTATAAAGATAATCATAATTGTATTCGGTCAAGTTAAAGGCATATAACTCATTAAACTCGTCATCATTTAGATTAACATGAGAAAGATCAAGGTAACTCTTTAATTCCTTTCGGTTTGGAATCTTTTCGTATTCTTTAAAAAACTTAACGGCTGCCTTAAATGACTCCTGTCGATCATCCTCATTAAAATAGCTAGGCTTCATCATTGTGATTAGCTCTTCTCTTCTTAACGAATCATGATTGGATGGACGTAGGTCATTTATGTCATTCTCAGAATTAAGAATAAAATTCCAAACCATCTTTTCAAGAGAGTCAATATTTTCTGTAAAATCAATCATTCGTTAAGTAAAAATAAGTTAATCCTTTTTTTGTAAAATAGATGAATTCTCCTTGAGTAGTAAGATATTCTTCGTTGATCATCGTCTTTAATGATTTAACTAAGTTTGTCTTAAAAGTTTCATCTTTTATCCTTTCACCAAAAACGTATTTTAGAGACTTGGATGAAAACTTTATGCCATCCGGGTCAATATCCTTGTCTTTGGAAGCAGCAACCCTTATAATGTACTGTAGGATCTCAAAAAGGAGGGTAAACTCATCGCTCAATCCCTCCTCATTATATAAGTTCAGATAATACTTTATCGGTAGATCAGAACGTAGATTCATCGTCATCGTTTAAATCATTAAGTTCACTTGTCTCTAATAGATCAATTTCATCTTGTGTTTCTGGGAATTTAAAGGTAGGCTTAATTACTTTTTCATCAAGTTCCAATAGTACGTCATGAGTAAATAATCGAGCTGAAAAAAATTCTTTGACTTGTACTAAATCACCATTGTGTCGAATAACATAATTTTTTCCAAGTTTCTTTGGTAGAAAATAGAATTTTTCTCCATCTACTTCAAATTCTGAACAGATTGATTGTTCGTCTGCTTTAAGCTTTGAAAACTCTTTTTCAGTCAATTTATTTCCTCGACCTACTCCACAATTTTCCCAACTAACAAACTGTTCAAGACCAACATATTGATTCATACCTTTATGGAAAGAGATATGGAATTCAATGTCGATTGGTTTAGCTAAACGATTCTTTCTAGTCTTGGACCTAACGATAATTCCAGTAGTGGTTTTGGCATCGTCTCTTAAGGTACCTTTACTCAACATCAAGATTATTGAAGCTGAAAACTCAGGACCACCACCACCAGACATTCCTTTAGGAGTGTATTGATCCATCGACGCATATGTGTGATTTGTAAAAATAAATGGAACTTTTAAGTTAGATAGTTCAAGAGTAAATGACTTGAATAGAGATCTCATCTCTTTAGAACGAAGTCCCATATCTGATGCATTTTTACCAGCATCCATGTCTCGCTTGCTCTTATCTGTATCCAACATTCCGACTGAATCTACAAAGATCGCAGCCTTTAATCCTGGATTTTCTCTCATCGTTTCGATAAAATCATTGATAAAGAACTTAACATCACTGATTAAACCCATACGAAGGTATTTTAATTTTTCTAGATCTACTCCAAACTTAGTGTAGTCAGACCGGTCAATTGCACCCTCAGTATCGATATAGAAAACGAAATAGTCTTTCTTTTGAAGTTCACGAACAGCATTTAAACAAAGAAATGTTTTACCTGCACCAGAGTCTCCAGCAATTCCAATACTTCGAGTGTTTGGATATCCTCCAAATACTGAACCTGAAATTTGTGCATTTAAAAGATAATTTCCAGTTGGAATATAATCATCAATGTCGGAGAATCCCATTAAGGTGACTTTGGACTTTACTTTCTTTTCTAATAGATCATTGAACTTATTAAAAGCATTAATTGCGTCATTTGTTGACTTTGCCATAATTAATTTGTTTTAATATATTCTACTAGAGAATGGGCAAAAGTTCTATTCAGAGATGTATGAAAGTAATAAAATAGAACAGGATAAGGCTAACGTATCGCATATCTCTCCTCTCATGACTCTGCTAAATCTTACTTTATCTATAGAGTGAAGCTTTGATTCGGGATTAAGAACTTTTGCTGTAAATCCGGACGGTTCATCGCTATAATTAGTTAGGTTGACTGCATAACACTTATAAGTCTTAGTAAAAGGAACAGTATGTTGGATTTGACCTAAATAAAAAATATCATTTACATCAATATCATTCAATCCAAGTTCATGGTCTATGCAATCTGATAGAGACTCATGATAGGTGTTAAATTCGTCTGGTTCAAGTGTAGTTGTGATGCATCGATGGTTTTCTCCATCCAATACATAATCGTGATATTTAGCTAAGTATAAGTTTTTTATTTGGCCGTTTTCATTAACGTCAAAAGGAAGCAAACATATTGCTTCCTTTGAGGATGAAATTCTTTTAAAGCTTCCCTTGTCTCCAGTGAAACTTAGAATCTTAAACTTATCGTCTGAATATTCTTCTTTTGAATTAAACTGATCATTCTTCATGGATCTCGGTGATATTTACAGTAGGTCCAGACTTGCTTCTCTGAGTTTTTAGTGGAACCACCATGTCTGAGATAGCTGACTGTATTACAGTTTTATTTATCGCTCGAAAAACGTAATCAGATAATTCACTTAAAAACTTTTCTTTGTCCTTAGCGTTACTATACATCATCTTTAGAAAATCCTGTTCAGGAAGATTCATAGTTACTTGAAGATCTATTTTACGCTCTTCTGAATTAAACATCTCAAACATATTAGTAGTAGGCTGAGCCTGTTGAAAATGTCGAGGCTGAGCATCACCATTTTGTTCTAAAGAATTTGGCGGCATTGTCTGAGTTTGATTTACTCTAGGTTGAACAGTCGGTCTCTTTGGTCCAGAAATGGATTCAACTTCTGCTTTACTTAAAGGCTGCATGTCTCCATGTATCATGAGTAGACTTGTATTAAGTTGAGCAGTATCTACACTTGACCCATCATCAAATAGGGCAAAGAATCGGTCTCCCCTAGGCTCAATATTTCTGCAGGTAACAACTTTGCCTAATAATTCAGGACGATTTGTCTTGATCCACTGAAATTTTGCTCCAGAAAAGTTTTCCATTAAGGAAATTAGTTTATTTTCATCAAATTGCATCTGATCTTGATTTTTTTTAGGAATTAAGTTCTTCCATAGTTGAGGCAGTCTTATTCTCCTCAATAGCTTTAATAAATTCTTCATCTAACGAACCATTATTTGGAAGATTTGAGTCTGGTTGAACCAGTGTGATTGTTGAAAAGTGATCTGCTGGAATAGGATCAATCGACTTATTCCATAGTGGATTATACATTTCGCCAGTTGAGCGATTTATTGCAAACTTATCTTTGCTTGTAGGCAAAGCTGCCATCTTTTTTCTAACCTCCTTGATTTGTTGAGGAGATGGTGAATTTTTACATGCGTCTAGAAATCCTTCTAGCCAGTTTACAAAATCTTGTGTTGTGTTCATATTAATCGGTTATTTTAAAATTTATCTCTTCTTTTAGTTTTTCAATGTCTAAATCATCTGCAGTGTCTGCATTTAGGACAGTCAGTGTCAGCTTTTCGATATCACTGGATCGATATGCTATCACATAATAGTCAGTTAATTTATCTTCTAATTGAGCAATTGACTTATTAATGGGTTGTAGTTGAGTTATTGAATCTTCCGGAAAAGCAACTACGAGTATTGGCTTTGCCATTATTTTGAATTTTTTAACTGTTTAATCTCACCCTGAGTCTTGATACGTTCATCATATAGACGAGTAAGAATTTTCCTAGCAACTGAATCTGTTTTACTTGAAAACATAGTATCGTTCTTAGTATGGATTTCAGTACCGTCTTTTTTAACTTTATCGGTTTTTCCAAGATAGGTATCTGGTGAGATATTAAATTGAATTTGTATGTTAGGATACATTGATGAAAAGTCATAGCATGCAACTGCACCATAATATCCAGGAATTGGATCCTTTACATAGGCGCCGGCATAGGTTCCATCAATAACTTCTTCTCCCCAAGGAAGTTTCATCATCTTCATGTTCTTGTTTAAGAACTCACGACACATTAGAATTTCAGCAATATACACTGGACTAAATACTTTATTTACTTCAACTTGAGCGACGTTTGCCATAGCGAAGGCAACATCCATTAGAGCTAGCTTATCTTCGATTAGTTTAACTAGAATAACGTCAATTACGTTATACATAGTAAAAAGATAAGTATCTTTTTGAAACTCTCTAAATGAAGGATAATCGTGGTGCAATTTAGCTGTACCTAGGACAAGATCTGCAATGTAATCAAGCTTATAGTTTTCTACAACTTTATAAGGCTTCATTTTTTCAAAGACTTGCATGTAATCAAGAACTCCTAAGTGAGTAGGAATCTTGACTTTAGAAACAGTTGATCGAGTTGGCATTTTTTCCATCATATCGATCTTTAGGTTCTTACCGCGATTCATCAGATACTTCCAGTCAAATTCTGTTACATTCCAGCCAGTCACAAAATTAAAGTGGGGCATAATCTTATGGAAATAGAATTCCATTAATTCATCTTCACTCTTAAAGAACTTATATTTAATTTTGAAATCTTGATTAAAGAGGCGAGCATCTTCTGGTTTTTTAGGAACGGTTTTTCTAAAGTATTCATTGACCTCTTTTTCCATTTGAACGATCTGTTCTGGTGCAAGACCATCAGGCTGATCTTCGGTATTTAAAATAGAGAGAATGTAGGTGATGTTGTCTTCATTACAGAATGAGATCAACCCAACTGGCATTCTAGCTTTGTCTGGTTCTGGAAAAGAGTCATCAATTAATTTAATCTCAATATCGAGATATGTTTTCTTAGGAAAATTATCAAAGTTATAGACTAGCTCAAGTTCTTCAGCCGTTAATTTTTCTTGAATTAACTCTTGAATTCTAAACTGGTTCATGTATTGTCCTTGAGACTGACCCTTTTTTACAAACTTTCCATTCCAATTTTTAGTAGTGGTTGGCGTTTGAGATTCTACCCAATTATACATTTCATGGTCCATTAGTCTTTTTCTAATAAATTCTATTTTTCCATTATTGTTATAATAAGAAATTGTTAAAATATTATCATTTAATACTTCGGCGCCAATTATCATACTTTAGGTTTAAACATTTCATTAATATGACCACATTTAGCACAAGCAATTACTGGAATTGGGACTATTGAGTCTTGATCCGAGCCTGTCATAAATCTTGAAACTTTTTTAATCATCATTTTTTCTTCAAACACCTTTCCTTGACACTCTTCACATTCCATGTATGGAGCATCTGCTAGATTAATGTTTAATTGCGGTTGAGATTGGCCGCCGAGTTGTGTTGAATCCATAGTTATTATACTTTTTTTAATAGCCTCTTTTCTGTCTGTCACGATTTTCTGCGTTCTTTGCCATGTACATGTTGTACATTTCCTGCGGAGTCATGCCAATTGAGATAGCATAATTCATAAAGAAGTGTAACATGTCAATGATTTCAAACTTTGCTTCAAGCTGATCACTTTCAGTTAGATCTGAGAACTTCATAAAGCCGTACTTGCCAAAGTCCTTTTTCCAATACTTCCAAATAGCGTTTCCGCTACCGTCCTTGATTCCGCCTAGGGCGTCAGTTGCTTCATGAATTTCATCTACCATCGCATGAGTATTTGCATGCCAAAATGACATAATTTCGCGAAGAGTCATGTTGTCAAAATTCCATCCATATACGTGATTTTGAGTGTCCTTTTGGAGAGCCATGATGTCGCCTAAAGTGTCAGTACTTTTTGAATATAGATCTTCGATCGTAAGATCGGCACAAGTATTATCGATATTTGCCATTCTTATAGTATTTTGATATATTATACTATAAAACGAGCCGAGGATCTTAATTTTTCTATTTTTTTAGATTTATTGATGCTATTTAAGATAAATAATTAAAAATATCTATACAGAGATGGCTGAACCAAGGATAAACTTAAATAATTACAAGTCTAGTGGTGTATACACAGTTGAGATTGATGCAAGTGAGAACGTAGTCTTACCTCTTACCACCGGTCGTTTAATCGTAGGGTCAAGTAGAGTAGGTCCTTTCAATACAGTAGTATTGATTAACGATATTCGAACTCTAAGAGCAGTATTTGGAGAAATTGATCCAAAATTAGAAAAAGCAGGAAGCTATTTTCATAGAACAATTGAGGTTGCTCTAAGAGAAGGACCTGTTTTTGCAATGAATGTTTTACCTTTGGATACTGAGATCGCGACACCTTCACTAAACTTAGACCAGGCAGCATTTACTACATTTAATACTGAGTCTGCTTCAAAGAATGAGGGAGTCAATCAATATCCAATGGTTGAATTCTTTAATCGCCAAAGATTATGGTTTGCGGATGCTGCAAAAGTAAACAAATCTAAAAACTTAGCTCTAGGTGATGATTATATCACTAACCCTGGAGGATTTGGTATAACAACGTCTGAATCGAATAAAGTTCTTTCTTTCGCTAACCTAGGTCAATATAACATGACAGTATGGGTTAGAAAAGCAAATGTTACTGGTTTTGATGTTACTGCTAAAGAGTGGTACGCAAGCGTAGGAGGAGGAAACGTTGAATTTCCTTCATTTGTTCACCCAGACGATTTTATTTCTGATTATTTCGTTGAAGTAATAGTGGTAAACGGTGATTGGACTAATTATTTAAAACTTTCAAAGGATCCGATCTACAAGGCATATTTTGATGAAGTAGGTCTAAAAACAGCCAATTCTGCTAACTTCTTTGCATTAAGAGAGATTACAGTTATTAATAGAACGATTGGTTGTTTGATTCCTGATTTTAGAGATCAAAGCGGCGTGACTGTTTCAATTGATAGATTAGTAAATAGAGCATTTCCTACTACTGGATTGATTTGTGCACTAGATGCTGAAAAATTAGATTTGATTGACTTAACTGATGATAACTTTATTGATACTGAAGTACCTACACATAGAGTAGATATCATTGGTCACGGATTTGATGAATTAGCATATTATGCAGATGATGGAGGTTTCGATAACGTATATGTTGGTGGAGTTTCTACTTTTACAAGAAATAACTTAGGTACAGGTTATACTACTGCGACTGGCGTAGCTACGACTAGTGCGGGAGGCGGTACTGGATTAACGGTTGACATTACTGCACTTGCCGGCGCGATCACTGCGGTTACTGTAAATAACGCAGGTACTGGATATGAGGTTGGCGATACTGTCACAATCACTGGAGGTGCAATTCCGGAAGTCCTAACCATAACTGCAGTAACATACCTTAATCCAGGAGTTGCGGCTACTCCACTGATTGATACAATCAGTTATAAAAAACCAGTAGACGCTGAGTTGATTTTTGAGATCACAAGCACTGAGACTGAGCCGAGTTTCCTACTTAATGCTGCTGCAGGTGATACATATATTATTAATGCTGCTACTGATTACTTAATTGCTGTACAAGGAAGTAAAATGTATGAAGCATATGCCAATGGATTCTTAAAGACTGGAGATATTAGTTCAAACGGTGGACTTAACCCTAACCGATACTTAAAAGTTATTGATAACTTGACAGTAACAGTTGGACCAACTACTCTAAAATACATTAAGATTGAAGTATATGCTAACTTAGGTTTGACTACCCTAGTCAATGAAAACACATACACTGTTTCTGGTACTAATTATCTTAAAGTGACACTAGATGATGGTGATGATTTTAAGAATACTTTTGACTTGACTGATACTAACTTTTTTGCAAGTTATTCTATCTCTCAACCAAACGTATTAACGTTAGAATTAGATGGAGCAATTACTGTCCAAAACAAGGCACTAGTTAACAAATATATCAAAGCAAATAATTATATTAAAGCTACTGTAACTGATGGTCGAGCTAGACTATTAAAAATAGTGTCAGTTCTTACCCCAAATCCATTAACTGCACCTGATACGATTAAGGTGACTACAATGGCACCTACTGTAGAAGAAGTAATTGGATTAGATGTTACTGGAAATGAGATTCAAGTATACTTAGGAATCCCTAACTTTGTAAGTAGTCTAAAGGGTCAGATTCTTACTGGATTTAAGTTGAGAAATGATCTTTTACCTGATGGAACTGCTGAGAGATTAGAAGGAACTGGTGGGATTTTAGATTATCTTTTCACAGATACTCTTATTCCTCAAGCATTAGCAAACGGCGAGATGGTTGACTTTAGATATGTTGTCGATTCTTATTCTGGAACGATTTCAAGTTCTTCTAAATACCATTTGGCTAAGCTTGCTGCACTTAATGGACAAGCTATGGCGATCCTAAATGCACCATCGATGCAGCAGTTTGAGAGATCGGTTGATCCTAGCTTCATCAATACTACAACTAGACTAGTTTCGACTGAATATATTTCACAAGGAGGTAATGCAGCATTGAATCCTAGTTTCCTATATAAGTTTGCAGAAGAGGATGTGAAAGGAGTTCCTTTGTCTTCTTACGCATCTTATCACTTTCCTAACTTAATAGTAAGAAGCGGAAGCAAGAATGTTTCAGTTCCACAAGCTGGATATATTTCTAACTTATATGTTAGAAAATTCAAGAACGGTACTCCATTCTTAATTGTAGCTGGTGGAAAACGAGGAGCATTGAACGATCCAGAAATAGTAGGATTAGAATATGACCTTACTGATGAGGATAGAGATTTCTTAGAGCCAGTAGGATTTAACTTAACTGTTAAACGTAGAGGATTTGGAATTATTTTATTCTCTAATAACACTGCATACCAAAGAATTAATTCGGCTCTTAATAATGCTCACGTTAGAGATAACTTATCTACTATTGAGAGAGATATCGAAAAGATCTTATTTAACTTCTTATTTGATTTCAATGACGAGATCACAAGATTGAGAGTAAGAACGATTGTTGAAAATTATTTGAACGCAGTAGTTAATGCACAAGGACTTTCTACATATGAAGTAATCTTTGATACTTCAAATAATACAAACGAGGTAATTTCTGCAAATGCGGCAATTATTGATATCCGAGTAGATTTCCCAAGAGGAATCCAAAAGTTCATCAACCGAATCACTATTACAAGAGTCGGAGGAACATTAAGTTCGGATTCAACTGGATTTATTCCAAGCTTCTAATTAGATTTAGATATATTAGAAAGGAGGCGACTAGCCTCCTTTTTTATTTTAGATAAATAAGAATAAAGATTATTATGAAATTAAGCGAACACTTATCATTGGCTGAAGTAACTCGAAGTGAGACTGCAAAGAGGAGAGGAATTTCCAATATGCCTACTGAAGCACATATTACAAATTTTAAGTTACTTGCAGAAAAGGTTTTTGAGCCGATTAGAAAACATTTTGGAAAACCGATTCACATTTCTTCTGGTTATAGATCAGAGGCTTTAAATAAAGCAATTGGCGGATCATTGACTTCTCAACATTGTAGCGGAGAGGCAATTGATATTGACATGGATGGGGGTGCAAATGGCATCACAAATAAAATGGTTTTTGACTATATTAAGGATAATCTTCAATTTGACCAATTGATTTGGGAATTCGGGACAGATTCTGCTCCAGATTGGGTACACGTTTCTTATGAATCTACTGGAAAACAACGTAAGCAGATTCTAAAAGCTATTAAAAAAGGAGGAGCGACTAGCTACATACCTTACAAATAAAAAAGAGGAGCTAACTGCTCCTCTTTTTATCTATTCAAATTCTTCTAGAGAGATATCGTTAGGGTCATCTAAGATTGCGATAATCTCATTTGCCATTATGACATAGTGTTTTTCTCCTTTGTATGTTAGCTCTAATCCAGCATAACGATTAAAAAGGATTTGATCTCCAGGCTTAACCACCATCTCGTTGTGTTTAGTACCGTCTCCAGTATTAACAACAATTCCGATATTTGGTTTTTTGACTGCTTTTTCAGGAAGCATAATTCCTTGACTCGTGCGAGTCTCCTTTTGTTTAGGTTTAACTAATACTCTTTCGTATAGAGGTTTCATAATGATGATAGGTTATTTTTTAAGTTAGTGAATTCCCTAAAATTAAAGCGCGTGATAGAGTAGTCATTAAAGAAATCTACTAGAGATTCTCTGATCTCATCTGGAAAAACTTTAATAGAAAGACGAGTTAACCTAATGTTAAATAATAGGTGTTCTCTGATCTCATCTATTTTATCCTGATCCTTAATCTTATTGATTGTTTGTATCTCCTCGACCACTCCAGAAATGACTGACTCATTTAGCTCATCTAGTAGAGATATAAAGCTTTCTCCAAACTTATTATACACTGCAGCAATTACTTTTTTGGCTTTTGCTGGAGACACGCTAGTTATTTTTGGGATATTATCAGACTTATCACCTAATAATATCTTACTTAGGACGTCCTCGACAAGATCTACTTTATACTCAACATAGTCTTTGCTTGCTAAATTTGAGATGGTCTTTTCTATGGTTGCTCCAGTAATGTGCACATCGCTTAAGGAAAAGAAGTTATCTATCTCCTCATTCGCTGCAGTAGGAACAAGCTGAGTGGGAACAAATAGCCTCTTGGTTTTGGCCATTTGTTTAGGTGTGATAAGTAGCACGTTTTTGTTCGGTGTACCCGTCAACTGTTTTAGATCCTGATCTACTGAGTATATCAGGATATCGTCGCTAATTATGTCACACAGATATGCAATGATGTCATCACCTTCAGTACCTTTAAATTTATATTGATTTATTCCAGCACGATCAACCAATTGAGGCATTAGTATGTGCTGAAAATAATCAAAGAAAAGATACTGATGATCGTCATATTTACGGTTTCCCTTATACTTAAATTCAGTAGGCGCAGAAGAAGTCTTGAAGTCAGAGTTTTTGAAAAACTCATTCGTATATTCTTTTCTCCAACTTGTTGAATCAAACACGATATGCACCCTTTCTGGGTGAGAGGAAATCGGTGTGATTAGGGAATTTAAGTAGGTAAAACAGAAATTTCTAAAGGTTACTCTTACGTGGTCCTTTAGCATGAATCCATCATCATTAAATAGATCATTAACATAGTATGCGTCACCAGTTCTCTTGTCTTTTGCTGACAATGACTTGGTGACGCTTATTGCGACATTAATAAAGGCGTTCCCGTCTATGATTAAGTCCATGTTAACTTTTTAATTTTTATCTTGTGATTCGTTTTTCTCGCTAGTCTTACGGATTGCTCGAATGGCTGCAGAAAGAGTCTCAGATTCTAATAAATTAAATCCTCCTTTTGCTTGTGAGTAATTAGCAGATGCGATTAGGACAAATAGCGCTTGACTGATATTCATTGTGCTGATAAAATCTTCATAAGCATTATCGTCAGCATAGGTAATTGTTCCAAATAGGATGTTTTGAGTAGCCTCAGTCGTTTGAGTTTTCTCTTTTTCAAGAGTTACTTGTGATTCTTTATTTTCTTCCATGGTAATAGGTTATTTTAAAGATTTGAGAATAGAGAATCATATTCATCGTCAGAGTCAGTCGAAGAAACGGATTCAGATTCGATTGCTGTTTCTAAATCAAGTGAAGCAGGTTTAGCTGGAGTACTTGAAAACTCTAGATCATCATTAACACTGGCTTTAGGGGCGTTTGATTTTCCAGGTTTCATTTTAGAACGAATTAATTCATTCATTTTAGTATCCTTACTTCTTTCAAGAATCATCTCCAATACTTCTCTTTGAGGAACTGCTGCAATAATAGCTTCCGCTACTTTAGTGAAAGTTTCTTCTGTCCAATCTTGGTGAAAATATTCATCCATTTTTGGAGTATTTTTTGTCATGAACTCGGTTACAAGCTTAACTGATTTTTCATCATTTTTAACCTGTACTTGAGTATCACCGATTTTAAATACTAGTGGAGTAACTTCATCCATGAATTTACACTTAGACCAATCTCTAAAATCTTTGGTTTTTTTACCAACAACACAAAGAAGATCTTTTCCTTCAAGTAGGTGATAAGGATTTACTTTTTTACTAGTTGAAAATCCATCAAGCTCTTCAGGATTTACTAATTGGTCAATAAGCATTCCAATTTGATTTCTAAACTTGAAGATTTTAATAGTTCCTTCAAGATCAGGTCTTTGTGGATCTTTCTTGATGTAAACAGCTGAGTGATTAGTACTCCATCGTGAGAAGTTTCTACCAATTTCTTCAGCGATTTCAGGTTCCTCTTTTTTCAAAGATCTTAGAACTGATTCCATTGTCCAAAGGATTGAAGGTTTTTCAACATTCGATGGACAGTCAATAATTAAGGATTCCTTAGTTAAAGGATTCCAAAATTTAGCAGTGTACTTTGTGTACTTGCTTTTTGTTTTGTCAAACACATACGGAATAAATCGGAAAACTGACTTATACGAACCGTTGTGCGCATTTGGATCCGGATCATACACGTTCGGATCTACTTTTTTACTGCCACCAGCCTGAGGTTTCTTTGTGAATCCGTCTTCTGGTAAATCAAAAAAATCTGTCATAATTTTTGTTGTTATTTTTATATTCTTGTACTGGTAATCCGATAAAAGTTTTAAAAAAAACAAAAAATGCCTCAAAAAGAGGCATTTTCCGGTTTATAGGTTTAGGAGTTTACTTAGCTGAAATCTCGTCAGTTAGAACTTGGCGAAGGTTTTTTGCTCCTTCTTGAATCTTAGTCATTTCAGCTTTAACCATTGGATGCTTGATTGCTTTTCTAATCTCTTGCATTTTCTTTTTAAGTCTGTTTCCAGCGCTTTTTACGCCTTTTCCATAATACTTATCAGCATCGTCTTCTGCTGAAGATACAAGAGAAACAATCGGTTCGAATATTGCAGCCTGTGCTGATGCAATTTCCGCTTTTAATTTTTCAAAATCGTTCATATTTAATACTTTTTATAGTATTATACTAGATATTGAGTATTGGTTTTTATATTGAATTAACTATATGATCTACTTTGCTTGAGAAAGTAGCGTCTGGATATAGTTCTAGAGCTCGAGTAACCCATACTTCCATGACATGATCGTATTCTGACTCACTCATGTAATTAGATTCAATAAAAGGCAGGAGATAATCGTCAAAAACTTGATCGATTGGACAGTTTTGCTCCTTTGAGCTATAGTACATTCCTTCAATCATTGATTCTATCTCGTCCATCAATAGAAAGTAACGATAACTCTTTTTAGCTCCTTCCCTTTTGTGTTTACTGCTAACCTGAGAATTAAAAGGCGAGCGGTTCATTCCTAACTGATCTAGGTGATTTGTTTCGTGTGATAAAATATCAATTAGTCGATAGTGTAATTTACTATATAGGATCGGCTCTTCTCTAGGATTTAGGATAATATGAACTATTATTTTTGGAACAGCTACTGTAGATCTACTCATTCTAGTATTAGCGTCTATACTGTATCCAAGTTTATCAAAGTTTATCTTTTCCCAAGGAAGACCCTCAAAGTGACTGTCTTCTTCTAAGTCAGGTGAAGAGTCTCTACGAACATTTAGGATCAAATCAAAGGTAAATGGTTCAATAAATTCCATTCCAGAAAAAACAGAATACTCTGTGCTCTCACCTGTAGGTGAAGTACGAATCTTTGTGATTAGAGTTTGAGCCAATCTTTTGATAAACTCTTCCTTGCTATCCACGTTTTCATTTATGAATTGATTGAAAGACTTAATCATTATCTTTTATGTTTTACAAAAGTCACCTCTATTTCATCAGTAGTAGGAGTACCGTTTGAAAAAACAACAGTAACATCTGGTAATTTCTTAGCAATTAGGTTGGCTGAAACTGCATTCTTTAACTTTTCAATAAATTGAAGATCATCGCTTGAAATATTTGTACGATCTCCCTTGATTATGTCTTCTAAACTCTTTTGACGAATCTCTATCTCCGGCTTATTTAGGTCATTCTTATCTGAAGAAATAACGTTTTCTTTGATCCAGGCCTGCAACTTGTCCTTTTTAATTGAATAACAAGGATACTCTACCACAACGCTACCGTCTGGATATTTTCTACGAGTTGTACCAGCATCTTCTGGCCCAGTCATGAATATAAACTTATACTCTACTGGCTTTGCGCCTGGTGCACCGGGTGTTCCTGGAGCAGGCGGTGCCCCTGGCATCATTGGCGGGGCTGCCATATCTTGCTCAAATAAAAAATCAGAATATTTTTTGATGTGTTTATTTTTCATCTTTGTTAGAATCTTTCTTTTTTTCAATAATCACCCCTCCACGTTCCTTCCACATTCCTCGATTTATTTGAATATCTTTATTTTTACCATCTATTGTGATCGCGCCATCTTTTACTCTTTTGACTTGATATCGCGTTCCCATCCAGCGAATGGTGTCCCCTTTTTCAATAGATTCAAATTCATTGTCCTTGCTCTCGTTTATGAACTGGTTGAAATTAAGCATGAAACTAGATTTTTTATTATTTATCTAAACAAAAAAGCAGCAAAGGTTATTTGCTGCTCCGATATATTTTTTTATTAGTTGCCTATCCATCACAGCTTAAACAATCGGTCATTGCTCTAGCTGAAATATCTCCTCTTAATACTGACTCTGTTCTCATGTAATAGAGAGTCTTGATTCCAGACTGGTATGCTTCTAAGTGAACTTGGTTGATAAACTTAGGTTCAGCTTCAGTAGGGAAAGCAAGATTTAAAGAAACTGCCTGATCAATGTATTGTTGGCGCAAGCCGGCCTGTCTAACTAATTCTAATTGATTGATTTCTTTAAACGTAAGGTATACGTCTTTTAATGGAACATATACACTCTTTTCTACTTCTGGAAGCTTGGTCCATTTGCTTAGAGTGATTGGGTTACTTGTCTCCCCTAGTTTTACTCGATAATTATCTAGAAAATCTAATCCTTGAACTGATCCTCCATCAGATAATATTTGATCCCATACTTCTTTAGTATCGTGCCCTAATTTTTCAAGAACTCGTTCTAATGATGGGTTCTTACGAATAAATGTACCTTTAGCAGTTTGCTCAGTAAAAACGTTGGCTGCCCATGGTTCAATACCGGCAGAAACATTTCCAGAAAGCTTAGAATTAGACACAGTAGGGGCAATCGCTCTTAAATGAGTGTTTCTCATTCCAGTACCAACACACCATAGAGGCTCGCCGTATTCTCTAGCCATGTCTCGACTTGCTCTTTCACTCTCAATCTTTAACTGAGAAAAGATCTTTCGGGTCTCAAATTGAGCGGGTAGAGAATCAAATGGGATATTTTTATTTTGTAAGTATGTGTGCCAGCCAAGTACGCCAAGACCAAGGGCTCTACCTTTTTCAGCAGACCTAACTGAGTTTTCAAATCCTCTCATGTATTTTGCACGATGGATAAATTCTTCTAATACGCCATCTAGAAACCAAGTAGCAGTATAGATAAGATCGGTGTCTTTCCATTCATCGTATTTAGCTAAGTTTAGCGAGGATAGACAACAAACAAACGAGTGATTCTCATCAGTATGTAAAGTGATCTCAGAACAGATATTGGTCATATATACTTTAAGGCCGTTCTTTTTATATGCTTCTGGGCTTTGGCGATTAACGTTTCCTTTATACATAATATATGGTTCGCCAGTAGCTTTACGTTTTCTTAAAACAGCAGTCCATCTTCTTCTGGATTCCTTATCTCCATGCTCAAGTTTTTGCATAAAATCATCAGATACAATAACGCACTGGTGTAAATTTAAACACTGACGATTAATATCTCCTTTAGGCTCCCTAATTTCAAGCCAGTCCCAAAAATCTCCGTGTTCAATATCTATATTTACTGAAGCTGCACCTCTACGAACGTTTCCTTGATTAGTAGCGAGCACGGCAGAATCATAAATCTTACAAAATGGAACGACTCCATCCGATGTGCCATTTTGAGCAATCGTTGAACCTGCTGGACGAACTTGATTTATTCCGATTCCAACGCCTCCTCCGTGTTTGGCAAGAAGCATTAACTCTAAGTTTTTGTTTCCAATATCTGCGATTGAGTCAGCTACGTCTATTCCAAAACAGCTAATGGGTAAGCCGCGTTCAGTACCAGTATTAGAAAATACTGGGGTGGCTAAATTTAACCATCCACGCCACATGTAATCAAAAAACTTAGAAGCTAGTTCAGGTTTTCTAAGTCGCTTAGCGACTGCACTGGCAACTCGCCAGTAGGCATCCTTTGGAGTTTCACCTTCAAGTAGGTAGCCCTTAGATACTGTTTTGACATATACTTCAGTATTTGCCCATACTGGATAGTGTACTCCTATTTCCCAACCTAGTGATTCACCATGATTTACTTCTTTTTCTTCCATTTTTTATTTGATTTAATTTTTGTGCTATTCTGGGTGAGATTCCGATCCATTCAACAATGCCTCTTTTGCCTACTTCATGGAGCTTATTAAAATACTCTTCCCATGGTGTTAATTTATTATCTTGCATGCTTTATTCAAAAGAGCGTATTTCACAAACTAATTGTCTATAGTCAGTTAGAATTTCTTCCCCTGACTGGATATCTACTTTTGCATAAGTGCAAGGTCCATCCTCATAAACATTTGGCTCGTCTGAATGATTTGTAAATTTATCATTATCCATAGAGCAATATATGACATCTCCTCTTCTATAACAATACATATTTATGTAAGATAATTCTCTTTCGCTGTATTTAAAAAGATCTTCTTTTTCTATTTTAATAGAAAGATTATCTTCCTCAAATATCTTGGTTCCTTTTGGAATAAATTCATCTGCAAAAAGACCTAGACCGGCCCCAGGTATTGTACTTGTATCGATTTTTGTTTTAACTAATAACATATCAATCCTTTTTATTTACCAAAGTTCGTCTTCTGACCAGTTTTCATTTTCTCCAGCCTTTGCATAATCAGTAGGACGAATTGCGAAAAAATCAGTATGAGTATGTCCGCCAGTAAGATGATAAAACCAGTCAAGCTCAGAGGCAGAATCTTCACTATAATGGAAAACTGATTCGTATCCTAATTCATTTAGTTTTTCGTTTGCTCTCTTCTTAATAAAGTCTTTTAGGTTCTCAGATTTAAGATTCTCAAGATCTCCCATTTCAAACATTTTATCGATAAAAGCAAGTTCCATATCTACCATTAAGGCCGCCGCTTCTTCCACTTGTGCTTGAACTGACTCACGAAGTTCAGGATATTCTTCACACATATGTCTAAATAATTGACAGCCCATTTTAGAATGTAGTGATTCGTCACGGACTGACCACTTCATCTGTTGACCTATTCCTTTTAGATAGTTTCTCATTTGAAAAGAATATAGGACAGCAAAGGACGAATAGAGGGATACACCTTCAGCGAATGCGGAAAATATAGCAAGAGACTTTGCCGCATCTCTACGGGCATCTGATGAATCAGCTAGATCAATATGGGTGTAATCGCTAGCAGTAGATAAGAGAAATTCAAATTTATTAGCAATAGTCGGCTCATGCATAAATCCTTTAAAATCATCTAATCCTAAAGTTTCATTAAGGTATGAATAAGCGGTTGCATGAATAGTCTCTTGAGAACCAAAGATCATGGCCATTTGTTTTATCTCATGCTTAGGAAACCACTTAGTCACCATGCCGGTCCAATAATCACTGACTGCACACTCAGTTTGGGCAAAACCTAAAAGAATATTACCGACTAGGTTTTTCTCAGCAGATGTTAGGTTTTCATTCCAATCTTTAATGTCGCCTTGCATAGAGATCTCAGTATGTAACCAAAATGCTTGTGCTTGTTTGAGCCAGCCTTCTGTATAATAAACTGGATATTCAAAGGGTTTATATTCTATTCTTTCTTTAAAAAGTGAACTTGCCATACTCTTTTACTTGTTTTTTTAGACAGCACAGCTTATACATCAGCTGGGCCAATTGTTAAATTTTTCAGTGTCACGTGTTTAATCTAGATTGAACTGAACTAGTTCTAAGTTATTTATCTTGACTTAATTTGGATGAGAGCTCTTTTGAAATTAATTTTCAGAGTCTTCAACAAATTCAAACTTTAGGCTCTTATTTAGGACATCTACTTTAGATACTTTAACATATGGAAACCTATTTAAGTTCTTTTCAAGATCTTTTCTTTTTAGAGAAACTTCATAATTTTCTCCGTCGATCTCAATTGAAATAGAATTTTTCTTGATGTCAACGTCATATGTAAAACTTTTAGATTCGGTCTTTTCTCTAAGTTTTTGCCATGCAAGCTTTTCAGCATTGACGCTGTCTGCATTTAGAGTAAGAACTATTCTAAACTGTCCGCCTTTTGTTGTGATATCTTTTACAAAAACAGTTAATGGATCACCTGTTTTTAGAGTTTTTCTTATTTTTTCATAATCTTCAAACTCGGTTTGGTGAACAAGCCCAGTAAAGTAGCCATCTATCTCAACAAATACTCCAAAATCGTATGGTTTGTTAGTAAGTACCCCTTGATATTCTCGATTAAATTCTAAATTTTCAATCATAGTCGGCATCGACTGAGCAACATATTTCTTATATGAAAGTATGAATAGATCATTTGCTTGGTCGTAGTTATCTACCATGACAGTTAATGTCTTATTTAACATATCATTGAAGTTATGCACGACATTTGCTGCTGCATGTGATCCAGGTATAAAACACTCTATCTCTTTTTTATAGACTGCTAAGTATCCTCCTTTTATTAGTTTTGTGATAGTTACATCAAACCATGTATTTTGATTAAGGTGATCAAATAGTTCTTGTTTATATGAGATAGAAAGAGCTTTTCTCTCAGATCCATAGTTTTCTCCGTGTCTAGTTGATTTATAAACCATTATCAAGAACTCACGGTCTTCACCTTTGGAAAGGATATCAAGATCCTTAGAATACTCCCTAAATGGGATTATTACTGGAGTCTTGGAACCAATTTCTTCTGCGTGAATTAGTTTATCGTCAAATGAGATAAGGTTTGCTTTTACTCGATATACTCCGCTTTCTTCAAGGTCCTTAGTTGATGTCTGCCACTGACCTGTGCTTTCAAGCTGATTCATTCGGTCATATAGCTCCTGAGCATATGACTCTTGGCAATAGATTTTAACTCCAGCATTTTTATCCTCTGGTGTAAGACTCACTTCAGTATTATATTTACTTACTATTTTAAATGGATCTGTTGTTGTCATTGTGAATTAATTTATAATTTATACAAAGTTAGTGAATAAAGTTTTTATGGAAATAAAAAAAAGAGATAGTTTCCTATCTCTTTTTGCTTTTAATATTGGTCAGTCCTATTGAGTTGGCTGAGTTTCAGACTGTTCCTCCATTAAAGTACATTCAGTTGTTAACATTAATCCTGCAATTGAAACTGCATTTTCTAATGCAGAACGAGTAACTTTTGCAGGGTCAATTATTCCTGAATCGATCATATTGACATATTGGGCATTTCGAGCATCATATCCCCACTGAGGATCATTATACTCTACTATCTTGTTCTTAACGACTTCAAAACTGGTTCCAGCATTGGCTAGGATTGCGAAAAGAGGGGATTCACAAGAGTCTAATAAGATGTTAAATCCTGTGATCTCATCATGACTCATAGTTTCAGGAGAAACTGAATTACCTACACTGATACTAGCATTAAGTAGTGCAATTCCTCCACCTGGAAGAATGCCTTCCTCAATTGCAGCTCGAGTAGCGCTTAATGCGTCATCTAATCGATCTTTTTTCTCCTTAAGTTCGATCTCGCTATATGCACCAAGTTTTATGATTGCAACACCACCTTCAAGCTTAGCAAGTCTCTCTTTTAAAAGAAGTCTTTCAGACTCATTTTCTCTAAATTCAATTTGGGACTTGATCTCATTGATTCTCTTTTCAACTTCACCCTCTTCGCTAGATCCATTGACAATCACAGTATTATCATGAGTGACTGTTATTTTTTCGGAACTTCCTAAGATTTCTGCAACTGCTTCAGGATTGATATTTGCTATATCATGACCAGTTTCTTCAGAAAGGTATAGTGCTCCACAAAAAGCAGCGATATCTTTTAATTGGTTAACTTTGTGTTCGCCGAATCCTGGAGATCGTACGGCAGCCACATCAAGTGAACCGTTTACTCTATTCATGATTAATGCTTGTAAAGCGTCTCCTTCGATATGATCTGTGATGATTAATAAAGGTCTCTTTTTAGAAACAGTATAATCTAGTACGTTTACTAATCCTTTTAGACCTTTAATCTTTCCGCTGTAGATTAGGATAAATGGATTATCAAAATTTACTTCAAACTTTTCCATATGATTGATAAAGTATGGAGAAAGGTATCCGCTACCAATTTGCATTCCTTGAACAACAGTCATGCTTGTCTCATGGGTTTTACTGTCCTCAATTGTGATTACACCATCGAATCCAACTTCTTCCATTGCATTGGCAATAATATCACCGATCACCTTATCTCCATTGGCTGAGATTGTAGCCACGTTTCTGATTTGTTCGATATTATCCACTGCAAGTGAAGTGTCTTCTAGATACTTTTTAATGATTTCAGAAGCAGAATCAATTCCTCTTTTTAGTTCCATTGGATCGTATCCTGTCTCAATCAATTTGATTCCTTTGTTTAGGATCGCTTGTGCAAGAACCGTTGCGGTAGTGGTTCCATCACCAGCTTCCATTGCAACATTTGATGCTACTTGCTTTACCATTTGTGCACCCAAGTTTTCAACTGGATCCTTTAGGAACACTTCACGTGCAACACTAACACCATCCTTGGTGATAGCATATTGATTTTTTCTTCCAAGAACAACGTTTCGTCCTTTTGGACCAAGCGTCACTTTTACTGAATCAGCCAATTTATTGACTCCTCTTTTTAGAGCTTCTCTGGATTCTGATCCAAACGTAATTTCTCTAGGGTTGTTACTCATAATATATTATTGTTATTTTTTTGCAAAAAATCGTACAAACGATCTCTAAGATCTACTATTTTGTACATCATTGGTTTTTCATTTGGTCCAATCCAAACTAAAAAACCTCCTTGTGTCTCGTATCCAGATTCCTCTTGAAGCATTAGCCGGTATAGACTTAACTGTATTGAATATCCATTTAAAGAATTATCCCACATGTCGTTAAATGGGTATAATAATTTTTGTTTTCTTCCTTCAGTATCATCATCTGTGGTAAACTTCTTATTTGTTTTCCAGTCGCCAACGTATCGATTATCGTTAAGTTTAAATAGAGCATCAAGAGTACCAGCTAATCCCCATTTTCTAGAGAATACTCTAAATTCCTGATGTACTGGTGTAAACTTATGTAGTCGTTCATTATATATTGATAGAAACTTATGAACTCGGTCAAGCTCTCTTTCGTCAGTTGGCATTTCAGGATTAATGCCATTATAGTAATCTTCAATCCATTTATGCACATTTGTCCCAAGTTTAAGAGCAATATCCGAAATCTCTTTCCACTCAGCTAGGACTATTTTCTTAGCTGTGCCTCTGCTCTTAGCTACTCGAGCAGCAATTATATCAGAATCAAAAGGCTTCTTAAACTGTCCCAAAAAACCAGTCACAGACTGAAACATCTGGACCGGTCTTCCGGTTGCAGGGTTTAGGTAAGAGTAAGAGTGACTTGCTTCGTCAAAGACGAAGTTTGGGTCCCTAAAATATTCTAGTTTTGATTCCAAGTTATGGTTGTGTCTCAAACTCTTCTACTACAGAAAGGTTTGATAGTTTTAAAAGAGTTTGTATTCCGGCAAAAACATCACGTTGACAATATTCAGCAATTCGTTGAGTATCTCCATCTTGCCAAAAAACTCGACTAACTTCTTCCCCTTTGATATCTCCCTTTGGAGTCTCAAGACCAATTGAGGTCACTAATAATTCAAGAGAAACAAATCCCTCTTGCCATGCTCCAAAACTCCATAACTCAGAAGTATCAATAAATGGCATTTCCCAAGGCTTAAGGTTTTGGATCTGTAAGCCCTTAGGTAGGGATCTTCCATGGATCAGGAGTCTCTTGCACATCATGGGTATGTCAAAGCGTTTGATATTATGGCCTGAAAACTTTAAGGCTGCAAACTTATCGAATACTTTTTGAATTCCATCTAATACTTCGTCTTCATGCCCTGAACAGTAGCTTTTTATGATTACATTAGGATCCTCTCCAATAAAGTTAAGTCGACCAAAGGTAGCACAGACTATTCTCGCAAACTCTGGAGTCAAGGCCGCTTTTGCTTCATATAATTGCTCGTCAGTCATGTCTCGATTCTCTTCAAATCGGGAACGAAGATATTCACAACGTTTTGACCAAAGCTCAGCCATCTTTGGCTTATTAAGAGCTAATTGATCTAGTGATTCGTATTCTGATGCTGTTTCCAGGTCAAAGAATACTGTTTTTGCTAATTCTGCAGGTGTGTACATGTATTTGGTTTTAATTATTATCGTTATCTAAATCGTCAGCCTCATTGTATACTCTTCGAACCACTTCTATTATTAGAACGATTGCTAAAAAAGTAGCTATAAAAGCTGCTGAAATAATTACTAATGTTTTCATAGTCTTCTATTTTTTTTAATCCCACCAGTGCTTCATACCGTTTCCATTGAACCACTTATTCCAGACTTCTTCTGTACCGGTTTTAGGGTTTTCGGATTTTGCTTTATCTAAGAGCATGATATAGTGAGTATGTTCCTGTCCTTCAAATATCTTCCAAAGTTCTTTCCATTCTTTATCTTCTAATTCATGAGAAAGCTCAAACAGTTTACGGTTTTTTTCGGTCACCTTTTTAGGTTCTCCATCACCAGTAATACTATAATTTAGGTTTACTTTATAACCTAGCTCCCCTTCTGCTAACTCAAGATAATCTTCATTTGATTGTCGATTAAGTATCTCAATCGCTCTCTTGATTGCCGCAACTTTTTTTAGTCGAGGCTCGTCTACTTCGTTACCGTGATATTCTAATGTATGGGCTAAAGGTTCAAGCGAACGGCTTAGGATCTTCATTTGATAACTGGAGTCCCATGACCTATATTGCCAAATAACTTTCCAGAAAAAAAAGATATTCTTTATTCCTTGCACTAGGTCGTATCTGAAAAAATTCCATGCTTGCCAGTACCATCTCTGACGATTGATTATTCTCTGAATTGAGTCAAAAAACCCGTCTGCAAATTTAATTTCCATATTCTTTGTAATTTTTATCTATATGTAGGTCAAAAATATTTTGAGCTTGATCTAGATCAGCCGCAGTAGGTCCAGGGTTAGTAATCCTAATAAATCCATTTTGATATACTGAAAGGTATTCAAGGTCAGCTAACACTATTTTGTTTTTTTGTAAAGCCTTTATATAGTTACAAAAATTCTTATATACATTTGAAGGTGCCACTTTTTTAAGGATTTTTAATCTCTCGGTTGAGATAAATGGAGTGACATAATTTTCACTATCTGCATAGAGAAGGCCAACTGTGATCTGGTCATCAGTCATTGATGTTAGTCGATATGATAAAAAACTTATGTGTGCCATTTTAACTAAAGTCAGTTGATGTGGATACTCTAAGCCCATCGATAATAAGATCAAAATATTTTTCATGATCATATCCATATTCTCGATGATAGCCCTCTTTTTTCATGTGGTCTAGATAATCTTGATTGTATAAAAATCCATCAGGTTCGCCCCAAGAAAGGGCCATTTGGATAAACTCCTCTACTTCTTGTTCAGCTCCATATTCATCGACTACTCTACCGCTACGAATAAAGGCAAGAAGTTCCTCCTTGTCCCGGTAATACTTTTCCTTATTGAAATTCCAACAGAACCGCCAGCCCATGCTTCGCTTACCTAGATGAATTGAAGTTCCATCAATAAATTCGCTCCAAGGTGAGTGGTATTCCCAGGTAGATTCACTATTTTCTAGCGTGCAAAAGCCTCTCTCGATTGTTCCTGGCGAAAGATCAAGACTCTCTACTCTCTCTTGGAGTTTCTTTTTTCTCTCAAGCAATTCAGCGTGAGTCGGTATTCTATAATAATTTGTTCCCATTTTAATTTAGTGCAAATTCATATTCTTTTTTAGTTGTTTTTGAGTCATCTGTGACTCTAAATCGAGTAGCATCATACCCGATCCACCGCATGCCCATCCTAGTTATCCCTTCATTGGTAATACCTTGAATAATGTAAACTCTTTGATCTAGGGCATTGTGATACTCGTTCTCAATAACGTATTCGTTTCCTTCAATCACACAGGCGCCCTCAGGTTGATTCTTATCATTTATACATACTACTCTTTTCATATTAAGTTCTTTTTAATATTAAACAACCATCAGCATCAAGTTTTGGTATTTGCTTATATGTAGTAATTTTATTGCCGCTACCTTTAACTCCTTTTATAGCACCAACTATTTTAGTTTCATCTATAACGTTTTTCATCACAACCTCAACATCCCATTCAGTTTGTTGTAGTGATTTTTTAAAAACATCAAAAGTGGGTTCATTTTGTACATGGAAAAACGCTTCTCTTAATTGTTCCTCACTAAACTTCTTATCACCCATCAACTCAAGTGCTTTTACGATTTCAGATGCGCCTGCAATATAAGCAATATAAGCACTATTGTTTTCAGGGTGTGCATTTGAAAATTCAACTGCTTTATCTACAATGTTAAAATCGTTAATTTTCTTAGCAACCAACTCATCCAAATCGTAACCACGTTCAATTACTTGACAGTTTTTGAGTGATAGTTTATATCTAATAGGACCTTCTTCTATGTTTAAAGATTCAATCAGTCCGTGGTTTGTTGAACCTTTTAGGAATCCTTGTGTAAATAGTTCATAACTATCAATAGTTCTAATTAGTTTTGCTTTCATATTATTCAAATTCAAATTTTAGTGACTCAAAAACTATCCCTTCTCCTGCACGATAGCGAAGAACGGCTAGATCCTTGGCTTTAGCCTCGACTTCAACGTCAGCATCAAATCCATAGTCTGGAATGGAATCATATACATAATCCGCATGGGAACGATTAATTACTGATGAATCTTCGTATAGAGCCTTAGGACTGGAATAGTGCTGGAGGGGGGTAATTTGGCCCCAGGTGGAAGCAGCTAGATTGGCAGCCTCGCTAGCTGAGATATCATTAGTACAAAAACGGTGATGGAAGTGATCAAAGGTAATTGGGCAACCAACCACTCGATGAATGCCATTGAATAGATCAATAACACCAAACTGACTAGGTTTATCGTCGTTTTCGACCACTAGTCTAGCTTGGGTAGAAGGAGCAAGCCTTTTGAAATTTTCACAAAAGCGCTGCATTGCAGTTAGTTTGTCACCATACGAACCACCAACATGGATATTGATTGCAGAACTATGGTCTCGAGGAAGATCCATCATGTCCATAATGCGAGCATGTTGGTCAAGGTCATATATAGTTTTACGAACCACTTCGGGATTTGGAGAGGCAAGCACATCAAACTGGCCTGGGTGAAAGGAGAGCCGCATATTGTATAACGTAATGAATGGGCCGACTTTTGCTGCAAGCTTAGAAATCTCATCATATTGAGGAAGATCTTCAAACCTATACTCGCTCATCCAGGGAAAGAGATCACTGGACATGCGATAAATCTCTATTCCATTAGATTGGTTCCATTGGAGTATCTTGAGAAGATCAGTAAGGTTATGTATGATGAGCTCGCTCACATAGTCTAATCCACGTTCATCAAAGGTCTTACGTATCATGCCCCGATTAGTACTTATTCCCTGATCCTTCAGGCTTAAGTTTATACAGCAATATCCTAGTCTCATGTGACTATAATACTCTTTTTTTTCTAACATTAAAAAAATTTTCGTGCGCGCGAGTACTACTAAAGTATCTTTATAGTAATTAATTAAGTAAGAATAGAAGTAATACTTACTATAATAGTACTATAGAGTACTCCCACCCGCCATCCCTATTGTACTAGCGTAAAGCTTATTGGTTTTAAAATTAAGATAAATAAAAAAATAGGAAAATAATAAACGACTATGGCTAATTGGATAAATTCTTGGAAAAGTAATAATAAAAAAAGTAAATACACTTTAACATTACGTTTAGGTAAAGTAACTCTATTTGAATTAGATATCTGTTTTTGTAATAAAAAGGAGTGTAGAAAATTTAGACTTATGCTACTTAATTTTGGTTTTGAATTATAGATAAATATTATTTAGCAGGGAAACTCTTAACTTATCCTAAGTACAATACTACTATGTTTTTAAAAATTATCAGTCATGAATGACTATAGTCAGCATCGATTTTTCAATACTCTATCCGGGTATTTGTATCTGTAAGGATTTTAAGGAGTTTAAGTGGCTCTCTGTAGTAAACACTAAAGTTAGAAAGGTAGATCAAGAAAACCTAGACTATTTAGTACAAAACTACCCTAACATAAAAATCACAAAGACTAACACAGTCAGAAAGACTCATCCAGAGTATCATATCACAGAACGTGTAAAACTGATAAACTATCAAGAATTAATCTCTAAAATTATTACTGAACTATTACTCGAAGTAGGCGACGATGAAGTTATTGTTGCAATCGAAGGAATCTCATTTGGATCTAAAGGAAACTCACTAGTCGATATTTCACAATCTACAGGAATTTTAAAACATGAACTCTTAACTCGGGTGCTAAAAAACAACGCAGACCGACTCTTTATCTTTAGCCCTAGCGAACTTAAAAACGCGATAGGCTGTAAAGGAAACGCGAATAAAATGGATATATTTAACCAGTTTAAGAGCGAGCCTCAAATTGAAGCAATAAAGAGCTCTGACTTGTACAAAGCAGTAAACGCCGAGAAATGGATAGTCCAGGGAGACAAGATACTTTCTCCCGTAATTGACATGGTAGACTCAGTATTAGGAATAATCAAGGTCTACCAGCTTTCAAAATAATCAAGCATAAATGGCTAGAAAAAAGAAAGGGGACACCCATTATATTAACAATAGAGAATTTACAGCAGACATCATTGAGTGTAAAAAGAACGGTGAGCTTTCAAAGTTCTCAGTAGACTGTTTTATTTCGCTTGCAAATAGAGCGGCTGACCGTCTCTATTTTAGAGATTATCGTGACCGAGAAGACTGTATTCAGTCTGCAATCCTAGACTGCCTAAAATACTGGAAGAGCTTTGATGAGACCAAGATGATTTCTCCAAACGCTTTTGCATACTTTACACAAATTTGCAAAAATGGATACGCTAAAGAGTGGAAAAAGATCCACAAAAAGACGGGTCTTGATGCTGATGACACCTTAGAGTTCATCTCCATTAGTACTAGCGGAGAAAATTCAGTATACAGCATATAAAGTTATCTAATCTAATAAATAACCTAAAGCCAGCAGACACTAATGAATGTTCAAAATTTAAACTTTTTTGATAAGTTTGGAAAGAACCTAAACTTTCTGTACGATAACATAGACTCAGTATGGAGAGGTAAGATCTTTTTTAAAAATATCTCGATCTATCTTTTTGATAACGAGAACCTCTTTATACTAGAGGAAGTATCAGCAAACGTCTATAAGTTTCCTACCCTTGCTCAAGGCCAATCTCTAAAGTTTGTTTGGCAAGACTCTAAGAATAGCGACGAGATGTTTCTGTATGACGTAGTTCGAGACACTACTCTACTTGAAAACTTTATTAACAAGATTGCATCATCAACCATCTCTCACTCTGACTTTTCAAATAGTCCTGCTCCACTTGACCTTAAGATGCCATTACAGGTAAACCTTGCGTTTAGTCCAAACACTGAGATCGCATATGAGAGAAAGCTCTTAATTAATTTAATTGATGGATCTATTGAAACTACGATAGCAGAATTTGACATATATGGAGAGGGAATTGAGGAGGAGGAAAGATTTAAGACATGGGCCCAAAACTTTGGAATCCGGTTCCTAAGAGAGGATGCAAACATTCTTAAAGACTACGACATAAAGGAGGCATTTCCAGACATGGATGCTCTAAATAAAGCAAGAAAACAGTTACTTGTTAACAAGGAGGAGATCTATCCATATATTGGTACTTATCGAGGACTAATTAACTTTATCAACATTCTAGGTTATCGCGATCTATTAAAAGTAAAGGAATACTGGCAGAATATTAACGCTAGCTCTGCATATTTTAATAAGCTAGCAATGGTTGATATCACTGACTATTTGGATGACGGTAAGATCCAGTCGCTAGATTTAGTTGACAAAAACAGCAACCTAAAATCAGGTAAGCAGTTTAAAAAGACTGAGTTTCTTGCCCTAGTCTATGAATTTACTAGGGTCACTGGAGAATTCGATGATGATGGGATTCCACTAATTGAGGAGACCACTGATTTTACAGTGGATGAAGTTTTCTATAAATTAAACCTTCTTCAAAAAAAGCTAAAAACCGAGATACTGCCGATTAACGTTAAAATAAAAGACGTAATTGGAGAGTTTATCTACTTTCAAAAGCTAACTATAAACTATTGGCCTGACTCTACGATAATCCGCGACTATCAAATTAACGAATCGGTTGAGATCGGGGTCTATCCTGGAAACAGCACAAACCTTGTGCTCAGGTCACTGGATCCCCTATATCGACAAGCTGATCCCAATGGAGCTGATTTTGGAGTAGTTCGATTTAATGACACAGCCAAAAATCCATTTGAGAACTTTCAATATTATGCAAAGTCTGAGATTCCAGCAATCGTTGAGTACATTACTGAGTTTTATGATAACATTCGAGACCAGCGACTACCTGATCTTGGAGCTAGACTTAGCTGGGAATACGGTGACGATCCTCAACGTGTGATAGGAGCACCAATAGTACTTGTTGCAGACATAGACAAACTTACATTAAATGATGTTAAAGGGGTTAAGTTAGAGGACTTGGACGAGATTGCAGTAGGGCTAAGTGCTTATTGGACCCTTGAGAATATTGACTTTCGTAACTATTATGAGATCAAGTGGAAGATAACTAAACCCGGACCAAACCCATATAATTTTGAATATCGAGGTCGAATAGCTGATCTATATCAGCTTCCTCACTTTCTTCCATTTGCTGGAAAATATCGAATAACGATCGAGCTTTACGATTTTTGCGGAAACACTAGCGTGTTTTCAAAGTTTATCGAAGTCTCAGATCAAATGAAACCAGAAATAATTGCTTTTTCAAGAATAGAGGACAAGTTCGAATATTCTATCAAAAACTTAAGCAATGTTCAACTAAGAGATTTTGGCTCGTCTCCAATCTATTATCCAAAAATTAATGTTCTAGATAATGAAGACACTGCAGTTAAAATCGATCTTTATAAGAACTTAACTGAATGGGGATCATTTTTCATGAACCGGTATGGTATGGGTCAAAACATATACGATGTTGACATATACGATGTCGATACTGCAGCATATGTCGCATATAATGATCCCTTACAAAACCATCCTAGAAAAAGATATTGGGGTCTTGGAGAAAACGACACACCAATCACTCTAAAAGATTTTAGAGATATTGAGATCGGCTCACTATATTGGATGCGATTAAATAGCTTTGTTCACGTTGATGATTTTGAAGCCGGTTTCTACTTCTATACACCAACGGCTGGTGACACAATACAAATTTCATTGTTTACCCCATATGTTATCCCAGCATTTACTAGCTTAGATAATCTATGCACTATCCTGAATGCCAGCATCGATCCAGCAATAAGCCTATTTACCTATTCTGTTTTAAACGGAACTGATATTCATGCACAAGCCAAATTCCTAAGTAAAGAATTATACCACACAATATCGTATAGCGGCGCCACGATAACCGGTGATACTTACACGTATTTTACTCCTAAAAAAGTATTTTCAACCTCTCTTGTAAATCACTTAGTCGCAAACTATCCAGCCTTTGAGGAAGAAAATCTATTTGTTTTTGCCAAGACGAGCGACGTTCTTTCGGGTAACATGCAAAATCCATCATTTTGGGTCGATGATTACTGGTATTTTGATAACAATCAGCAATATGGGTTCATACCTACAACAATTGACCAAAACGTGTTTAACCTTGGTGATATTAAACTTTTCAAGGACACGTTTACTATTCCTGAAAACGGAATAGTCTTTTTTGTAGTTAATAACTTAGATGGAAAAAATGATTTTATCTGGTCGCTAACTAATACTGTTACTGGAGAAGAGATGATGAGAGTAAAATCAGTTCCTTTCTTTATCTGGAAGTTTAAAGATATTGGAAATTTCTCACTTAGCGTGCGAGTGATAGATAATCGTGAAACAAATTACGAAAACTCAGTACAAAACTTTATTAGAGTTCTAAATAAGACCCAATATTCCTTTGAGATTGAGGATCGACTCAACGTTAGGAAAAACTACTTAATAAAGAACTCTGTTGCTTAATAATAAATAACTAAAATAATTAATTAATTATGCCTTTTACGCCGATTTCGTTACCGATTCAGCAGATGCTACTAACTAATTTTGTTACGGACATTGCGACTATAACAAATGCTAATACTCTGCTTCTTCAAGCACAGCTTGAAGACTTAATAAATGACCTTGAAATCGATATTTCGAACAAGACAATAGGCACCGATACCCCAATCAACTATTTAAAATCAGATACTGTTATTCTACAGGATACTGGTCTAATCTATCAGACAGGCTCACCGACTCCGACTATTATTGCAACACTAGCTAAAAACATAAGTAATGAGTCAGTTCTTACTGTAGATCATCTGGTCAATAATATCACAGCTGGATTTGATGTTGTTACTCTAAACGATTTGACAGTCAATACTTCAGCTATTTTTACAGGAACAGCTGATTTTAATGCTCCACTCACAATAAATTCTAGCGTAATCGAATCAAAAGAGAGCATTCAGGAAGATCTTCTTTGGACTGGGACACCTGCAACTCCAGCGGAAGCAACGATTACATTAAGTAACACTTCTAGACAGAACATATTTCTTACATTAAAGGCAAGCACTGCACCTGACCCAACTCCAGTATATGATGGAGTCGGAACAATCAACTCAAACATCAATGAATTTAATGTAATCATTGATTTTGATGCAGTCAACCCACCAGCCCAAAACACAAAATTCACCATTTATCTGATTGATATTATTGATTCAGTAGCATTAAACACGATAATTAGTCCAGCGGTCCAGGCAGCTGCAATTCCAATAAAGTTTCTTGCTGGTACCAACCTAAATACTACAAATGCAATCATATTGCACGATAACACTAGCTCAGTAGGAGTTGCAGATACTACTTTTATTAATCAGTATGGAACTAGTGTTACGTTTAACTATATAATTGATGTAAATAATGACGACCGCCTTCTTGCTACAAGCCTAGTTGGAACGTCAGTATTCTAATAAAAAAAGAAAAAATTAAATGGCAGTAACTCCTTTAATTAAGCCAGTTCAGGACAAGAAGGGGATATTTTATAACTTTCAAAGTGCTCTTGAAGACATAAATATCACGCTTGCAAATAGCGAAAATGCTGTTCGTTTTTCAAAGTTTGCACTACTTAGAATACCAGAGATAGGTACACCAAATACCCTAGCAACTGATAACAAAATACAGTTTGCCGCAGCTGGTGAGTCTCCGATAATTGAAGGACTTAATCCAGACAATAACGTTAATTTAGCTGAGAGCTTTCAAAACTATGCACTAAACTTAGAATCGTTATTATTAAGTAGACCAACATATAAAAAGAATGAACGACTAACTGTATCTGAAAGAGTCTTTTGGAAGTGGTTAAAGGAACTAGGATCAATCAGGTTTCAGGATGCAAATGCTCTTGAAAAAAACACAGCAAACCTACCAGTAGATCCAGTAGATCACACCGAATATCGATTTGTAGAAAAACCCGAAACAAATTCTACCTATAATCGGGTAGTAAAATATATTGGTGATATCGATGTCGTAAACACTCTTTCTTCTAGCGAAAACTCATACACCGAAGTTTATATTCACGTTCCTACCAATGTAGGAACCACTCCACATGTACTATTTAAGTCAGTAAAGGACGATAATTATAAACCTGGAATGACGATTGCAAATACTCTAGCTGCACCGTTAGACATTGAATATCTTTCAGGTAGAAAATATAATGAGACCCATCCATTTGGACTTTCACTAAAGGCCTTTTATGACTTAGACGATGCTAGTGTAACTGCCCAAATAAAAAACACACTGGCTGGTGCATACTCTCCAGGTAACTGGTTTACGGGAACAATAAACAATTCATACTATACTGACAATAATGGTTCTAATCAATATTATGTTGCATCAGATCAGTTTATCAAAAAGACATTCGGTCCAACCATCGTTGAATATCAGCGATCTACCTTGGATGGAATCTCTATAGATTTTGACTTAGCTAACTATAAACTCGCTAGCGAAAACCCGGAAATCAAAGTTTTTTCTCAATTCAATGATTACGTAGCTAATCGTGATTTTGAATTTAATGCGGTCCTAGTATATTATGATACGTATGATCCAAACAATTTAGATTCTACTGGAAATCCAATCGATTTTAGAACAAACCTATACGGTGTCCTATTTTTAGACAAAGTTCAACAAAGCGGTCTAGAATTTGCGATTCCTCCAATAAGTAAGTATAAACCAGATCCAATAAGTAAGACCAACGGTAATGCTTTTTCATTTAAGTTAAACCTTAAGTTGGATACTTCTATCGAGGACGCAAAAGTTGAAAAATCAATAAACGATTACTCAACCTTTTCTCTAGAGCTATTTACTGATGTTTTAACCAAGTTCACCCAGCTCCAGACAAGCTTTTCGAATAAATTAATTGAACTAGAGGCTTTACAGCAACAAGTAAATTCAATTAAAGACTTATTAGTTAACTCTATTGACTCTAGCGAAATCCTAACTAGGGTTTCCAATTTAGAGACTTCTCTTATTGCAAATCAAGCGATTTTTAGCAATACTGGTGAACTTGTTGCAATGATCGATAACACTAATTCTAAAATCAATTCAATCATTGCTGGTGATACTAACATCGTCGTATCATACGATTTAGATGGAATCCGACCAGGTGAAGGAATTGTGATCGACCGTAGTACACCAAATAGGGTAAGGGTGGTGAACACCAACCAACAATATAACATCGCAAACGGCTCTTTAACAAATATTGTAACGGGAAATACCCTAACCTTAGGTACCTTTACTAATTATTTTGTCCATCAAAATGCAAGTACTCCTACCATACTAACTAATGATCTTTCTCTTTACATCAATGATACAGATATCAGATGGAAAAAAGGTCAAGTTCTTAGATTAGTCATAGAGGATGAAATCATTCCAGGGACATTTGATTTTAAAATATACACAGATGCTCTAAATAGAAATAATACTGGTGTGTATGGTGTAGTAATCGGATTATTTAATGACCTAGATTTTACTCCATCATTAAACAAACCTATTTTTGACATCATCTGTTTAGACGATGCGACCTTTACATTTAGAGTAGACAAAATAAGATAACCTTAATACATGGAAACAAAACATACGCTATCTGACGTTTTAAAAAGACTTGTTGTTGACATAGACAACATGAATCAATTTTTATTCAGCTTACAAAATATTCTAGAGTCAAGCTCAGAGAACGTCACTGTTTCTCAAACAAAGGTTGATGGGACTTCAACCAATATCACGGTTCCTTCATTTGGATATCTAAAAGGTAAGATCGAAGACATCAACACAAAGTTTGATACCTTAATCTCAGCAAATAGCGATGTGATTGGAATAAAGTCTTCTAGTGGAGACCTTAGGAAATTTGAATTAAAAAAGACCTCACAACTAGTAAAAGACTTGGAGGCCGTTCAAAACTCAACCTTTACTGTTCCAAGTTCATTTAAAGTAAAGAATAACTGGTTTTTTGAATCATTCCTAAATCCTTTGCTCTATGTTAGCTTAGATGTATCTGCTATCTTAACTGATGATATTGATCAATTCGTAGTCAAAAGAATCATAGTCAATTCAGTTAATAACGATGATGTTGCAACATTCTTTGACGATAACTATAAAGGACAGAACAACCTTTCTTATCCTAGCCTAGTTCAGGAGCTTAACGATAATGGTATTGACTTTTTTGAAGACGATAATATCGTTGACATGGAAGTATCAGTAAATAGATATCAAGGATCCTTTGATGTAGTTAAGATATTGGAGGAGACTGGAAACCAGACTCTAACAAGCGGAGCAACCGTTTCAACATTACGTCGTCGATATAAGTTAAGTACTCTAGTCTATACTGACATATTGTCTGGAATACAAAATAGCAAATCTCTAGCTGAGGGTGACGTTTTACTAACTGCAAACGATACTGAATACCGAGTAATCTCAATAAATTCTACGGATACTGAGGTCGTGCTCGAGAGAATATTTGGAAACGATCCTATCACAATAGGTGCAGATATTCTTAAGTTGAAGCCAGTTCCATATCGTCGACCTGAATTACAAGTAAATGTAGGTTTTAATGAAAGAGAAGTGATCTTTATTAAACCTGTAAGCAAGGCTAAAAACCTAACAATTAATGATTTTTCTAAAGGGCTTGCTCTATATACAAATGAGTTGACAATTCCTTTGCAAGACGAGTCCACTACGACCCTCGCCGATTACTATAACAACTTTGTATCTGATTTTGGACTGATTCTCTTGAATCTAGCAAAAGAAAAGACATTACCGTCGATCTTAGCTATAACGCCAGATGCGCCAGCCCTAGACGAGACCAGTTTTAAAGTATATCAAATAGATCAGCATATCCAAGATGATAATAGCATAACTGAATTAAACAATAACGTAAAGGAAAAAGCCGCTCTTCAGCAAGAGGTTGAGGAACTTAACAAGAAGATTGACTCGATTAAATCGAGCATCACAACTATTTCCAAGACACCAAAGGAGGCAAAGCGTTTACAAAACAAGTTGACTGAATCTCTTACTGCTCGGAACGAAAAAACAGCCGCTCTTTCTTCTATTGTCACTAACATTACAACTCAACTCTCTACGACCCCACAGTTTGTTACCAATAAAAAATATGAAGTTCGAGGATTTTGGCAAATACCTAATCCTAAATTAGATAAGTATGGAACTCAAAACGTAGTCCAGTTTAAATACCGTTATCGATACTTAAGTCTTACTGGAACTCAACCGAACGCTCAACAACAATCATTCGTTGATGTTGATGGAGCAACCAAGACGGCGACCTTTTCTCCATGGACTGAGGTGTTAACTAAACCTAGACAAAAGGTATTGGATGAGACTACTGGTCTTTATGTTTGGGCCGAAGAGACTCTTACTGATTCAGAAGTAGTAAACACAAATCAATTAAACATAGCGATTAGAAAAGGAGAATTAGTTGAGATTCAAGTAAAATCTCTCTCTGAAGCAGGCTGGCCAACGAATGCTGCTGAATCAGTATGGTCAAACGTAATTCAAGTAAAATTTCCAGACAATATTCAATCTCAAGAAGAGGGTGTAGTCATGTCTCAAAAAGCATTTACCGAAAAGGCTAGGCTTGATTTTGAAAACAGCCTAAACGCTAAGGGACTAGACAATCACCTAGCTAATCAGTTTACTTCAGGCGATAAGTTCTATGCTCACCTAGCAGAAGACATTTCTAGTGGGTTTTTTACAAATGAAGGAAACGTCATTGACTTATATCAAAAATTAAAAAATCTACAGTCTACTCTAGATGCAATCCAACAATCAATTAACCTTGATCGTGGAGTAATCAAAGTAAGCGTCATCGACTCAGAAGGAAACTCATTAGACGTTGCAAACGGAGACACAATTCAACTTTTTGCTGGATATTATAAGGACCTAATTAAGGATACTACTGGAGGAACTGTGATCTATAATGAAGGTGCAATAATCACCAAACAGTATGCTATCTCTATTCAAAATACGTCAGCTACAAATCTTGAATTAATTTCCCTATTATTTGGAGGAATAAATGAATTAGCTGAAGGGGTAGATCCAGTAACAGGTATATCTGTTCCCACTGATCCGTTAGCATATCCTACTTCAGATTATCACGTAAACCGGAGATATGATATTGTTCCGATTGGTGTCAATTCAAATCCAGTTCCTCTAATTTCTAACTTTAAACAAAAAGCTAGTACACAATCGGCTCAAGTAAAGAGCCAATTTATTCACTCTAGAGTAAGAGAGTATGGATTGTCTGAAGAGATTTATTCTCCTAGCGTTCCTGCAACAACATACGCTGGAGCTACCTATTATACACAAGCATATGTCTATGATGGCAGAACAGTCGGCACTACACAATATGTTCCAGCAAACTGGGGACACTACTTACCGTTCAATCCTCAGTTATTAATTCCTGGAACAGCAACTGATTCTAGAATTTGGAATGGAACGACTAATGCATCGTCAATCGCGAATGGCTCTGGATACCTTACTGAATTCTGTATCAGTAAAGATCATCCTCATCTTACTACATTGGGTCCATCATTCAATTCAGTCTATTCAGTTACTACATTGGCTGAAGCATTTCGACCAGACTTTAATGCCGTTGCACCAATCACAGCAGCAGACTTTCAAAAATACTTACCGTTTGCTCACTCACTTCACTTTGAGACTTCTGTCTCAGAAGTAACTAATGCATATAGTATTGAATATTATAAGCAGGCAAGTCGAATCACTCCTTTGACTCCATCTAATAACACAACATCGGCTGGTAAGAACGATAGTCACTATCCAATTAAGTTAGGTTTTGTGAAAGATGACGAATATCTAATAGGAAAATATACATGCGGTTCATACCTTTATCTATATCCTACTACATATGAATCAGTATCTGTCGAAGGAAACTTCCCAGCGCGATCAGTTAAGTCTGTCACATTTGGTCCAGAGAATGCATTAAATATCCCAGTATTGTTTCAGTTCAGAGCATCTGATAGGTTGGGATATATTGGAGGATATCGAAGAACCGGAGACGCTTTAACTAATATAAAATATTCAAAGAAGCTAGGCATTGATATTATCTTAAAAGATGATGCACCTTTCTCGTTTGATTTACAAGTAAGCGCACAATATGCTAAAGAGACTACTCTAGATGCACCATTGGTTCAAAGTAAAGGAAAAGTTTCAAGTTTCTAAAAAAAATGAACGTACATCAATATGAGTAATCGTGACATAAATTATGTTAAGTTATTAACGGAGGACAGTAGTTTTCAATTAGTTAGGACAAATCCTAAATTAACCGGAAACGTTAAGATCACGATAAATGAATCAGGAAACCTGTGGTTAGAATCGATAAAAGCGAACCCTGAGCTTTCAAAAGATCTCTATTCTAAAGTTCCGATCAATACTGCTCAATCTCATCCAGCAAACTTACTTAGATTTTTTAATAATGGATCAACTCCAAACGAGATAATATTTGACCTAAATGAACAGGTGAATGCTACCAAGACTTCTAAGAATTTTAAGGATCAGTATGATTTTTCACACTATTTTAGTGGAGCAAAATATTTAGCATCCAATAAGTATACTGAAAGAATGTCGTATTTTGCCCCTCTGTATCTTAAAGAAGAGGTGCCAGACTATTTTATAATTTTTAAGATAGACGATCCCGCCAATTTTCCACTGGACCAAGTAAAACAAAACTATATCTCTGGGGAGACAAAGACTGATTACTTAATCGATCTTTTCACTCGAGCTTCAATCATCAAGACATTCGACATTAGAGCAGAAACTATTCCTGGAAAATACTTGAGAGATTACATAAACAACGTAAATTTTCCAACAAGTCCATTGACTGTTCTCTATGAAGAGGACGACTTTACTACATGGAATGGCATCTTAATAAATGAAGGAATATTTGGAAGTAGAGGAGAGTTAATAAACAGTCTCTATACTTCTTCCCAACCTTTAAAGTTCTTTGAAGAAAACATTACTAATGGATTTTCTAGAAATGGTGTGATCTTTCCAAATATTTTAAACCTAGAATTTGTATTTAATGACGATAGCTCAAATAAGTACGATTTTAATAGATATCTAGGAATGTATGTAAATGCCATTGAGTTGACTAAGTTAGACATAGATCTTGACCGAGCATACTTAAATAGGGGAACTTGGGAAAACGAACCTCACTTTAGAAAGAGATTCCTAGAGACAGACGAAGCTTTTCTTACTCAATCAAATCCAGATGGCGTAATCGTTCCTTTTAAAAATTCAGAAGTAAAATTTTCAGACTTTTCAAGAACGTTCGTTGATTCAGACAATCTATTTATAAATTACATAAGCGATAAGGATAGCCGGTTATATATGCCGAAACTAACTAATCCATTTAGTATAGAATATGAACCTTTAAAAACAGTCAGTCTTTCTGCAATTGGGGCTCTAGTAAACGCAAATATTACTTCGCATGGATATGAGACAAACGATCTAATCGTAATTGATTCGATTGACTCTGAGTATTCTGGTGAGTTCCTAATAACTGTAATAGATCCCAATAACTTTGAGTATACTGTCTCTTCTGCACCAGTCAATCCTACCTCGACTGGAACCTCTAAAAAAGAACTTTCGACTGGCCAGTTTAGGTTTGCAAATAACAAGATAGACCTTGGATTATTTTTTGGACAGAGTAGAAAAAATTTTTTACAGGACATTGGTACTGCAACTAAGGTTGCCGGTAAATCACATGCCGTAATAAAAATAAATTATGCAGGTCGTGTAAGTCAGTTTAACTTGTCTTCAGCCGGCACGAGTTACATTGGATCAACTGGTGTAACTACTACTGGAGGAAGCGGTACTGGCTTGACACTAGATCTAATCGATAACGGTGCAGGTGGAATACTATCAGCTACGATAGATCAACCTGGTTCAGGTTATCAAGTTGGCGATGTAATCACGATCGATGGCGGAAACAATAACGCAACAATTACTGTTTCAGCTGTCATAAACGCTTCGCTTGACAATTATGATGAGATTAAAATATATCATCCAAATGGCACGCAAATTGACTCAATAGGTAAGTATGATTTAATAGTCTCAACTCAACTTTACCCATTGATTCCCAATCCTGGAGAGTACTATGTCTATAATGATTATGATAATGTCCTAGGATATGATGAGTTTTACATGAATGGTGGAGGCACTGCAAGTCAGATCGCAAGCGCACTTGCCGGATGTATTAATGGTATTCGAAGTAGAACATTTACCGCCTATCAATATGATGATCGTGTATTTATTAAAGCCAATTCTCCTGGAGATTTTGATCAGTTACATAAGATCTCTTTCTTTTCTCCAGTAAATGAATATTCAGTAATCACAATAAATAGCACAAATACTGGATCTGCTCTGATTGGCTCAGTCTTTTCCTTTATGGGAGGATCTAAAGAAACGGGTAATCGACTAATCATAGATGCTGGTCATCTCAGTAAGATCGAGACAAACTTAGATTCTATTCTTGTAAAATCATCAGATAGCTGGTCAAAGATCAGAAAAGTATCACAATGGGTTGATGAGATCACTGAAACTAACTCAACTACTCAAGCTCTAAGATCAAAGGCCGTCTCAGAATATGATGGCAAAATAGCAATAGTATTGGAAGAAAATGAGACTCCAACAATCTCTAATAAAGAATTCCTAATGAAGCCTAAGTTTAGGCCTTCATTTGGTCTACTCTCTTTTTATCTAATTAAGGATCTAGACTTTGATTTTTACTCAAGTACATACACTAATTTTCCAATAATCGATTTATATCAGCACTATTTTATTCCAGAAGGAATGGACCTATTGGAACCAGGCATAGACTATATCGTGTATAATGGTTCAATTTTAACAGAAGGTACGACATATCCAGCAAACTCAACATTTACAGTTTCTACGATTACCTCATATTCAGTAGTAACAGGTACTCCATTAGTGACGTATGATCCTTCTACTACAAGTTCAGTGATTCCAGTCAATGATGAAAACAAGGAGCTTAAGAGTTTTGATGGATTCTCAATCCTAAAGGACCCAAGTAAGATCGTTCAGCAGGACACAAGTAATGAATACATATTTAAGACAAAATACTTAAATGGTCTTACTGATACAGAATACGATTACTATAAAGAAAATGAAAGCCTAGATTTTGCTCTACTGTCTAAGGTGATACCATACATCACTAAATGGGGAATTAAGAACGGTAAAGACTCTCGAGATAATCCGTATCGATTAAACACTGAATTGATATTTGGTAGAAATAATTTTTCTCCTGACCATGCAGACAGGTCTCAAAATCCTATTAATTTTACGCATGAATGGTTTTACATAGAGAGCAAGTTTAATTATGTATATGATGAGAGCACTGCTGCACAAAACACAAGTTATTTTGATGTCCCACTCAATGAATCGGCTCTTCTTTCTGATCCTGATTACTTTATCAACTATTTTACCTATACTCCAACCTCGTTAACAGGCAAAGAGATAGCTGATACTCAATTTAGATACTCATCACTTTATAAAAATGCTGCAGACCAATATGAGGCTTTCTTTAAAGGCTTTAAGTTAACATTTAAAGACGTCACTGACCCTGCTGTTTTGGGAGCAGATGGAAAACCTGTTGCAAAAGATATTACTGCAAGGTTTGATGGATATAGGTTTAGCTGCATCTTAAAACCAGTATTAGAAGACATTAACGATCATACTAAGCCTCCAATAAGATATAGAGTAGTCGAACATAAAGATTACAAATTCATACTAGTAATCATAGAAATATTCATAGGAAGCCTCTCTGAAATAGACGATTATTGGAAAGATTCTAGTTTATTTGGTACCACTCAAGTCAGCACATCTAATTTTACAGCCCTGACTCCAAGCTCAGTAGAGTACTTTGACAGTGTTAATGGAGACTATCGATTATCATTTAACCAAGTATCTAACTTAACTCACACTCTTCTCTATTCCCTAAAGAATAAGAAATACAATACACTATTGAATTCTTTTTCCAATATTAAAATGGGTTCAAAGCTTAACATTACTCCTACTGGATTCAATGGAGCTAACTATACTATTCGCGCATTAGCTAATGCAAACACCCCAAATTATGTAGGATCATTGACTGACGATGTCATCAACCCTACCGATTCTACCCTAATCTTTATAAAAGATCTTAGTACTAATTTTGATATCTTTGTGTGTGGACTAGTAAGCTTTGTTCCAACTGTTCCATTGATTAATCCAATAGATTATTCTCTAGAAAAGTTTGTACACTACGATGGCATAAACTATGGAGTTGGACTAGTACTACCTTCCCTAGCACTATATGGAATACTTCCAACAAGTACCGTTTCCTTTATCAATCAGAATTTTGCTTTTAAAGTAATGACTGGTGGAGAAAAATACTTTGAAAAACTAATTGAAAAGATCTCATTTGCAAAGTTTAAAAAATACATTAATGAGCTAGACAATATCATAGAATATTCTTCGTACTCTCTTAACTCTGCCGGAGTCTCTGTTCTTAATCCTAATCCTAACTTTTATCTAGAGGTACTTGACGTTAGTTACATTGAAAAACAAAATCAATTAATAACTAACTTTACTGAGAGCATACCTATCCAGTTTTCTGGACAAGATGAAATCGGTACAGATTACGAAGTAGCAGATCTTCCAGTAAAATATGAACTAAACAGATATAAGGGAGAATACGAACCAGTCGTTCGAAACTACTCTATTTACCAATCAAATTATAAGTTTACCAAAAACGCAATAAATGATCTTTCTTTAAGTAACACTAAGATAAATCCAGAAGTTTCCAATTTTCTGACTATTCAAAACTTTAATCATATTAAAGTAGCAGACACTCAGGTTTTAGTTTTAGAGTCTGACGAATCATACCTACCGATTTATCCTAAGATAAGCGAAGTTGCAATCGGTCAAGGAGAATATTTCCTACTTCGAGGTAACTGGGATTGGGGATTCCACTACAAGTATTCAAATAAGGAACAGTATTCTCCGGTGTCTGGTGCACTGCGAATAGAAGAAGATGATTCATTCTTAGCTAAATTGATAAACTTGCCTGAGATAATAGAACTTAACGATTTTAATATCGAGTTTATTGATCCTGCAATAGAGTTTAAATCAGTAGATATATCCAAAGTAGAGATAGTTGCTAAGGAGACTCCTAATGCAGTAGAGGGAATTATCAACGTAAATAATGTTCTTACTCGATTCCTGATTGAGGATGGGATTGATGCAAAATTTAACGAGTATCTAATAAACTCAAACCAGTATATTGGAAACTTTACCAGTATTTCTGATCCAGACATAAATGTTTCTTCGTATGTTAGGGAATACATAAAACTTAATATTTTAAAGTTGTATGATATTGATATAAATGCCTTTTATGCAAAAGAAGATACTACATTAGTGTCAACTAATCAACAGGCTGGCGCAAATCCAAACGCAATAGAATTTGTTTTCCTGGATGATAAGAAACGCTTTACTCAAGGTTACAATATATTAAAGTCATTGCAAATAAATAAAAAAGATAAGTTGATACTCCAATTTAGTTTCTTAAAGAAACCAGGTACTGGTCTATTAATAAGTCCAAAGATAAAAATTAAATTCATCTAAGATGCCAATTAGAATAAACCTAAAGGAAATATTTTCGTCAGATCCTCAAGAGATATTAGTCGATAAGTTAAACTTTAACTATAACAAGTTGCTTGAGCTTGGCGTGGGTACTCCAGGACCAACTGGCTTGACTGGACCACAAGGACCAGCCGGACCGATTGGATTAGTTGGACCTCAAGGAGATCGTGGAGCTACTTGGTGGGTTGATTCAGGGGATCCAAATACTCTTACTTTTACTGGATTAATTGACGGTGATCTCTATCTTGATCAGACATCCAACGTTTTTCAAGTTTGGAAATATGATGATGGAACCAGTACATGGGTAACAGTAGTGAGTATTGCTGCCATTGTGACCTCATATCTAAGTAGCTTATCGAACATTCCATTTGAGACAGTCACTACTTTTCAGGCTCCAGGATCGACTGCAGTAAATAAGTTTATCTTATTTGATAAACGAGACGATTATGTAGCTGATACCACTCGAGGTACTGCTAACGTTTCCCTTAACAATATGTTATTCCTAAATAACTTTGATGAGACTGATGTTACATATCCGATCTTGGGTCAAGACCAATACAATTCTCTACTTTCAATATTTCCTGCGCATGATGATACGCAAGATTCAGGTAGAGCTCAATCTGGTAGATACCATATTGAAATGGGATCCCTTTATATGGACAGCGATGTGTTGCCAGTAGGTACCATAAAATACAGTGATCTTAAGCATAACCTAAAAGCTAAGTTTTATAAGCAATATGTGGATCCAATACTTCCACCACAGCTTCCAGCAACTAATACATGGATCAATACTGCTAGGTTTTCTCTTTCCTATACTGAGAGTCAGTCTTTGCTAGACATAGATCAAAATGCTGTATTTGAGTTTCTTTTTCCAAAGTGGAATAGCGAGAATCCATCGATCGGTGGTGTTACTTCATGGACAGCTGACGGTTTAGGTACAGGTTATACTACTGCAACTGGTGTTGCTACAACAAGTGCAGGTGGAGGTACTGGCTTAACCGTAAACATAACGGCCGTCTTAGGTGCAATCACAGCAGTCATAGTAAATAATCTTGGCTCAGGATATGAAGTCGGAGATATAGTTACGATTAATGGAGGCTCAACTAGTGAATCATTAACTATCACATCAGTTATTTTACCTGTGCAAGAAGAGTTATCCGTTGTGCTTAGTTCAGCTGAGGCAATTGTTGAACGTAGCCCAGCTCACACTCATATAGTAGCAGACGGTATTCACGTTTCAACTAAAAGTTCTTCTATAAATGCTACTCTAGGTTTAGCTCTAGACTATTCAAGTTTAAATGCTAAGCTTGATGCTAAGAATCACCTAATGTTAGACTCTAATTCTGGAGTAGATGGAGTGATTCTTCTAAATAAAGGCACTTTTGTTAATGGCGACGCGAATATTGTCGATGGATTAGCCATTGGTTCAGGATACGAAGATTTAACTGCACCCGCAAATAGCTTAATTGTTGAAGGTAAGGTAGGAATCGGGATAGCTACTCCAGATGCCAATACTAAGCACCATATATATGAAACAGGTTCAGCTATAATTAAAATAACCTCTCTTACTCAACTTGATTCTCTTTCTTTTTCAGGCTTTATTAAATTTCTTGCAGTCGATGCGATATCGATTAATGATATTTCTGGATCACCTACCGTTGTTTTACAAAACAATTCTTTTACTGGAAATAACGCAATTAGTAGTTTTACAGGAAATAATCTTGATTTTTCTAGTACTCTTTCATCTCATACATTTAGTGGAACTCAATTTTGTGGAAATAAGATCAGCCTGCTGAATTCTTCAGATTTTACAACATTGTCGAGTGCTCTTGAGATCACCGGTAATCTTTTTACTCTTTCTCCAGTAATTACCTCATCATCCAATGGTAAAGTTTATGGAAATAAATTTGTTCTTCAACCGGATCTAAGTTCAGCAACTGGTGGCACAATTAGAGGAAATCAAATAGAGATTACTAGCTATTCACCGAACTCTACTACTGAAATTAGAGGTACTCAAACAACAATTGAACAACTAATAGCTGATCCTCAAGGTATAACATATGGTAGTGTAACAAACATACAAGTAAACTCAAGCAATTCTTTATCTAGTGATCTTATCGGACAACAAATAAATGTAAATACTACAGGCGTATCTCTTCCTACTACCTCATATGGTTCCAGAATCATAATGGGAACTAATCTTCCATCACCCGGAACAGCATATGGTTATCATATAGTTGGCGCAACTGATAACTATGCTGAAGGGGCTTCTAGATTTAAAGGATCAGTCTCAATTAATAATAATGATTCTTATGTACAATACGTTAAAAATACTTGGACAGGTTGGGCAACTTGGGGATTTAATGTAAATCTTGTAAACTTCTCATTTGCATTGGACGAGTCCGGTTTACCTACTGGTTTTGGTGGGACATATGCAACCAGTGGTGCACAAACGGCTGGCGGCACTACCGCAATATGGAGATTTAATCATCCCACGATCGATCCAAATAAAAGTACTTTACTTGCAACACCTAGGTTTGGAGGAGCAGGATCAGCGCCATATGTCGGTAAAGTTGAATCAACTGGCTTAACGACCTTTTGTAGAATAACTGCTACTCAGTCATATATCATATTTACTAATATTGGTTCAACTGCTTGGACAAATGACTCTCTAATAAGTTTTAGTTTTACATTAACTGAATGGGCATAAAATATAAAAATAAAAAAATATAAAATGGGACTAACTATAACAGATACTCTTTATACGAGTGCAGGATCTTCTACCGAAACCTACATAAACATTGAATCGGTCGAGCTTAAGAGAGATCAAGGGCTTTCAGTAAAACTAAACAATTATTTAGATCGAGCTTCTAGGGACCTTGATCCTAATTCAACTATCGTATGTAATAAGCTTTACTCAAGTGTTTTTATTCCTATTGAAAACGGGTCTCCAGAATTCGGTGAACTTATCACAACTGCAATACATGCTTTTGCTTACACTAAAATAAAAGATAAGTTAATTGTTGATGGTTTATCAGTAGTTGACGATCTTTAGTCGATCCACTGATTTAAAGTAAAAGGCATAAGTCGTTCTTCGACCAGTAATCCATTCATCTCGTTAATGATAGTGGGTTCAAACTTAATACCCTTAGCGATTCCTTTATTTAAAAGAATCGTGTCTTTAAGCACATGAGCCGCCATCTTTTCAGGAGGTCCCTCTAGGACAGCAAAGCAAACATTCCTATGTTCCTTCATCTTCTCTAATTCAGGCTCCTGAAGTTTATCCAATGCCTCCCTAAGAGCTTTTTCTTTTACTTCGTGAATCGTAACAGTCTTTATCTTCTTAAAGGAATGGCCCAAGTCTTTTTTACGGTCAATTGACAGCTTCCAAATAGAATACTTTTTACTTCCGACCTGATTAATCACTAGAAATATCTCAGGCTGTTCATGGATCATCTCATTCATATAGAAGAAATCGATATTATCCATCACATCTAACTGTATGTCCATATAATCTAGCATGAGGTTTAGAAAAACATAATTAGCGTTTCTAAAGATCTCAACTATCTCTGCTTTTTTAGTGAAAACCTGTTTAAGCTCTGCTGTGATCTGTTTGATTCGTTCTCCTCTCAATGCAGGATGCATCTTAAAGTCTCGAAGGTTGCCCTCAATCGCCAACGTATTTAGATTTAGGCTATGAAAAAAGAGCTCATAAAAGTGTTCTAGATTACCTTCCTCTATGTCGTGTCGATACTTTTGACCCGCTGCAAGCAAGACATAATTAAAGTATTCAGGGTCTAAATAAGATCCTTTAGTCAGCCATAATGGGTCTAAGATTCGTTTCTTTTTCAAGATTTTTCTCTTTTTATTATTTATTTTACTCAAAATCCAATACCAGTTTAGGTAAAAAATTAAAATAAATAAACTAAATAAGAACCAGCCTCAATGGTTAAAACTACTGTAAAACTATTAATCGATCCTCAAAACAGCTCGCTGACCTTTAGTAAGAACTTTAGGATATTCTCGACTACTGAACCCATCACTGGGATAATCGAATTTACTGATTTTGTTGAAGATCTAATAATCGATACTCCAAACACGCTAGACCTAAATGACTTGAGTCGAAAGTTTAGATATTCTAGAAACAGACTTGACTGGTCTCTTTGGTATGAAGTTGAACCAGGAAACCTTGGCGATGCTGCCGGTATACTATTGGATGAACATGATGAGTTTTATTTTGAAGTCAAGTATGAATATGACGATGGAACATCAGATTTTATGTCCACTCCAATCCAGATCAACGAGATCAAGTTAAGGTTTAGACAAGCTGCACAAGTGGCAAATACTTACACTCCACAAGTGATATGCAGCGACGAGCTTTGTACGTCAATCATACAGAACAGGGATCCTAGCTTTAGACCATATAACGTCGATAGTGCGATAGGCATGTTTCAGGAGCTTTCATTCTTTACTAACCAACTATACGGTCACCAAGTAGTATACTTTAGGACTCTTCCAGAATCAGACAGCGGTGACTTTGTTTTTAAAGAATGGACTCTTTATAAAAACGTGGACCGCAAGTGTATCAAGGTAATGGTAAAAGACAACGCCTTTCCGGATAACGTGCCCAAGTTTACAGAATTTGGAATCGATTTTCAATTACCTTTTGAGGTAGAGATCGATCATAAATATTTTCAGTCCATCTTTGGAGTCAATTCTGAGCCTAGAAAAAGAGACTTTCTCTACTTTCCTCTCTTAAATCGAATGTTTGAGATCCAAGGATCTTATCTACATCGTGGTTTCATGATGGCACCGACCTTTTGGAAGATTCAGCTCAAGAAGTACAATCCAAACATCGATATGTTACTCACTGATGAGACTCGGACTTTCCTAGATAACGTGATACTTAGTGCTGAAAATCTATTTGGGGATGAAGTCACTAAAGACATTAAGGACGGAACCATGCCAGAACAATATAAAAAGATCACAACGACCTTTGATTCCTCTAGAAAGTCTCTACATCCAGACCTGATTCAGCGTCCTCTCAAGTACACATACAATTTTTCTCCTCTGATTGAAAACTACTATGATCTTGGAGCAATCTTGCCGAGCGATCTTACTGTTGAGCTGACTAATGATTCACCAGTCATATCGACAACACAACAAATATTCAACTTACCTAACCTTGATAACATTCCTACTTCCCCGAACGAAGTCATCTTGGCATATCAGGACAGCTACTTATATCTTACTTGGAAGAATGGAGCCCTAATGACCAATGATAAAAATGTCGGCGGCGTTACTACTCGATATGTTAGAGTACGTGGGCCTTTCGATTCGATCGCAAATCATATCGGTGAAAACGATGAGGGTAGATACATCCGGATCGAGGCATATCGTGACACAAGCCTTAAGGCTCAGAAAAACATCCTATATAATAATAGCGGACCTGTCCCGACTGCTCAATTCAAGATCAGAGATACTGCTGTAGTCTATAACGCTCAACCTAAATTCGATGCAGTATCAAATAAGAATCTTTCTTTTACGTGTCTTTTCAACGTGCCAAGCTCAGCAGACACAATAAACTTTATTGATGGTTACGATAACGTTGATTCAAAAGGAATACGAATAACTTCTGCATTCACTAGATATAATTCTACTCAACCTGAGGGAGACCTGGTCATCACAGTATTAGTAAATAACGTGACAAACACGTATACTATAAATAACTTTGTGAGTGATGTATGGCATGCGATGGTCATTTCAATGTCAAATGAGTTTTTACAGTGTGGAGCATACGTCTATCGTATCAAAGAGGATCCAAGTGACTTGGTCAACCATAACGATTTTATTAGGATTCTCTCAACAACCTCTTCTTTTGCTCAACAGACCTTTGACTTGACCCAAAACTATACTCTACCTAGTTCCAAGATCTTGATAACTAACATACGAGTGTTTAATACCATGTTGAGGGAGGAGGAGCATGACTTTATATTGAGCCAGCAGTTCCTAAAGGACGAGTCAATGTTGGTCTTGATAGATAACTGCAGACCTCAAACTAATTTGCCGTATATCGCTAAAAACCGATAATTATGAAAATATCAAATAACGAAAACATCAGAAACGAGAACGTTCAGGATATATTCCTTAGGAACGCTACTCTTACTATGCTTGATCTCCTAAACCGTCAGGTGATAATCGATCTAAAAAGAAACGATAAAGTCGAACAGTATGAGATTCCTTTCTTCTATAACTTTGGTGGGGACGAAGGCTTTATGAAGGACTTTTTTATTGACCTGCCGACTGACTGCAAGTATCCAAACCATGCAGAAGGAAACTATGAACAGATGCCCAGAGGAATCGTCACTCTTTCTTCGTTTGCTATCAAACCATCAGATATCACAAATAAGTTTGTTCGAGGTAGTTTTAATCAAGAGATCCGGGATGAAAACGATCAAAAAATGCTAAAGGCTTTTTCGGCTAGGCTTTTTACTCTACCGATGGCCTTGACCTTCAATATCAAGATAGAGAGCGATAACATCAATAAGACATTCAAGATCATGGAAAAGATCTTTGATTTTTATTATAAGAATCAGGTAAGATATTTCCAATTTAGAGGGGTCAGAGTGCCAGCACAAATAACTTTTCCGGAAACTGCACAGTTCACCAAGAGTTATAGCTTTGTGTACAGCGATGCAAACATCGTTAGCATCTCGCTTGACCTAAACATGGAGACTTACTTTCCTAGCTTTGACGATCACTCTAAGATGTATAAAGGCAACACAATTAAGCAGTTTAATCTTCGTGAAACCACAGGAGGAGATGATAGTGCGATCAGCGATAGTTGGATAGACCAAGATTACCCACCGGCTGAATAAATAATATTAGCATGGAAGCAAGAATAAAAAGTTTTAGTCAGTTTATTGGAGAGTCTAGGATCTCAGAAAGCCTTCATTATCACATCGATAATGGGATAAGCATTGCCGAGTCAGTATTTAGGCCAGGATCGGACTCTCACATTCAACTCCTGACCGAGGCTCGAAAAAGTTTTTATGACGGTTTACTTATACTTGGAGTGCACGATCGTCGACTATTTGAATCGACTGATCTTGGTCTTACTGGAATATTTAACGGAGTTGTGGTCCCATTAGATCTTCCATTGGAAAACATTGACCTTAATGAGGAGAAGTCTCCTCGATTAGGCTATCCTAAGCGGGGAGGAGCCAAGAAATATCACGTTTATGTGAGAAACCCCAAAACAAAAAAAATAATTAAGATCGCGTTTGGTGATGTGCATGGAGGACTCACAGCAAAGGTGTCCAATCCAAAAGCCAGAAAGTCATTTGCTGCTCGACACAACTGTGCTGAGAAGAAAGACCGAACTAAAGCTGGATATTGGGCATGTCGCATCAATCGCTACGCTCACCTATGGGGCGGAAAAACTTATCCTGGATTTTGGTAATGAAACATCTATTAACATATCAACAATTATTTGAGGATGCGACTCAAGTAGAGTCTATACCTACAGAAAAAACTAAGATATCTGGCGGAGATATCATATTTTCTAAAAACAAGACGGCTCCTTTGCTCATGGTCTACGGTGGAATACCGGTTGGCGGAAAACAAAGTGGTGGAGAAAATGGTTACATGTGGAAATATGTAGATAAACTAAAAAACAAATACCACATATTCGTTGCATCAAACCATAGAGTAGACGGTGATTCTACATATAAAAGCGTTTTACAACAATTAGAAAAATATGGAATAAAACCTTCATCAAAAGTACTATATCTTTTTTCTGGAGGATATCGTCCAGGTATGCCCATTTTAAAAAATAAGGCGGCCGATTTTTCTAAAGTCTTATTAGTTGATATTTGGATGAAGGGCTCAATTATCTCTGATTTTTATACTAAATTTGCTAAAGATAATTCGTCAAAAGTTAAATATTATTACACTGATTTTGGTGCAAATAATTCAACCGCTCGAGATCTAATCGTCAAGATTGCAAGTACTTCAAAGAAAAAAACTGGTCACATGGAAACTAATGACGATGCTGTTAGTTCACTATAGTAATAGATAAAGAAACATGAAACTGCCATTTGAAGAGACTCAAATAACCGACGACACTTATATTCGTGAGTTTTCACAAGAGTCCGATGTTAATGAATTTACCTGGCATAGGGATGATGAAGATAGAATGATAGTCGCGACTGAACCTACTGATTGGAAGATCCAATTAGAGAACAAGTTACCTCAAGGATTAAGTTCAACCGTATTTATAGAACGAGGAGAGTGGCATAGATTAATAAAAGGAACAGGTAAGCTTACCGTAAAAATAACAAAAAGCGATAACTCATGAAAAACCTATTAAAATACAATCAATTTTTGATTCTAGAACAAGGAACAAATTCTTGCCCATTGGCAACTCAAAATCTTGAGTTAAACACTAAAAATAGGAATAAGTCAATAGAGGCAGAATATATTCAATATGGCCCATTAAATTTGAATGATGAAGATTATTGGGCAAGGTACGCTAAAAAATGGAATACTGAGCCTGAAGTCGCAAAGAAATCTAATTGTGGAAACTGTGTAGCCTTTGATATTTCTCCAAGAATGGAAGCGTGCATGCCTGGTGAAGTCAGTGATCCTGAAGGAAGACTTGGTTACTGTTGGATGCACCATTTTAAGTGTCACTCTGCCCGTACTTGTTATACCTGGGCAGCAGGCGGACCTATTACAGAAGATCAAGTTTCAGCGGATTGGCAAAGTAAAAATGGAGGAGAGGTTAACGAAAAGAGAAAAACCAAAAATTCTCCAGACTGGCACGATTCAGATGCACCAGACGCTAATGGAAAATTCAAAGAACTTGGAGTAAAGGAGCTAGCTAAATGGTTAATTAGAACTAGGGGTGGAGATATGCGTAAGATTACAGGAAGCTTAAATCAACAGATAGTCTTTAACCGAAACGATAATCCAAGTTATGCTAAAAAGATGGAAAGCGTTCGTGCAGAAGTCAAACGACAGTTAGCTAAAAGAAAAAAATAAAAAGGGATGATTCTTACATTTGAACAATACTGTATTCTTGAGAGCAAAAAACAAAAGGCTCATCCTAGAAAATATAAAGCACCAGAAGGAAGCTCTCGAGATAAGAAACTAGATAAAGCGCAAGACCTACTTAAATCTGGCAATAAAGAAGAGGCATACCGACTTCGAGACGATATGGAGAAAGCCGAACGAGAAAAGAAGGGCTGGAAAAATACTCCACGAAAAGACTCTAAAGTAAATGAAGCTAAATCGAATAACTTAAGTAAAGAAACACTTGCTAAGATTAGAGCAGTTGCAACTAAAAAAGGTTATTCATTTGCTGATTTAAAACGTGAATATATCAAAGGATTGGGTGCATTCTATTCTTCAGGTTCTAGACCAGGAATGACTGCTCATCAGTGGGCTATGGCAAGAGTAAACTCAGCAAGTCCAAGTAAATCTTGGGCAAATGTCAAAAAAGTAAAAAAATAAAATATGTTACTTAACGTAAGACAAAACGGATTTATCTTTAACTTTCCACCGGACTTTTTTGCGCCTGAAATCAAGGAAAAATACAAGAAATATTATCAGAGTCTCATATTGCCATATGACACGATTGATGAATTTATGTCAGCCACGATTCAGTCTATCGACTTTCCTGGATGGACGATGGATCCTGCAACACAGACTCGACTATTTGGTAAACAACAAGAATACAAGAGTTCAAAGCAAGTGGTAGACTTGTTCACTCGAGAGTTTACCCTGACCTTTAAGCTTACTGATGCATACTTAAATTACTTTATTTTCTTAGAGAACTCTCTAAAATATCTGGATTTCAATAATAAGAACCAGCCGACGTTTTCTCCTATGCGACTATCCCTATTAGACAATGAGGGATATTTAGTCTCGTCAATCATTTTTAAGAGACCGGTCCTAAAAAGCCAAGATGGTTTTAAACTATCATATAGTTCATCCACGCCAGACTTTACCACTTTTACTGCAAAATTTGTCTATTTTGATTTTGATATTGAGTTAGATTTTAATTAAAACTCTCAGTGTATTTCATAGTATATTTTAGTCAAAATAACACTATTTTGACTCATGGCAAAGAAACCCGTAAATAAGTTTTCAGTATTCCACATCGAAGGAGGTTTAGGAAAACACATTGCTGCGACAGCCGTCGCAAAATGTATCAAAAATAATCACCCAGACCGAGAGCTAATAATCGTCTGTGCATATCCAGAAATATTTTTAAACCTATCTTTCGTTGATAGAGTTTACCGGATTGGGAACACTCCATACTTCTATAGAGATTTTATTGAAGGAAAGGACAGCTTAATCTTTAAACATGAGCCTTATTTCACGACAGATCACATTCATCGTGAGTTACCCTTAATTGAAAACTGGTGCAAGTTATACGACTTAAACTTTTCAGGAGAGTCGCCTGAACTAGTCTTTAACCTTCGACAGAGACAGTTTGGATTTAAAAAGTGGAACAGATCTAAACCTATTGCTGTGATTCAAACAAATGGGGGACCTTTACATGACCAACCCTATCTTTATTCTTGGACTAGAGATATCCCTTATGATATATCAAGTTCATTGGTAAATCAATTGAGTCTAAACTATCATGTGATTCAAGTATGCAGGTCACAGGAGCAAGTAATACCTGGAACAGAGGTTATCTCTGAACCAATGTCAAATATGGAACTTCTTTCTCTTCTGCTTTTCTCAGAAAAGAGAGTGCTAATTGATTCTTCTCTACAGCATGCATCAGCAGCCTTAGGTTTAAAATCAACTGTTTTATGGATAGGTACTTCACCCAAGGTGTTTGGTTACTCCTTACATTCCAATATAGTAGCAGATCTTCCTAATACTGTGAAACTGCCTGATAGTTATCTATTTGACTACAATTTCAATGGATCAAATCACGAGTGTCCACTAGTTGATGAAAACATCTTTGATGTTTCAGAAATATTGAACTCCCTATAATGGATTTTACTCATCGACCCATAAATATCAATGAGTATTTCGATAAGATCTTTTACATCAATCTAGATAAGGATGTTCATCGCAATGAGAACCTACTTCAACAGTTTGAAAAGTTTAACATCACAAACTTTGAAAGAGTCACCGGAGTCAGAGCCATGCAGATTCCAGAAAGATCACAATATCGTAATTTCATAAAATCTGATTCAAAATACATAATGGGTCAGCTTGGGTGCAGGGCTTCTCACATATCGGTTGTACAGCTAGCCAAGGCTAGAGGATATTCAAGGATCCTAATACTAGAGGATGATGTCCTATTTTTAGAGGACCCATCATCACTTCTCATGGCAAACCAATGGTTACATAATGACTGGGACATGCTATATTTTGGCGGATTAGTCGAACCCTTTTTTAGAAACCAAATAGTGTGTGCACACGCGTACGGAATAAATTCAAACCTGTTTGATGATATTCTAGAACTTGGCCCAGTGTCTGGCATGGAGATAGATAATTTTTATGCAAAGATAATTCAACACATGAGTTATAATCATACGAATATAGGTAAGTATAGAATTAGAATCATCCAGCCATTTAACAAGATAGTCCAGGATAAAAATCACGAATCTAACATTATATGAAAAAACTATTCTTTCAGTCATCATTACCTAGAGCAGGTTCTACCCTTTTGCAAAACATAATGGGTCAGAATCCAGAATTCTATGTGACACCCACTTCGGGAGTCCTAGAGCTAGTGTATGCTGCCAGAAACAATTACACTAATTCGGCTGAGTTTAAGGCACAGGACACATCCCTAATGAAAACTGGATTTACTCAGTTTTGTCACGATGGAGTATTGGGATTCTTTAATGGAGTCACAGATAAGCCTTATGTTTTAGATAAGAGCAGAGGCTGGGGAGTACACTATGGGTTTCTAAACTCTTTTTATCCGGATCCCAAGGTAGTGTGTATGGTGAGAGACTTGCGTGGAATATTTGCCTCAATGGAAAAAAACTTTCGTAAGAATCCTCACCTTGATTCAGGAATAGTGAATCACGCTACGATGACAGGCACGACCACTGAGAAGAGAATAGATGTTTGGTCATCGGGTCAACCTGTAGGGCTTGCAATAGAAAGATTATATCAGATATTTAAGGAGGGCATTGATAAAAAGATGCTCTTTATCAAGTATGAGGATTTAGCCAAGAATCCTGAACCCGAAATGAGGAAGATTTATCAATACTTTGAGCTTCCTTATTTTAGTCATGATTTTGATAATATTGAGCAGATAACTCAAGAAGACGATTCCGTATATGGAATATATGGCGATCACAAGATTCGTAAAAAGCTAGAGCCATTGAAATCTGATTATAAAGAAGTATTAGGCCAAGAAGCCTGTAACTGGATCAAGAATAAATATAGATGGTTCTATGATGAATTTAAGTATTATTAAACTATTCAGTTGGACTCGATGCCAATTGATCGATCGCAATAATTAAACTATCAACATTGCCTTTAATATTTTCTGAAATAGTTAGATATGGAATCCCAATCTGTTGCTTAATATTTTCTCTAACTGGCAATGTTAAGTTACGTAATATTCTTTCACGTAGTCCTTTTTCTTTATCTGGAATAGTTCTAAATGTCATTTCATTATTGTAAAATTGAGTAAATATTATTTCTCGAGAATTTCCTATTGGCTCAGGCTTGGGTCCTTCTTTATCAATCTCAAAAGCAGTTCTTGGATTAAGAGATTTTAAATACTCATTCAAGTCAGCTAGGATAAGTGAATTACTATTACTTAATTCAACATACCTTTCTAGATTTACTGAATAATTGATTGATCTTGACTTTACTACATACTTTGCAATCCAGCCTTGACTCTGTTTAATTATCATTAATGAATCGAATGAGGGTACTACTTCTGCCATCTAGTTTTTATTTTTTTAATTATGGAACAAAATACAGCCTATTTGAGTCAGTCGAGCAATAATATACTGATTTTGGCGGTAGACCGGCCGACCCGTCTTGTAAGTTCATGATCGAGAGTTGGTTTACAAATGTTGCACAAGACCTATTTGCAGTGATATTGCTTCCAACGATCATTGCTCGTGGACAGCCACCATCGCTATTTGAGTCTCCTCCAGCAATTATTGAATATCCTCCACTTGCAGTGTTGTTAAAACCGCCTGAAATAGTTGAATATCCTCCACTTGCAGTGTTGTTAATACCGCCTGAAATAGTTGAATATCCTCCACTTGCAGTGTTACTTGTTCCTCCACCGATCGTTGCTGAATAGTATCCGCTTGCCGTGTTATTTCTACCACCTGCGATGGTTGAATAGTTACCGCTTGCAGTATTGCTAGAACCGCCTCCTATTGTTTCGTTTCCATAATATGAGCTAGCTGTATTTGAAAATCCTCCGCCGATTGTTGAAAGGCCATAGTATGAACTAACTGTGTTTCCATATCCTCCGCCTATCGTTGAATAGTAAGAGCTCGCAGTATTAACAACGCCGCCGCCAACGCTAGAACCTATTCCGGATGCAGCATTAGAATAACCACCGCTAACAGTCGTTGCGATATTTGCTGCAAAGTTATTATATCCTCCGCTAACAGTAGTATAATCAGAACTAGCAACGTTTAGTGCTCCGCCGGATACGACTGCGTAATATCCGCTTGCAGTGTTTGTAAATCCTCCACCGACCGTGTTTAAATCATTATTGCCTGCAGTGTTTCCATATCCTCCGCTAACAGTCGAGGCATATCCGCTTGCAGTATTGTCATATCCGCCGCTAACCGTTGAATAGGTTGAGCTTGCAACATTTGAATTATCTATTCTATACGTTGATCCTGCGCCTGCACCTTCACTAACCGCTCCAGCTCCTTCAAGAAGCGTAATCGTACCTGCTGAGTCTATTTTTTTTAGTGCTCCTGCGTCGTCGAGATCAAAACCTATAAAGTAACTCCCTGCCTCTATTTGAGTGTAGTCAAGTGATGAAAACGAGACTTTAGGCATCTCCATTCCAGATCCGTACATGTTAGTCCTTTTATTTTATTTATCTTGATTTATAATCGAACTCCTTCTATCGCAAAGGTTGTTTGATTATAATAGAAATATGTGTTTCCAGTGACTCCACCGGTGCCTATTGTGATTGCTGCAGTTGCTGCGGCTCTATCTACATAACTTGGTAAATTTAAGTTACTAAGTATAGTTGATCCAGATATAGCATTACATGATCCAGCACACGTTCCTAAAGCAATCACATCGCTACCTGTATTGCAATAAGCAGATCGATATCCTGATGCAGTCACAGTATCTCCGGAATTTCCATATGCGGAACGATAACCCGATGCAGTTACATAGTTTCCAATATTATTACTTGCTGAAAGAAATCCAACTGCCGTGATAAGACTTCCAGTATTGCAATATGCTGAATTGCTTCCAACTGCCGTTACTTGATTGCCACTATTGAAGTATGATGAAAAGCTTCCTATTGCAGTAAGAACATCTCCAGTATTACAGTAACCAGAGTGAGTTCCAACAGTTACAACATTATTTCCTGTATTACAGTATGCTGAGTATGTTCCAACTGCTGCAATGTTGGATCCAGTGTTATGATATGCTGAGTATGTTCCAGACGCAGTCGTATAATTTCCAGTATTACAGTATGCTGATCCTCTTCCTAGTGCAGATACACCGCTTCCAGTATTACACTGTGCAGAAAAGTAACCTGAAGCCGTCACATTATTCCCTGTGTTGCAATATGCTGAAAATGCACCAGTAGAAGTTACCTGACTTCCAGTATTTTGATAAGCTGCACTTTCTCCAAAAGCGGTTAACTTATTTCCAGTATTAAAGAATGCTGATTGATAGCCTGATGAGGTAACTCCCATCCCAGTGTTACAAAAAGATGAAGTTGCACCAATTGCGACCACTCCGTTTCCAGTATTGCATCGAGCTGCGTCTGTACCCAATGCAATTATGCTAGATCCAGTGTTTCCATCACCTGCACACGTACCTTGAAAGTTATTTCCATTTACAAGGTCATGGTTGAAATCTAAAACTTGTTGTAGTGTCGGAATTCCACCGCCTCCTTCAACAGTTGTGATATTTCCAAGATGATCCATCTTAGAAAGGACACCAGAGTTATCTAGATCAAAACCTACAAAGTAGCTCCCGACAGGTATGTTTGAATAGGTGAGTGTTGCAAACGAGACTTTAGGTAATTCTATTCCAGACTTATACATAATTTTCTTATTTTTTAATATATCTTATTTAAAACAAATATTTCAGTAAAAATAAAATTCGCTGCGTTTGTTGAGTTAAATTGTGCAGTGACATCCAGCTGATTAGGAATCGTTGTATCAAAAGTAGTTTGATTTAAAGTACTAAAATTATCACCTTCAAAGCTGCTACCTGCATTTTGAGTAAATGTAAAATAGCCCGAAGATAATAAACTAGCTGTTCCTGCAGTACCTAGCGATCTAACAGTAAAGGTTACATCAAAGGAAAAGTGTGAAGATGTAACATTTGGCATATTGATTGGACCGACTACCCCAAATTCAGCTGAACCTGACTTAACTCTCAATGTTAAGGTATCGCCATTGTTAGCACCTAAATCTCCAGATATTCTTACAGCAAATGAATCGCCTACGCTAAACCCATTTGAAGGTACAGATAATGAACCTATTCCGCTACCGATTAGACTCAATTCTGAGAGCGTGCCTGATATTGTTGTGCTATTGCTAGTTTGTGCAAATAGACCATAAACAGTTGGTCCAGGAATAGTCTTGTACTTAACTATCCCACTGACTGCGTCCCTTACTAGATAATTAGTAGCAGCCTGATCCTGAGTAGGGGTGTTGACTATTGCTAAGTTATTTACGTGAAAGGTGTTTGCCTGTATAGCATTTATGTTACAGCCAAATATTCCAGAAAAACTGCAGCTTGCCGTGTTTCCGCAACCTCCAAGTATAGCCGAATAGCAACCTGAAGCGACATTGCATTTGCCTACTAAGACAGCTGAATAGTGTGCACTCGCAGTATTGCGACATCCTCCAAGTATTGATGAGTTACAACCTGATGAAGTATTGCAATATCCTCCACTAACGGTAGATGACCAGGCAGTCGCTCGGTTTTGTGAACCTCCACTAACTGTTGCATAAGTATTCGAAGATGTGTTAGCAAAACCTCCACCAACTGTTGATGTTGCGCCAGATGCAGCATTATTATATCCTCCGCTAATAGCTGAGTCATAACCAGAAGCCGTGTTAGATCGTCCGCCTCCAATTGTTGAACATCTTGCACTTGCAGTATTATTACAGCCACCAGCAATTGTCGAAGCTAATCCACTTGCAGTATTACCGCGCCCTCCTCCAAGTGAAGACCATGCACCAGTAGCACAAGCTGTGTTACACTCTCCACCACTGACTATTGATCCAGCTGAATATACTGCATTCAATCGACCTCCTCCAATTGTTGAATAAGATGAGCTTGCTGTATTGCAATATCCTCCGCTGATTACTGAACCGTTTCCACAAGTTTGATTTGCTTTATTGCAACATCCGCCACCAACGGTCGAACCAGTTCCACCTGCAATATTACTACATCCTCCGCCAATTGTAGAATAGCTAAATGACGCAGTATTACACATTCCCCCACTGACAATTGAACTCTGCCCACTTGCAGTATTGCCGCGTCCTCCTGAGACGGTTGTAAAAACGTTACTTGCACAGTTTATCGCTCCTCCGCCTATTGTTGAATTTCCGCTAGTTGTGACGTTATTACATCCTCCACTAATAGTCGCTGCGTATCCACTTGCGGTGTTACATATTCCTCCGCTAAGCGTTGAATAATTACTGCTAGCAATATTACATTTACCGCCAGAAACAGTTGAGCCTGCACCGCTTGCTGTGTTACATGTATCTATTCTATAGGTTGAACATAGTCCTGCACCAACATCTATTACTCCACCACTGCTTCCAACTACGCTCTCTATTCCAGTGTCATCCAGACAATACCAACAACCATCTGATTTAGCGTAAATCTTACTGTATCCCAGTTCTGGTGGCACAGGAGTCGATGCGACTTTTTTATGTTGAGGGATGCTATGATTTTTCTTTCCTTGGTATGGCATGGCTCATTATATTTTTGCTTGGAGCACAATCACTCCACTTGTTATGTTTCCAGTAGAGATTAAATCAAACGAGTTATCGTCTATGTGAGTGACATCGACATCAACTAGAGTATTTCCATCTCTAACACTATATACAAAATCTTTAGTACCCAATCCGTGCGTTATTGTAAGAGGCAATAGAGCAGTGGCTGTAAAGTTTTGAACTACTACCTGAACACTGGTACCAGTCGCTAGGTTCACAATTTTAATTATTCCTGAGCCAAGGTTATTGACCTGTCCTCCAGGAAGAAGTATTAGGGTACCGTTTGCGATCACCAATTCTCCATAGTTATCGACGATTCCCTCCACTGTAAAGTTTCCATAAATCCAATACTGATAGTCTGCATCAATCTTTAATGCCTCGTTTGCTGCGATAACCTTTTTATGTCCTCCGTTTCCTCCAGAAGAACCATATCCGCCAGTAAGACTAACCCATCCTCTATCTTGAAAATATCCAATTAGGTCTTCTCCATATATTGGATCTAATCCTGATACTCCAGTATAGACTATTTCTCCTGGTACGCCTACTGCTGGATATGCTGGAAAATCTGTGAATCTTTGTCTCTGTGTCTCAGCAACATCAACTAATAGTGACTTACCAACGGCATTACCAGCTGAGTTAATCGTAAAAGTCGGAATACTGCTTTGGGAGATCGTGAGTTGATTTGTAATCTCTACAAGTTCAAACGTGCCCGAATAGAGTGAAAACGAATTAGTCGTCTCATTATAACTAATGTTATTTAAAAATTCTAGGTTTGCATCTGATATACTCTTAAAATTCAAGTTAGTTACATCGATGAGCGAAGTTAAGCTTGAATTAGTTAAGCGGCGAATCTTCTCTAAATTGTTATAGATGGCCATTCGATAAATAGTTTATTTTTGTTATTTATCTTTTTAAATAAATAAGAAGATCTATCTTTAGGTATCGTATGTGTTAGTGTTTGATAATCTTAGTAGATTGATCTATTTCTGAATTTAGGGTAAATCTTCCTCGATTTACTAGACATTCAGTAACATTTGCATGTATTGGCTTTGTGTCTGGATTATCTAGAAAGCTTGAACGAATCTCGTTTGTTACTCCCAAATAATCACAGTCAATGAGTTTAGAAAACTTGATTGAATTATTTGAAAAGATCGAGCACCCTTCTAATTTAGAGTTTCTAATAGTGCAGTTATCAAAGAGGCAGTCCTTGACGTCTCCCTCGATTTCACAGCCAAAAAATTCAACTCCCTCCAAGAGAATACTTCTCTTGATATTTGCATCCTTTATTTGAAGTCTTGCTCGACGAGTATCGTAATTCACAATAGCTTCACTGATTCCTCCTCCAATTATTACTCTAAACAGTTTTTCCCTAATTTGAGGGTATACTGATTCAAGTAGTCTCTCGTTCGTATTTAAGTCAACATGTAGGTCTATTTCCGGAAATGCTGACCTAAAACCCAATAGTGATTTAGTAGAGTCGATTGCAAACCTAAACTCTTTTACCATTTCCGAGATCTTAACCTTTTCCTGATTAGAATAAGTATGGTTTTCAGTTAACGTCTGATAAAGATGTTCGATCACAATGTTTAATGTTTCGACAGCTTCCTTCTTTTTTCGAGTATATTCCTTGCCTGAAATATAATTAACGTTAAGTTTGCCGCTAGCTAGTTGAGAAAAATCAGTGGCAAAAAAATCAGATTCTGGAAATTTTAGCTCGATCGCGTCTCCTCTTTCAACGATCGATTCAGTCAAGATCATGTCATATAGCCGTTTTGGCTGTACGTATTGAAAGTGATTCTGATAAATTAGCCTATTTTCATTTTCAGGCTGTGGCCATAATTCAAAAAGTCGCTTTTCATCCAGACTTATTAAATATTTAAGGCGATTGAGCTTTTCCACCCTATTTGGAAGCGCTAATGCCCTTTCATTGAGTTTAATCGTGGTCCTTACTCTACACCGCTCTGTAGTAAAACCTATTGCTTCAATTATGTTTGAGACCTTTAGATACATGTGCATGGCTTCCTGATATGGCATGAGGCCGGTGCTGAGTTGCATTTCCTTGTACCCATTAGAATATGTGGGTGCAAGCTTAAATGTCTCGTTAGTAGCTTTAAAATCACTCTTTATTTCAGTAAACCATTTTACCTTTTTTCCCAATGCTCTAGCAATCTTTGCGGCTGCATCCATTTTTCTCATAGGAGAAAAGAATTCAAAACAGAATGAGATTTGGGTGTTATCGTATATGTTCTTCTTATCTAAAGATTTAAACATTATTAAGTGTTTCTTTATTCTATTTATCTTATGAGATCCTTTTAGGAAATGAAAGTATTAAATTAATAGGCTGAGATTAAAGATATGTGAATAAATAAAATAAATAAAGTTGCTACATGGCAAAAGTCACAGACAATTTTAAGGTTTTCAATAGGCTCAGCATATATGTTGAGGACCTTTTATCTCAGACCATCAACTACTTGACGTCTAAGTTTAATCAGAGTAGGGCAGTATTTACATCAGCCTCACCGTTTGGACAGTTATTATTGGTTGTTGAGAACCTTACACAATTAGTATTCTACTATATAGAAGACTCGATCACCGAGTTAAACATTAATGAGGCGACTAGACTAACGTCAGTCTATTCACTAGCCACACTGGCTGGACACAATCCAAGCAGAGCAGTATCTGCGTCTGGTGAAATCAGCCTGTCAACTAAGGCTGGAGCCGGAGAGCCACCTACTGACTTTGTAATTATACCAAACCTTTCTAGAATAAGGTGTAAGAACAACGGTCTAACCTATGTGCTTGACCTTTCACAGGATGAGATCAAGTTTTCATTTAACGGCACAACAAACGGTCTTAAGCTGGGGATCCGTCAGGGAATAATCGAATCCCAAACAGTCTCAGCTAAGGGCGAACCCATCGAAAGCTTTGCGATAGGTAGCCCACAAAACTACTATATCGATAATTTTATAGTTAACGTTCATGTAAATGGAGAGCGATGGAGAAAGTACGATTCAATCATTGACATGCCTAGAGGAGACAAGGCATACATGATTAAAACCGGAATGACGAGCGGAGTTGATCTTTTCTTCGGCAACGGTAATTATGGACTGATTCCGACCAGGGGATCAGATATCTTAGTTGAATACTTGGTGACTGAGGGATCAAACGGAAATATCAGAAGTAACGATTTGGCCAGTATTAAGTTTGAATTCGTGGACACCGGATTTAGCATATTAGGAGACGAGATAGACTTAAATCAATATATTGAGATCACCACAACAAACGCACCCTTCTTTGGAACAAATGCTGAGGACTCTAAATTAACCCGTCTTCTTGCACCAAGACAGTCTAAAAGTTTTGCGTTAGTGAATGTTGACCATTATGAGAGCGTGTTAAGAAAGCTGAAACTTTTCTCCATCATCAATGTTTCAATTGATGAAGTTGATTCTAGGATGTTAAACCTATTTCTTATACCTGATATCCGAAAAACATTTAGTGTAGCCCAAGACTATTTTAGCGCCAGTCTTAATAGATTTGTGATGAATGACTATCAAAAGAATCAGCTACTACAATATCTTGAAAAATCAGGTAGTAAAATGATTTCGACCGATGTTCAGATAATTGATCCGATTCCTAGCGAATACGTCATAAACACCTCTATCATTGTGTTTGATGACGTTTCATCCGAGATAATCAAGAGGGACATTCTTAATAATTTAGGTGAATACTTTATTCAAAACACCAGGTTCACCAGGATACCTAAGAGTGACCTGATAAAGATAATTGAGGAGGTCAATGGAGTAGATTCTGTCTCAATAAATATAGTGTGCAAAAAGAACGAGATCTTAAAGGTGCAGAATCCATCAGCTTCCGATATTGGTCTTGATGAGTTTAATGATATTATTGTTTCATATCAGGAACTCCCAATAATCCGAGGAGGTTTTACTGATCGATATGGTAATGTTTACTCTGCTGGCATCACGCCAGACTCGCTTGGGCCAGTTAACATTCAGATTAAGGAAATAGTTCCTCGACCAAAAAAGGTAAATTAACATGGTAAAAAATAGCATATATCGTCCAATCTTTGAACGTAGGGAAAAGAGGACAAATGTAGGTTTTGATTATAAGGGTCAGATCCTAAAAAAGACGCTTTCAACTCAAATGTTTGGAGCACATCCTCTTCTTGATTATTTACTTCAGCAGGTAGAGAGTATAGTATATGAGTGGGTAGAGGCAGTAAAGCAGATAAAGATCACAGCAAATCCAGCATTGGACAAATACGAAAATAAAATCAGATAAGTTAATGGGTAGCAACAAATCAGGAATGAGCCGAGAAAATCGTGCTCACCTCAGGGACGAGATACAATCCCTATTGGGATCGATCGGTACTGAGTCACATGGAGACATGGTGATTGATAACGAGATCTCTGAAAAGACTAGACCTGAAAGTCCATACGATTTTGAGGAGATGAGTAATCAGTTTACAGTCAAAGCTAGGGAAATCACTGATTCCCTATTTAAAAACTTTGTGGATATTGGAATTTTTGAAAAAAATGATTATGCTCGACATAAAAAGGAACTAGATACAATCAACATCTCAAACCTTTTCTTTCAATTAAAGACAATAAAGATTACAATTATTAAGGTGATGGAGGAAATAACTTCAGGTAACACTCACCCTAGACTAATTGAGGTAATGGGTCAGTTACAAGATAAGATGGCCTCGATTACCAAGATGCAGGCAAATTATGTGCTCTTTCTTGAGGACACATATCGTCAGTTAAACTCCGCTGCTCCAGTAAATCCAGATTCAGAATTTGTAGATTCAAGTTCTACTGAAGGTCAGTTCTTTATTACAGTAGGAACAAAAAATCTAATCAATATCTTACCTGGAGAATCAGCGGACGACTCGATTAAAGTACCTACTGGGAGTTTATTGGACCCATCTAATAAATCCGAACTGATGCGGGAAAGAAACATAGAGCTTAAGAGCGATGAAGCAGACGATGACTTTATGGACATCAGTGAAATAATTTAACTTAATGAAAGACGTCATGACCAATGGTGGCGCTTTTAGCCATCGAAAACTATCAAATCTTTCGGGTTCGCCTGAAGATACTAACACTTCACTTTGGACAACTGCTCGTATCAATAAGCTTCTCGATGCGATTGAAAATGACGGATTCGATATTAAAGGTCTGCATAATTCTCCATTTAAAGACAATGATGTTAACTTAAAAAGAGGAAACCTTCCATTTGAATATACGCCAGAAGAAGTAGAAGAACTTAAAAAGTGTAAAGCTGATGTTCTCTATTTTGCCACTAATTATTGTAAGATTCAAACTGGTGATGGTGTTAAATACATAAAGGATACTGAAGGTCTTCGAGATTTTCAAGAACAAATCCTGCAATCTTTTAGAGGAAACAAGTGGAATATCCTAATGGCAAGTCGACAGACCGGTAAATCAGTTACATCAGCTATTTTTATCTTATGGTTTCTTCTATTCAAATCTGATAAGACTGCCCTAATTGTTGCAGATAATTTTACTACAACTCGAGAGTTAATGGATAAGTTTAGAATCTGTCTTGATGGGCTGCCTTTCTTTATGAAGCCTGGAATCAAACATATCAATTCAGGAAACATTAAGTTTGATAACGATAGTCGTATTGTTGGTAGAACGACTACTAAAAAATCAGGTATCGGTCTTACTGTAAATATCCTATATATTGATGAGTTCGCGCATATCGATGAAGCAAAATTAGATGAATTCTATCGAGCAATCGTTCCTACAATCACGGCCGATCCGAATGCAAAAGTAATTATTACTTCTACACCAAACGGTAAAAATAAATTCTATGAGATCTGGGTAGATGCTATTGCTGGAAAAAGTGACTATGTTCCTCTTAGGGTTGATTGGTGGCAAGTTAAAGGTAGAGACGAGGCATGGAAGCAATCAGTTATCGCAAACCTTGGATCAGTTGAAGACTTTAACCAGGAATATGGACTCCAATTTTTCTCATCAGACCAATTACTCCTAAACTCTAATGAATTAAAGAGACTCTATAATATCAAGTCAGACTATATAAATACAACATTTGCATTGCCTGAAGAAAAGCAATGGATTAATGACTGTTTTACTGTACACCCAAATTATGCTAAACGTCTCTATCATGATTATAAGAGTGATAATGCAAAGTATGTTTTTTCGATCGATACTGCGGATGGAACAGGTGGGGATTATTCAGTCTTAAACATATATAAGATAGTATGCTTACCGATCAATGAGCTCTTAAAAAAGAAGGAGGCTATTCGAAGCGAGACAGATACTACCTCATTGGTACAGATTGCAACATTTAGAACAAACGAACGGGATATTAACGATTTTGCAGCAGGCGTAGAGTTTATTACATATGAGCTCTTTAGTTCTGAAAACGTCAGAATAGTGCTTGAGATGAATCACAAAGGGGAGATAATAAAAAATAGGTTAGAGGACAATGATGCATACTGGCCATCCCAGTTAGTGCACACTAAACACACAGAGATGGCAGTTAACATCAAGCCAGGAATTAGATTAGGTCCGACAAATAAGATTAAGTATTGTGAAAAGTTTAAATATTTTGTTGAGGTCAAAAAGATCATACCTAATGATTTTCTAACTGTTATGGAACTTATGGCTTTCGGTAAGAGCAAGGGAGGAACATATCGTGGACAGAATGGCAATGACGATCTTGCGATGACCTGTGTCAATCTTGCACCGGCTCTGGACTCAAACCAGCTTTGGGAACTCTCTATCGAGACGTATGAAGCTGCCTCTACTGAATATCGAAAGGAGGTTGAGGAAAAGATATTTAGTCTATTTAGATCTGGAGGGAATCGCCCAGCCTTTGATTATGATACTCTGCGTGATATTAATTCTCCTCTAAATAACTCAGAAAAAGGAAATAACGATAGGAAACACGTATTTGATCTTCAATCCCTAGAAAAAATGCAAAAAATTAAGGACAAATTTTTTAAAAGTTAAATTTTTTTTAGTATAATAGTACTGAAACCGTTGTATAAACATTAAAACTATGAAGATTCTTAAATTTCAAGGCGACATCGGGCTTGATGATGTATTCAACCGCCATAAGATAGAGATCTACGACAATCTCTTACAATCTATCAAGAACCATTATCAGGACAATACTTATCTTGAGGTGGAGGTGATTAAGATCTCAATCAATGAATCTGAATACACAATAAACTTATCACGGGATAAATTCATAAGTGGGTTGGAGGGAGCAATAACTTTTTATGAATCGTGTGAAGAATACGAAAAATGCGCAGATTGTCTAACAATCATTAACACTCTTAAAAAAAATAAAATCATGGAGGCATAAAATATGGGGTATGAACTAAACAACACAAAAATCAATGAAAGAATTCAAGAAATATCTGAAAAACTACTTAAAAAGCAAAATACCGATCGAGAAAAAAATGAGTTAGCTCGACTCATCTATCCAAAACTTAAATATTATATTTGGAAGTTTTGTAAAAACGAGTTCGATACTGAAGAGGCCCTACAATTTACTCTAAAAAAGATCTTTAAAAACATTGCCCAGTTTGACTTTGAGAAAGGCAGGTTTACTACCTGGATTTACACAATAGCTCGAAATGAGACTCTACTCTATCTACATCACCTAAAGAAAAATTCACATTATGATATAGAGACAGTATATACTAAGATCGATAGGCCCGATGAGATAGATGATGGCATAGAGTCATTTACAGATATTGATGATATTTATCAAACAACGGTTGATGAGATTCTACTTATAGAGGATCCTCTACTCAAGAACATCGCTATCGATAAGATGATTAAGAACAAAAAGGTAAAACAGATAGCAATTGACTATGAAATAAACGAAAACACAGTAAAGACCAAATTGCGTAAGATCAGGTCAGACATTAAATTTTCTGTCCTACTTAAAAATCCCCAATTTGAAGAAAAAATAAAACTAATCCTATGATACTTGATTATATTTCACCAGGTAGAGTATACAAAAAGCTCTCAATATGTTTAGAAGAGCTTGCCAATTATCGAACATTTAAAAAGATTGTGGTCGAGCTTAATGATGCTGGAAAATTAGACGAGGTCGGGCTAAAGGCTGACTCTAATTCAAACATGTATATTGGAATAAATCTTAATCCTGAGCTTCTTCTATATTCAGAGACCTCGCAAGAATCAGTTGAGCTCAAGTTGGTCTCAGAAAAAATGAACAAATACAATGATTTCTTAACTAAGGAAGGCATACTCGATTCAATTAAAGTCGATTTTGAAAGAGTACAAGACGATTCTTTCTATGGTTACATATTACAAATCAGTTTTAACTTTAAAAAGTATAAAAAGTCTGACTTAATATATGCAATATCATATTTTTCAACTATTGCACTTTCAATATTGGCTAGCTTATTCTTGCTCCTTTAATAAATTAATAAATAAAAAAATAAATCTCATGAAAAAATTAAACTCTTTTATAACAAATCACTATCCTAAAATAGTAATATGTTTAATAATTCTTATTTTCTTTAATACTTGTGGAAATCCTACCAAGTCTCTAAATAAGAGAGTCGATGCTCTTTCCCAAAAGATTGATTCTCTAGAAAAAGTCACGGTGACTAAAAAAGATCTTAAGATCGAAGGACTTAAATCTGAAAAAAGAATGATTCAGTCAACTGATCGCAAGATACTTGATGTAAACCGTCAAGCTGAGATTGACAAAGAGATTTCTTCTCTAGAAAAATAATCCAAAATGATGATAAAATGGATAAACCAAAACAAGGAGTCAATAATAAGGGCTGCCTTTCTTATACCTATCTTGTCAGTTGCGATCATCTCAATCTCTCACGTAGTTGGATGGTATGACCTAGGTAACCCAATAAACTGGGCTATATACTTATCGATAGCCGTTGAAGTTGCTGCGTTATCTTCAATTGCGGCATCATCAGTTAGAGTAAAGGGTTTTTCAGTATGGCTTGTATTCATAATAGTTACCCTAATTCAATTCATAGGAAATATCTATTATAGTTATACTGAAATCGACGTTGCGTCCAAAGAATTTAAGGATTGGGCCGAATTGACTCTACCTCTTTTTGATTCTTTTAGTGATACATCGGACTTAGTCGCTCAACGTCGACTTCTTGCAGTCCTTGAAGGAGGTCTATTACCGCTAATCTCACTAACCTGCCTACACTTCTTTATTAAATATGGTGATCGAGATCTAGAGCAACCTGTCGTGTATTCAGAACAAGATAACCTAGAAGATTCTAAAGAACCTGTTGAGGAATATGAAAAATCTGATTTACAAGAAGAAGCTGATCGAGTTTGGGAAAAGGTTAAAGAACTGAGAGAAGAAGGTAAGTTACCTATCCTCACTGAAGAGGATCTTGCTGATGAACCAAGCGCTCTAGCTAACTCTCAATATAGATTAGAAGAAGAAAGTCCGTCAATTGAAGAAACTGTTAAGTTTGTATCTGATTCAAAAGAATCTCCCAAAAGGTCACAAATGAAGCCCGTAAAGTCTGGAGTATCTTTAACTACTAATAAATCGAATACCTACGACAACAACTTGCCTCGTTTTTAAAAAATAAATAATAAAAAACAAGGACAAATGGTACCTAATTTAAACGAGATATGCGAATGCTGTGGCGGTTATGAAAACCAGCCAATACTTCAATTATTTGATAATAAATGTTTTGGTATCGTTGATGGAAAGGAGATATCTGAAGACTTTTGCTTAAAGGACTTTGCATTTCCGACTGATGGTTATTCCTGTATTGGCATAACAGTTAAAGAAGGAGGAATAAGTTCAGAAGACATCACACTATTTGACAATGACTTACCTGTCCCATTGGCAATATTGGAAAGCGGCAAGCCCTATGTTAGAGGAATTTTAGTAAAAGTAACTTATCCAACAAATGATCTAAACTCAGAAGAGATACCAATTTCTGATAAGAATGTAACGTTAGAAATTACAAGATATAATGGAGACATGACATTCTATCCAATGTATAATTTCTTTTCTATCTTTACTAATCCTAAATCAAACGATCCCAGCCAAATAATAAATAAAATAGTACTAAGTAACTCAAATACTAACTATCAAATTAGAGTGTCTGCGTTGATTTTATTTGGAAATGCTCTATAAAAAACTTTAAAGAAATGACTAATTATGCGACTGAAATAATTGAAATTAATGCTGGTGTAAACTACGAGCCTACTTTTATTAGAACAGATAAAAGACTACCTAGTAATGTACCAACTTCATTAGGCTATTATCAAATTGGTGAGTTTGGTCCTTATGGAAATGCAAAGGGTCCAATCTTTAGAGTTGAATTTGCAGATACTTCTTCTATTGCTACTGCTTCACATGTTAAGATCTGGGGCTTAGATAACGATGATACGAACGCTCCTCTATATCCAATTGCATACCTTCAAACATGGAGACCAATCCTAGACATATATGTAAAGAAATTTATCTTTTGTGACTCTGCTGGAGTAGAAGTCGATGAGGAAGGTAATTATACAGTTATTGGATATAAACGAAAAACAATTCCTACTGTATTCTAATGGAAAGAATAGACGAGTTTTATAATGGGGCAGGAATGCCTTCAAAGGACTTTGCAAGAGGCCTGCCTTTCTATGGAACCAAGGGTGACTTTAACTTTACAACAGGCAAGAGCCAATTTACACCAGGAGTATCAATCAAGCAGTCTCCATTAACCGACATGTCAGTCAAAGGGGATCCAGGAGTATCCCCATTCGATTCACAAATAAGTAAACTAAGATTTTATTTCAAACCTGGAGATAGGGTCAGAGGTATTGTAATTAACTCTCAAATTAATTCAGAAAATGGTAAAGTTATAGTAGGGAAATTAGATAAGATCGTTCCTAACTATTCTACCAATACTATCCGAGCATGGATAAAAAATCCATCCACTCTTGAGTCTACTGAGATTTATATTGACACCATTGAAAGAATCTATGAGAGCACATCCGCTCGAGCTCTAAGTTTTTCTCAATTCATTAATTCATAAGCAAGTAATCACCAGTTAGAACCAACTGTCGTTTTTTGTATATAAGATAAAAAACCATTTTTTATGCAATTAAACGGAATCGATGATGAAGAAGCAGCTCGCTTTCTAGATGAACAGGATAGGATACACGGTGTAAACACAATTAAGGTTGAGGAAACTACTGTGGAACCCGCGCCAAAGGCATTAGGTCAGATTAGGGGATATTCTGAAACCCCCGAGCTCTCTGCTGCAGGCGAGTCTTCATGGAAGCTATTGGACCTGCGATCATTACCTTCATTGGGATTATTCTACCCTGAAGGAACTGAACTCCTATTAAGATCAGCCAAGACCAAGGAAATTCGCCATTGGTCCACTATTGATGAAAATGACCCATTAGACGTTAGGGAAAAAATCAATTTTGTGCTAAATGCATGTACCAAGATCAAGGTTCCTGGAGGAAGACCTCTAAACTTTAATGATTTCTTGGAGGTAGACAGATATCATATTCTATTTAGAGTCTATGAACTCACCTTTCCAAACCAAGAGAATAAACTTTGGGCAAATATCCAATGTGAAAAAGATTCATTTGTTACTCGAACTCAAGTATTGAGTGCCAACCTAAAGGGTTTCCAGTATCCTGAAGAGCTAATGAAGTGGTACTCTGATGAGGATCGATGCTTTAAAATAGTTTCTGAAAGACTGAATGAAACTTTCTATATCTACTTGCCTACTATCGGAGTTGAAAATAAGTTTAGGCTTAAAAAGCAGGAGGACCTCAGTAAAGGAGTAGAAATAGACGAAGCCTTCTATGAGACCGGTCCATATTTGATTAGAGATTGGCGACAGCTCAGTAGTTCAGTTCTAACTGAATTAAAGTTTAATTCGACTAGCTGGCCCGAAAACAAATTTGTTTTTATTCATAAGTTTACTAAACAGTTAAAGGACGCAAGCCTAAACAAAGTAATCAGCATATGCGATAAATGTAAAGACACGACGGAGAGCCACATTTTTTTGGAAGGAAGCTTCACTGTCAAAGATATTTTCATTATTTCAGCTGGACTTGATGAACTTATTTAAGCTTAATAAAGACTTGGCAGTGAAGCTTAACCAATCGTTTGATACTCTATATGAGATGGAATACATGGAGTATTCCATACTCCTAAACATAGTCAATGAGGAGATCGATAAAAGGAACAATCCAGATGACGTATTCTCTAATCTAATGAATTCAAATCAACCAGTAAAGGTCAATCTTCCGGATGGTTTGAAACTTAAATAAATAATAAAAAATTCTACATTTTGAGTGTTGCTGCATATGTACGGGAAGCTAATCTAGGGATCCAAAAAGAGATACAGAAAAAACTTGATTATGCTAAAGCTCATCCTTATCCAACAGATGAGCTGAAGGAAGCAATCAAAAACAAAAAGAAATATAAAGGATATCAGCTAGCGATCGCAGATCTTTTTGGAATATACTCACCAACTGGTCAAATAGGGGATGATCCAAATACTCTCGATCCTGAAAAGCTTAATGCTATCAAGGAAGGGGCCGAGAAAATAAGCCCAGGTCTATGGATCAGGTTACAAGAAGGTCAAATCGGTCTAAACAAAAAGGCCGAGATCGAAGAGTACTTAAATAATATCAATCCGGAGGCCGAAATCACTGAGGAGTTTGATAAGTTCTATTCGGCAATCCTAAAAAAACAAAAAGAGGATCCAAAAATAACTTTTGATCAGGTCTTTGCTTCAGGAGTAGACGATATTTTTGTAGACAAGTTGGGGATTTTATATAGGATCTACATCAATCTAAATTCATTTGGCGCAGATGGATTAGTAAAGGCGGCATTTAAGGAATTATACGATAAAAAGAAATCTCCAATCAAGGAATCTACTATTGAAAAACCAAAGCCACTTACAAGTTCAGCGATAAATGAAAAATCAAATGAGAATACTGTTCAGGAAAAACCAAAGAATCAGTCTACTTCAACGATTAATGAAAAACCTAAAACTGAGAATACTGAGATAAAATCAACAACCCAAATTAAATCAGGCGGTGCAATCAATGAAAAGACTTCTTCAACCAAGGAACCTACTTCTATCACTAGCTCAGAAGGGTCACTTACCTCAAAAAAGGTGGAGGTTGCCGAGGAAAAACCAAAAGTTGAGGAAAAAGAGAGCACGGCAATCAATATAAACATTGAGAACAAAAAACCAATAGTTTCAGCTGAATCAAATAAGGAGAAAGAAGGAAGCTTTTTTAACATATCAGGCGGGTCAACCATAAACAATATTGAATCAAACACAAATACGACTAGTAGTAATCCATCAACCTCCGAGTTAATAAAGCTAGGCGATAATAAAACTGATAATACTACAAACAATGAGATTAACTACTCAAGATATGAAGGTAAAGAAGGTAAAAAGAAGGGAGGATTTTTATCAAAGTTAGGAAAGTTTGCAGGTCAAGCTGGTGATTTCCTAAATTTGCCATCAACTGGCGAGCTTGGAAAACAAGCTAAAGAATTGTTTGGAGTGACCACTTCTAATTTTGAGTCTAGGGTTTCTGAGATCAAGGAATCTTTTGCTAAAAATACAGTAAACTCTGAAGATAAGTATGGCACTAAACCTGAACAGAGAAGAAATAAAGACGGCACTTTTATAAACACTTCTAGTAATTCTAATGAAAGTAACGTAAATAACAAGACTTCGTCTAATGTTGAAAAGTCTGAGAGTTTTTTCAATGTTGGTACTGAAAATAAGAGCATGATAAATGTAGAACAAAACAAACCGGCGATCGTCAAAGAAAAAATAGCTTCTAATAATGAGCCTGCCGCATCAACATCTAGTTCAATGTCATCGTCTACTAACACTACGAATACTGCTTCAAATACTGTGATCGCCAAACCCTCTAATACAAATCAGCCTCTATCAAATAGCACAGAATCGCAATCCAATTCTTCTTCGAACCAGCCAGTTGTCGTTGATTTAAACCAATTATCTCAATCAATCAATAGATTAGAAAGAATATTAATGAGCGGCATTGAAGTAACAATAAAAGAAACATAATATGGAAAAAATTTTAAAAGATCAGTTACATAGTTTGTATCTAACTTATTCTGCAATAACTTCGCAGTTTAAAAGAATAGAACAGGAAGCAGTTAGGCTTGAAGAGGAGAGAAAGACAGTTAGTGAGATACTTCATACTGCTCGAGAACAGGAGAAGGATGTAATAAATAAACTAGAAAAAGAACTAGATAAAACGTTAACTCCAAACGATATTCTTGAAATAATTAAACAGTATGAATAAAGACACGATATATCGAATCCTTGGTACTATCATGTCAGGCGTGATCGTTGTTCTTCTCATGAAGAACTGCGAGCTTCAAAAGGGATACGATCGTGAGATTGATCAGCTTAAAAAATCGATTATTGCCTCTGACAAGCTTACAAAGGAAGCAGACGGTCGATACGCAAAATTAGTAGATTACTATGCTAGTGAAAAAGATCTATTAAACGATCTAAAAAAGAATAATCGAGAGCTTTATCAAGAGATCAAAAAACAGGACGAGAAGTTGTTAAGCATAACTAGTTCAATAATATCCCTAGATGAAAAAGTCGTTCAGGGATTTGGTCAGACTGATCCTGTCGATACTAATCGATTGAATCTTTCCCTAAGATATCCTGATGAAAAGGATCCCTTTGTTTTTTGGGACGGATGGATAAACAAAAATACCGCTGCATATCGAGGAACGTTTTCCTTTGGTAAACTTCCAATAAAAGTGGTTCTTACTGAAGAGTCTAGAGGCTTATGGAAGAGTCGAATCATTGGACCCGAATGGTTGAAAGTAGATTCATTATCAATATTAAGCATTCCACCAGAAGAATATGTTGTTGCAAAACCTAAAAAAGTACAATGGCTAGTTGGCGGCTCCTATATGTATACTATGAATACTAACCTCCAAGGAGTGGGAGTAGATATTGGCCTAAGTCTTTTTGATCGACATAACCTAATGCTAGGAGCAACTACATTAAACCAAGTAAGCGTTAGATATGTATATAAGATTAAGACACTTAAAAGAAAAAAGTAAGAATGGCACAAAGTAGATTCATAAACATATCGTCTTACTGTATTGCAGAATACCAGTTTGAACAAATAGGCTCTCTTAATTTCTACAATGAGGATTTTATCTTTGTTGAAAATGCGATTACAGGAGGTCATCAAATATTTAATACTGACGCTTCATATAATACTTTGAAGAATATTAGAGACTTGTCAGTCGTTCCTATCGAAAACAACACTTATGTGTATCTAGATAGCGAAAAGGTTCCAAATTACCTTAATTATAATCCTCAGTTTACATCATCGACTCTATCCGGATATAATGTGGTAATGGATAGAGTGAGGTTTCACTTTGTATCAGGTTTTGACTTCGATAACTTTAAAGCTCTAATCTTATCTGTAAGTAATCCTGAGAATAACGGAACAATCAATATTTTTGCAAACATACTTGTTGCGCCTGAAACTATTTCTGAACTCATAATATTCAATCCCAAACCTCTTTTTCTCTCAAACGCAGTATACGATAGATACATCGACGTTTACATACCTTCTATAAAGAACATAAATGAGGATTTTGTGACTGCACCAGTACCAGCCTTGACTTTTGCTGCGGCAATTACGCCAAGCCCAAGTGGACCTTCTGGTCTAGTCTATAACAATCCCATAACTTTATCTCTACTTGAGTGCGGAACCAAAAAACCAATCTTTACTAATACTTCAATGATCTATGATTCATATGAAGTTTCGGAAGTATACACGGCAACTGTTTCGCAGACTAATGAGTTTAATAACGTTGGAGCCTATGTGAATCAAGCTGTGCTTGGAGATTATCTAGAATTTTATCTTACTTTTAATTCAGCCTTTCCTGGAGAGTTAATATCTATATTAAACCGAAGAAATCCAGTTGACGATTGGATCATAGTTCACCAGTTAAGTGTATTTGAACAAGTAGGAACTGCTTTTATCAATACTGCAAGGCTAGTGTTTTTCCAAGAAGACTCATATGATGAACCAAATGTTTTTAGACCTGTCCTTAAATATGCTCATGAAGCAATCAGCATGTCAGTCGACTATATCGCGCGATTGACTAATCGAAGAAATGGCGAACAGATAATTAGGGAAGCTTCATTTAACCTAGTTTCTCCGAAAAAATATGGAAGAAGCCTGATAAACTTACCTCTACTTGATAAACCACAATCCCAAAAAATATACAATAAGATCGTTAAGAATAACTTTGAAGCGACTTCACTTTTTATTGAGCCGACTCCCATTAGTAAGCAAAGTGTCATTACTCCATCAGTACCAACGCAAGTTACTGAAGTTGTTCGTACAGAATTTGTGCCAATCTTTTTTAATAACAATAACATTTCAATATCTAACGTTAATTCAATGATTAAGTCAACTGATTCTTCTGAGGAAGTTGTGTTTGGTCCTGGAAAGTTACGATTTATCTTGTCGCCGTTTGATAATATTCTTAAATTAAAAGTATTTACTGAGGCTGCTTTGGCAAATGCTGAAAATCCACTAGTTCCTTTAGATCTAAACGTGAATGCCGCAAAATACCGACTAGTTTTTGAGACATCGTCAGGTAAAGTATCAATCGATAACGTAAACGACTCTAGTCAGGAAAACCTATCGACTGGCCAAATAACATTCAATATAGCTAAAAAAGAGAGCGAGTCTGTGACCAACTCAAAAAATAAGACAGTGTATATAGTGTCGGTTTCCCAAGACGGCCGTGAGACATTAATGTATACTGGAGAGTGGAGAAAGCCTAGCGAACAGTCAGATGTTGATGCTGCAATTGCTCAAGCAAAAGCAGATGCCGCTGCTAAAAAGGACCTAACTAAGATACTTGGTGGAATCAAGGACAGACTATCATTGATTACTAAATTGGATCTTGCAAATAAAGTTGATGCTAGTTCTACAGTGAAGAGCAAAGGAGAAGCTCCTATCGTGAACAGGTTCGGTGTAGCCGGATCAAAATCGATACGGACAAACGGTTCTAACTCTAAGTAATCAAATATAGAAACACCACCGAATAATTAACGATTTATTGAGATAAATAAAAAAAAATAATAATTCACGAAATGAAAGGCTTCGTAGACAAAATATTAACTGAACTTAAGACTAATACTACTCTTAAATCAGAACCACTAGTAAAACTTTTAACTGAATCGATTGATAAATCGATATCATTGGGTGAACCGACTCCAGTAATCTATAATAATATAAAGAGCGGGTTAACTTCAATTAATGCTAAAGTTAAGAGCAAAAAATTAACTACTATTCTAGAGCAGTTTAAAAAAATTGAAACTACTCCTGAATCACAAACTGCGATCATTGCTAAAAAAGCAAAACTTTCTGAGAAATTAAAAGCTATTCGTGAATCTAAGTCTGGTACAAACCCTATCGTACTTAATCAAGTAGAATTATTTGAATCTTACCTAAATAACGGTACTCCTGATTTTGCACTATGTGAAGGATTTATCCAAGCATTCTCAAAGCATAAATACGATTCAGCAATTAAGACGCAAATTGCCAAAGTTGAAAAATATCTAAATGAAAACAGATCAGAGGTATTGTTTTTAAATACGATATACTCAATGGATTCGATGCAAAGCCAACAGTATTCTACTGTAAGTTCAGACCTTAAGCAAATGTTGCTTTCTGAATCTTATACATCAGACATACTTAAGCTTAAATATGGAACGTCTGTTCCTCTAGTAAATCAATTAGTTAATGACTTACGATTGATTGAGTCTCAAACGTTGGGATACTTTACTTTGGGTGAGGGAGATTCTTTCACGAACGTGACGAACCTGATCACACCTGCAACTAAAGCTAAGGACGGGATGATTATTTATATGGATAATCGATTTGTTTCAATCCGTGAATCCAGAGGATTAACTGGTAAGGAGACAAAGGTACACGTAGATGGTCAATTCAAGATTGCAGAAGTTGATCCTAACTATATTAAAGAAAAATTTCCAAGATTCTATAAAGTTTCTGAGTCATTTGCCACACTAGGATTTAAAAAGAACTTAGATGGAACAAGTGTAGATTCTTCAGCAATCAGAAACTTTAATATTAGCTTCAAGACAAATGAAGAAAAAGAACTTGATCTTTATTTGAATGAATCTAAGGTTTCTAACCTAGATGAGATTAATCTAATGGAAGCCCTTTCTTTAGAGAGCGGTGAAATTAAGAACAAGGTTGTGACCTTGTTTGAGAACTCAAATAATCTTTTTAACTTTGATTTCATCAAGGAATTAACTAATGACCGAACATTAAGTGAAGCATTTGTTCTTAAGTTGAACAGTGAGTTTTATATCTGTGAAAAATTAAATGCTGCCGAAAGAGAATGGAAAAAAGTAGATGAGTACGAATTATACGAGTTTTGTATGACTAAATTCAACTATGATATTAGTCCAATATTTAAGACTAAGATCGATGAAAAGATTGAGTCATTTAAAAAGATTGAGGATCGTAAAAATGCCATCTCAATTGATATTACTAAGCTTGAAGAGACAATGGAAAAACTTCAAAAAGCAATCTCTAATCCTGATCTTGATTCAGAAGCAGTTAAGAAACTTACTGGAATTAGAGAATCTATTGAAACTTCCATCGTTTCTCTTAAGAATGATTATGTTGGACTAGATTTATTTAAAAGAGACATATAATGAGATTAATCATAATAATTTTGACCGTTTTGATCTTAGTATCATGCACAGGCTCTAAGAAAGCAACATGTGATGCCTATTCAATGAACTCGGAAAAATAAAAGACCCTTCTTGAAAAAAATACTTTCTTATTCAGAATATTTAAGCGACTCTCTAAAGGAGTCGCTTGATCCATTTGTAGAAAAAAGATCAAAGTTTAGAATAGGTGACCAAGTAAAAGTTAAGGATCGAGTAGGTAAGGTGACAGCAATCGATAAAAAGCACTATCTTGTCCTAATTCAAGGCAAGAATGAAAGAGTCGCTGAAGACCAAATCGAAGAGATGGGTCCAATAAAGAAAAAGAAACAGCCGACTAAAAATAAAAGATAAAAGTTTTATTTTTGAGTTTTTCATAGTATAATAGCTAAAAATTATATTATTATGAAAAATTCAGTTGTAATCGGCCCGATCCAAAAGGCCAAGCCAGTAACAGAGCGTGCATCTATCCTAGACCAGCGCTTGTCTAAGATGAAAGTAGGAAACTTTTTTGAAGTTTCAGGTCTCGCTACTAAAAAAGATATTCTTAATTTTAGAGCATCAATCAGTTATTTTTCCAAAAAGAACAATGTTCAGGTCTCAACTATGGTGACCAATGGAGTTCTTAAGGTACAAAGAGTAAAATCTATCAAAACTAAAGAAGTATCCAGAGTAAAATAATCAATAAATACTTTTAAATGGATACTCGAATAGATTTTAACACAGCTAAAAAGTTTGATCAACTTGAACTGATCGATTGGAAAACAAAATACGGAGATTTTCAGTTCTATATTCGTAAGGGACTAAATGAGATTAAGTATAATGTTGGCACAAACGTATCAAAAAGCCCAAAGAGCGGAGAATACATCAAGCCTCTTACCTCAGCTGCATACGGTCCTGAAATGGATGTAAATGCAGTTTTTAACCAGGAAGATACTTGGTTGGATATTGGCGGACATATCGGACTTTTTGCTATACGAATGGCTCGACAGTTTCCAAAAATCAAAGAAGTCGTGGCATACGAGGCACTACCTCACAATGCATCATTTGCCTTGGAAAACATCAAGATAAATGGTGTAGATTCAGAGTGTAAAGTAATCCAAAAGGCAATCGTTCCAGGAGAGGAAGAGACAATTGATTTCTTTATCTCTAACGATTCTGGAAAGCACTCAATACTTCCTATTCGAGGTAGAGATATTCTACATGTACCTGCAATTAACATCAATGATGCTATTTCCACTCATGGAGCAACTGCAATCAAGATGGATGTTGAGGGAGCCGAGTATGAATTGCTAAAGGCTGTCACAGATTGGTCTAATATTAGGGTGCTTATCATTGAATACCATTTTATGTATAAGCCACTTAAGACAAACCGAGTTCAAAAGTTTCAGGAAATAGTTTCAATCCTTGAAAATAATTTTGATGTTGTTCGTAAGATCGAGGCAGTTGAGTACGGTAAGAATTTTATCACTCACATTGTTGCTCTTAAAAATGATTAAGATCAAATAATTTAAAAAAGGGCATCTAACTAGGTGCCCTTTTTTTATTTAAAACCTCACAAACGACTTTAAGTAAATATTATATGAAAAGTTTATATGCATATTTTGGTCTACTTGACCTACATGATATTGATTCTCCAGGACATTCTCTATATCAAATAGGATTAGTTGATTCCTTAAGAGAATCATTTGGTGAAGAAAAATTTGATTTTTATTCGTATTATCCAGAAGAAGTAATTAAGTCGGCTTCTCTCAATAGCTTTCCAGAAACCGAGTTAGGGAAGCTTTTTTATAAGTACCGAATCGAACTATTTGACCATCCTATTCATAACATAGATGAAGTATTGGGATTAATTTCTCAAAAAGCTTATTCTAAACTTTATTTAAAGGCTAGATTTAGAAACCTTTCGACTCTTTCTAAAAAATGGAAGGATGCTCGAGATTTTGATAAGATTATTGAATGTGCAATCGTTTCAGGTTACTCAAAGGACAGCATAATTATCTTAGATACAGATCTTTCTCTTTCTGATAAGTTTGTCGAGCAGAATAAAGACTTTGTGACCATCTTAATTCCATCTATTGATTTTCCAGGAATATCTAACATGTTTCTTGTAGACTGCGTTAACTTGAACCTTTCACAACATAAAAAAGGAATATCTAGTGTATTTTATGGAAATATTGATACTTCTAAATACAAGAGTGGAAACTCAAAAAGTGAAATCTTGCCGGACGCCCTTAAATGGATTGCTCGTAATCACTGGTCAAAGGATGAAGATTTTCATCTAATCTGTAAGCGGAATGATTTTGATTCCCTTTCAAATAAGCTATCATCTACTCATCATGTAGATAGAAAAAATAGAGTTAAGATTTGGGAAACGCTAGAATCTTCAAGAATAATGGTAAATATTACTAAAGAAAAATATAACGATCGACGATTTATTCCGGCTCGCATATTTGAGGCAATGATATTTGGCATGATTCCAGTTTCATACAAGTTTGACTTTATGTGTCCAGCATTTTCATTTGATACTCTTGAAGATCTATTTGAAATCTATGCATATTTAGGTGAATGTGACGAATTTGGACTAGAGCAAGCATATAAGCATTTTATAAACAGTTACCTAGACTACATGACATCTCCCCAATAAGTTACACTAGATTAAAATAAGGTCGGTCTTATAAATAATAAAAAAAGCTGGCCCTTTTATGAAACTTTTATTTTTAATCGTATTCCTACTTGGAATTTCAAGCATTGTTAACTCGCAATGTAACCAATATCAAATCTACGAAAGTTTTACAGGTACCTTACCGACACAAGGTGGAACTTGGACTGCTAATTCAATGATAGCAGTAACCTCTCCAGTACGTACTGGAACCCATGCAATTGGATTTAATGGTTCAGGCGATTGGATCAGAACTCCACAAATGGCTAGTCCAGGAATATTAAATTTTTGGTACAGAAGAAGCTCTAATTCTACTGCATGGACGCTAAATGTTCAGACTTCACCAAATGGAACCACTTGGACTACTAGAGGTTCAATTACCACAGTCACTACTACGTATCAACAGTATACCCTAAATATTGGAGCCCTTAGTCTAACTAATATTTTTATTAGGTTAATTGATGCTAGGTCCTCTGGTGCACATGAAAGATATGTTGAAGACTTATCAATAACTTCAACAGCTGCATCGTCTAACATTTTACTTCCTATCCTAGGATCATGTACTCAGACTCTCAACTCAAGTCTAACATATAACTTAGCTGATGACGGTGGCCCAGCCGGGCCTATATCGACTGGGTATAGTAACAATGTTGATCGTACCCTAACTCTCACTCCATCCGACAATACACTAAAACTACAGTTATCATTTACCCAAATGGATCTAGAGACCAGTTATGATTATCTATATGTTTATGATGGACCAACTACTTCTGCTACTCTTTTGGCAACACTAAACGGAACAGTCATACCTTCTGACATAACTGCGACGAATTCGACAGGTCAACTCACGATCCGATGGACTAGCGATGTCTCTAACATAGGAGCTTGGGGAGGATTTATGGCTAGTGTAAAGTCAATATCTGTTGTGCCGTTACCTGTTGAATTACTCTATTTTGAAGGTGATGTATATCCCTCTTTTAATAGCTTGAAATGGGCGACAGCATCAGAGCAAAACTCTTCACATTTTATCATTGAGCGTTCAACTGACGGATATTATTGGAGAGAGATAGTAAAAAAGCCAGCCGCTGAAAATTCTAATCAGCTCATAAATTACTATTACTTGGATAATATCGAAGATTTTGTTTTGCATTATTATCGATTAATTCAATGTGATATTGATGGAACGAATATGATATATGGACCGATCGCTATAGATAACCGTGAAAAATCAAAAAAGGTGGTCAAGTGGATTAATATGTTTGGTCAAGAGGTTAGCGAATACGAAAACGGAGTGATCTTTATAGTATATGAAGACGGATCAACTAAAAAAGTGATCCGATAAGATAAATAATAAGAAAGATCTATTTATGTCAAATATAACTCTAACTGAGAGTCAAGCTCAACAGTTCAGAATGTTTAATTCAGTAATTGAATCAGCTGAACCTAGACTTTCAAGCATTCTTACTTTTGATAACCTAGTAAACGAAGCACATGCTTTGAGAGTAATTGAATCAAATATTCCAGAAAGCTTAAAATTTGATCTTCACCTTGATATGATTTTAAGAGACGGCAGCCGAAACGTTGCTGATTACTATAAATCAATGTCAAACGGAACTAATTACATATTGGAAGCTGCTAGAAAAGTATTTCCAAATGACTCAAAGATAACTGAATCTATCGAAAGTTTCAAGGAATATATGGTCTCCATGTTAAATGAAGACGCATTATCATTAGGCAATCCTATTATGTCTGCTGGTGGAATTGATACTGCTCTAGCCGGTGGACCTCTTCAACCAAGAGCAGGTAGCGGTTTTTGGTCAGTTCTCAAAGGCTTATGGAATGCAGTTACTGAAGGCGGATCTCTTATAGGAGTCGTCCATTTTATCATTGATATTGTTGGACTCTTTGGTGATTTTATTTTTCCTGGAGTCGGAGTATGTGCTGACCTTATTAATGCTGCAATATATGCTATTCGTGGAGAGTGGATGCTATGTGCAATCTCAGTAATTGCAGCTGTTGTGATAGGTTTTGGTGACGCTCTTAAATTAGTTAAATTTGCAGCCAAACCTGCTGAAAAAGTAATGGTCGCTTGCGCTAAGGGTCAAACTAAAGAGGCTGCTGAGATGATGGCAAAAATGAGTGCTAAGGAGAGTGGAGGAGTCATAAAAATTCTTACACAAATCTTTGGAAATATTGGAGGTGCTCTAGGAAAAGCAACCTCACTTATTGGAAAACTGACACAAGGTATTGGTAAAGTAGTAGATTATATTCCAGGACTAGGTGCGCTTTTGAGACCAATATTCGATGGGATAGGAAAAGTCCTTACTAAGTTTGGGGAAAAAATGTCACTAGGTAGTGCCACCTTTAAACTAGCAACAACTTCAGCAAAAGAGGCTGCTGCCGTTACTATTCATCAAGCTTTAAAAGGAGGCGGTGACATTATATTTGATGGTTCATGGGTAAAGGTAGTCAATAAGGAAGGCAAGCAAGTAGGAAAGTACCCATTCAAACAGTTTGAGAAGATAAGCGCTGATGAATTCATGGAAGCTGCAGTAAAAAAGGCTGGCGATCGAGCAAGTGCTCGAATCTTATATAAGAATGGTAAAGATTATGCTAAGGTCACCAAGACTCTTGAAAAAGACGCAGTTCAAGATTCTATGAGAAAAAGAGCATTTGAATATTTCGGTACTACTGCTTTTTGGAAGGGATCAAAGAGAATGTATAAAGACTTTATGTTTTTTGTCGGTAAGCAGATCTATAAGATAATATTTAAGACTGATTGGGTTGACGGTGCAAATAATAAATGGTCAGAAAGAGAAGTCGGGGGCCATGGCAACGGTGCATTCAACCATTGGATTGACAATCGGATAAAGGATGAGATGGATGAGAAAGGAGCAGTATACTTGCCTGCATTGGACTTAGACTCAGAAGATCAAGAGGTTGTCGACAAGGTCACTGAATACCAAAACCATTATGCTAAACTTTACGGTCAACCTACAATCATGAATGTTGTTACCAAGACATATGATAAGGAAGGGGCCACCAAAGAATATGCAGCCTTTTTTGATGATATCGCATCTGGAAAAGTTAAGAGGGGCGGGACTGGTGATAAAGTTGACCACTCAATATCTGATACTCTTACTGAGGGTCGTGCGCCAATTGTAAAAAAGATAATGAATTTTTCAGATTTTAACCGATGAAATTAAAAAACTTTAAGAGTTACTCTGAATACTATTCAAAGGATCCAAATAACTTTGAAAAAAAGATAGCCCTAGCATCATCTGGTAGCCAGCACCCTCTATTTGAAAACTTTTCCACGTTTGATGACGCAATAACTGCTACAAAGTCCGTGCCCGTAATAATTTGGGGAAACTTTAGGTTTTCAAGCATGAACGAAAATTTTTGTAGTGTTGTCTATAATCAGGGAAATATTCCTTCAAAAAAGGAGATATCGACTGTCTTCAAGGAAGAGGATTTTGTACCAAAGGTAGTAAAGGATAGGTCTTTAATAAAAAAGATGAGCTTTCCGATCACTGGAGTTTTTGGAGAAGAGGAAGAAGACTTTAAAACATATGGACAGTTTAAAAAGTCCGAGAGATTTTTTGATCACTTTAAGGAGAAACTTGTACCTACGTCTAAATTTGAGGTGCTAGCAGTCGACGGTAAACCCGTACATGCACATAAGAAGATAATTAATAACTCATTCGATATTGATCTTACTCGATGGAAACATTTAGGGGAGGCAGAATCAATCTGTAAAAAGATCCATTCTAAGTATTCTCCCGATTTTTATGTGGTCTCTCTGCTTGAAGCAAATGGCCAACTTTACCTAGATTCGATAACTAGAAACATTGACCTCACCCCAGTACAGAGTGTAAGGTTATACGAGGCAGCCTATCGAAAATATTATGAGACTGATTTGCCTTACTGGTTTAGAAAAAAGGTTTTTGAGGATCACGTAAAGCCATATTATATCAAGAAGTACTATGATTCTCTGCTAATTAAGCCGACTGGTACAATCGACTATGAAAAATACTTAAACTAATGCTGATCATTAATTGTAAGGGTAAAAAGATAGAGTGGGTTCTTAAGAAATACAGACAACGAGTAGACTCTACTGGACAGTTGGATGAGCTTAGACAGAGAAAGGAGTTTGAAAAACCAAGTGTCAAAAAGAGAAAAATAAAGCAGAGAGCGCAATATAAATCTAAAAATAACGATGCTAAGATTTAAAGACTTTTTAAACGAGCGATGGGGCAAAGACATGTTACCTAAAGATAGAAGAGCGGCTGGCGTAGCAATCGTTTGGGAAAACCGAATACTTTTGGTCCATCCAACAAATTCTTCCTGGAAAAAAGCAACATGTGGAATACCCAAGGGAAAGCTTGAACCTGGTGAGGATCCAGTGTCTGGTGCTCTTCGTGAGCTTGAGGAAGAGACAGGAATAGTATTGGACGAGAGCCAGCTTGACCCGGAATCGAATAGCGTTGATTTCTATAATGCAAAGGGAGAGCCTGATGGGTCCTTAATCTATTTTGTATGTACAATATCTGATCTTGCTGAAATAGGTCTGGATTCAGATCGTGTGCCTAAGGGCCAACTCCAGCTAGAAGAGGTGGATTGGGGAAAGTTTGTTAGTGCTGAAGAAGCATATCCAATATGTACTAGAAACCAGCTAATCATCCTAGATCGGCACATTACTTTGAATAAATAACTAAAACATCCGATATTTTCGTGAGACCTTTAAACTTTAATACCTGGAATTCTTTAAATGAGACTGTTGCATTCGATCCCAGTGCAAACTATCCAGACAAGACATTTGGTTATGCTTCCGGTTCAGTCGATGCAGCTAAAGTAGTTGCCGGCGGCGCTGGAGGAAATTGGGGCGGGTCCATGTCAAGAGCACTATGGTTTGCTCGAGTAGCCGATGATTGGGCCAAGGCCAATGGAAAAACCGGATCACTAATTACTTCTCAAAAAAGATCTAGACAAAAGACTGATTCAGGCAATACATCAGACCATTATGAGGGCAATTCGGATGCATATGCAGTCGATATCGCAGCTGCTGGTGCTGAAGGAGACGAGATACTTGCGTATATTATGCAAAAGTTTGGATACCCAGAATATAAAGGAGGTTCATGGTTTAACATAACAATCAATGGTTATCGATACCAGGTAGGCTGGAGAGTCAAAAACCATTTTGATCACATCCATGTAGGGGTAAAAAGAGTAGTTGGCGGAAAGGATACCCCGACTGGAAAAAAGGGAACATTTGGTGAAAAGATGGCGAGTAACTCAGAAGTAGTTGCATGGTTTGCTAAGCATGCTTCGAATGTCACACTGAGTGGCGCTTTCATTGATAACCTAATAAAGGATGATCCTGAAAAGCCTAAGAAACTAGAATGGTTTAAGAAAAAATTCAATGTCACTGATTTAGGTGATCCAGTTAAACCTAAATCATCTAATGATATTGTAATAACTGCACCTGATTGGTGGATATCAATGACTAAAAAAGTAATAGATAATTTTGAAGGCGGTTATTGGAATCATTGGGAGTGTAAAAATCATCCATATTCAGCAATGTATGCAAATTCTGGAGAGACCTTATTTGGCTTAGACCGGAAGGCTGGCCAAATAGAGAAGATTTGCCCTGCCGGTAAAAAATTCTTTGCAATTATTGATGGAGAAAAAGCAACACTAAAGGATAAGTTTTGTGAAGTATGGAAATATAACTATCGTGGCGGAAAGTTAGAGGACGAATTAAAGCTTCTTGCTGCAGAAACGATGTGGTTCTCATACAATGCAAATATGGAAGCTTTTTCAAAACATCCGGAAACTAAGAATAGGATTGAAAAAAATAAGGGCTTGGTTTTACACATGTCATATGCTTGCTGGAATGGTCCAGGATTCTTCCAAAAGTTTGTCAAAGCTCTTGAAAAAGGGGTAAAAGAGGGAAAATCAGACAAACAACTCATTGAGATTGCTAAGACTACTAGAGCAGCCGCTCTGTCAGGTTACTGGGCAAAAGGATCAGCTACTGTAAATAAGTTAATTGATAAAGAGGCAGGGCTCGCATAATTTCAAACTATTTTAAAACTTTATCCAAGACATTGAGTTTAATATTCTAAAATTAAACATTATGTCTGAAGAAAAAACAACAACCGAAGAACAAGAAGTATTGATTGAAGAGACTCAAGATGCCATGCCAGAAGGAGTACATTTCTTAGAGGAACCTCAAGCAGAACTTAGTGAATTAGATGCTGCCATTCAAGCTAGAATGGGACATTTTCCAATTGAGATCTCGCCAGCAGATCTAAAATACATTAAGAACCTACTAAACAATAAGATCGAGTGGAAAGGGCCAAACGAAGCATACTTGATGCTAATGTCACTTCTTTCTATCTCTAGCGAGCTTAAAGAAAGAGATTCTCAATCAAACGAAAGAGTGTCAATACACCTTCCTTCTACTACTCTTGAGTCAATCAACTTTTTCTTAAATCGAGTTACTGGTAAGGGTGAAGAATCTGCACATAGATTATTTGCAGTATCTATGTTGCTTCGTCCTGCAATGGAGCAAATTAAAAAACTTGACGAAGTTATTGAAAAATTACAATCTGAGGAAAAATAAATCATTACTTAGATAAATAATAAAAAAGTTTATTAAAGATGAAAGTAAAAAACTTTGCAGGGTTTATGAAAACTCGCAGAATGAACGAAAGCGACGGCATGGAAGGTGCTGAAGACACTGGATACGGAACTAATCCTGAAGAAGAAATGAACATGGGATATTATGGGTATGGCGCCAATCCTGAAGAAGAGGAAGAGCCTGCTGAAGGTGAAGAGGGAGAAGGTGAAGAAGGAGCAGAAGAGGAATTAACTCTTGAAGACCTTAAAGCCATGATCGATGACCTAACTGAGAGAGTTAAGAAACTTGAACCAGAAGAGGAAGGTGAAGAGGGAGAAGAAGGTGAGGAAGGTGAGGAGCCTGCTGAAGGAGAAGCTAAACCTGCAGAAAAGGAAGCCAACATTTAATTAAAAGCGTATCATACACTTAAAGCGAATGGAAACATTCGCTTTTTTTGTCAAGATAAATAACAAAAAATAAAATATATTATGTCTGCAAAAAAATTTAATAATTTTATGAAAATCGGCCGTTTAATTGAATCTCAAGATGGAATGGAAATAGGATATTTTCCAAAACCAGAAGACTGGTCTAAGGAAATGAGCAGATCTGCCAGTATTTATGGAGCAATGGATGAACCTGAAGAGTTAACCTTAAATAGTCTTAATTCAAAGATTAATGATTTAGAATCAGAAATAGCTAGGCTATCATCAAGACTTGAACAATTAGAATCTAATGGGAATAACGATTATTAATTTTGATCAATTCGTAACTTCCATTAAAACTAACGAAAATTCAGACCTTGACTGGAGCGATAAGAATTGGGACGAAGCGGGCATGGATGCCGAAAATCCACCTAACTCTGGTCTGGAAGGAACTAGCGCAGAAACAATGGATTATACTGCAGGTGACTATGGAGAAACCAGTGATGAAGTAGAAATTGAGGAAGATGAGACTGAGGTTGATCGTACAGCCAAATCTAAGGAGGAGACCGATATGATAAAAGCCTTAATTGACGACCTTACTGATCGTGTATCAAACCTTGAAAAAATAAAACAAACGTAATTTCTTAAATGTGTCAGTTAATAAGAGTAAAGAGCATTCCTCTTTTTGAGGAATATTGTAGAAAAAACGATATCGATGGTAAAGAGATAGAAGCGATTGTATCTGACATCCCATTAAAATTAAAAGTTGCTTCAACTCAACAGAGCCAAATTAAGGGTTATAGTGGAGCCATGGACGAACCTTCTGAAAATACTGGGATGCTTTTTATATATGATGACGATCAGCCTCTTTCTTTTTGGATGAAGGACGTCAAGTTTCCTCTAGACATCATCTTTTTTGACAGCTATATGCGATACATTGACCACCATACAATGGATCCAGGAAATGACGTAGACGAGAAAGACCTTCCGCAATACCATTCTAAAGAACCTGCAAGATTTGCAGTAGAACTTCCTGGCGGTTGGTGCGAAAAAAACATGACACCAGATTGTAAACTTTCCTTTTAATTTAGTACTATAACTAAAAGGAAAAACTATGCACCATACCCAAGATTTTAAAGAACTTCGAGAATTCGTCAATGAGATGAATTCGTCAAACTCTACAAATCACAAAGTTGATATTTTAACCAAATATCAATATCATCCATTCATTAAGAGGATCCTATTTTATACATATCATCCATATTGGAACTTTGGTGTGACTTCAGATAATCTTAAAAAACGCGAAGATCTTATTGCTCCAATGGAAGTATATGATGACTTTTTTATGATGCTTGACGATTTTAATAAGCGCAACTTGACGGGTCACTCTGCGATTGAAGCAATAAATCGTTTTATTAAGGATTATGAAGAGTGGGCAGATCTAATCTACCAAATAATCGATCGTAACCTTGAGACCCGAGCGACAGTCACTCTAATTAATCGAGTAAATCCTAAATTTATTCCAACTTTTGAGGTTGCCTTGGCTCATGACGCGGCTAAAGTAAAGGGCGTAGATATCTTCGACGGTACCTGGTTCGTTTCTAGAAAACTAGACGGAGTCCGATGTATCTGCTTTATTCAAGATGGCAAAGCACGATTCTTTTCACGTAACGGCAAGGAGTTCCTAACTCTTGGAAAAGTTGCAAAGGAAATCAAACGCTTAGGGATCACTGATCTTGTTTTAGATGGTGAACTATGTCTTATGAATGAAGATGGCTCAGATGACTTCCAGGGAATCCTGAAACAGATACAACGTAAGGACCATACTATCGAGAACCCAAGATACCAAATTTTTGATATCCTACTGCCTGAAGAATTTGCTGGTGACCTTGATTCTTACCTATTTTCTTCTAGAATAGAAGGCCGAACTCAATGGCTAAATCTAGACGATTCAAATATTTTGGAAATGTTACCTCAAGTTAGAATCACTGATGAAGATGCACTTGAGGAGCTAAAGGCCCAATCTAAGGATTCTAATTGGGAAGGACTTATCGCTAGGCGAGATACTCGATACAAATCGGGTCGATCTAAAGACATGTTAAAAATCAAAGAGTTTTTTGATGCGGAATATGTGGTGACTGGCCTGATCATGGGACCGCAACGAGTAATCGTAAACGGTAAAGAGATTGAAGAGGAGATGTTAAGCGCTGTCACAATAGATCATGAAGGATCTCAAGTTCAAGTAGGAAGCGGCTTCACAATAGAACAACGTCGTCACTATTATCAAAATATGGGAGAGATTATGGGAGCTACTATTACTGTGCAGTATTTTGAAACTACGACCGACCAGCATGGAAACCATTCTTTAAGATTTCCAGTATTTAAAGGGAACCATGGAAAAACTCGCAGTATATAATAGCATGTCATTCAATAAGAAAAGAGTACCCGAATTAAGTGAACTAAAGAGAAAACATGCAGAACTTGGAGATGCTTATCTAGAGCAGTTCCTATCTGGTGACGCAATAATTGGTCCAATTGATTCTGGTAAATATTTAGATGATTATATCAAATCAAAGGATCCAAATAAACTTGAACCAATACCTCAAGTACTCTCTCTTCTTATCGAAGCCAAGGAATTGCTCCTAAATAGAGGCAGTTCAAAATACATGGAAGATTTTAATGATCTACAAAAAGTAATTAATTCAATAACAAATAAACAGTAAATTATGTATTACATCGCAAAAGTAAAGTTTGAGACAATTGATGATCAAACAGGCCGACCTAAAAAGATTTATGAACAGTATCTAGTTGATGCTGGATCAATCTCTGAAGCAGAAGAGCTGCTAAAAGAGAGATTTAAAGATTCAATTGCTGAGTTTTCAGTAGTGAGTGTAGTTGAGTCTAAAATCATGGGAGTAGTTAAGTAATTATGAAAAGGATGCCTACCCGAACCTCTGAAAAAGTATATGATGTGCTTTGTAAGTTTGCAGAAGCAAGTCCAAACCATTATGAAAAGGAGACATTTGTCTTTCATTTTGGAGTATTAAGCACCACCTCTTCCAAATATAAGTTAAACTGTATGGATGATGCACAACGCTCATTTATATGTAATGATGAAGGAAAGATGTGGGTTGATGGAAGCAATGCAGGTAGAGTCAATTCGATCCTACGTAAGATCTCAGAAGAAATGGTTTCCCAAAGAGTCAGCGATGAAGTTCAACGTTCCAATTGAGAAAGATACCCTTTTTGCACAGGAGCTTTTTGCTCTCATTTCAGAACACGTATCTGACCTTGCTGATGAGCATGAGAAACTTCCAAACAAGATCATTTTTAGTGGAGCTCTTGGCAAAGAGCTCCATGATTTTATCCTAGACAAAGAGTGGAATTTTAAAGGCTTTGGTCTTGATCGGGTGAATGGAATAGTAGATTCAGTCACCTTCAAGTACGATAAACCCTTTACTCAGACTGAGAATAGGTTCGGTACAACATTTGAAGGAGGAACCTTACACGACAAGACAATAAACGGGATTCCTGGACCGGTGACGGCACAAAAGATAATCTCATCATATTCTCAACCTAGTTTCTTAATAGAGAGAACAGTTAGACCCGAAAAACGAATATTATTAAGTAGACCATGAGCACAGTTCGATTTATCGCTGATCTTCATCTTGGCCACGCTAACATGGCCAAACATCGAGGTTTTTCTTCAGTCGAGGAGCACGATGAGTACCTAATAAAAAAGTGGAACTCTATTGTGGTGAAGAGAGACTTGACATATATCCTAGGCGACGTGACAATGGAATCCAAAAAAGAGTATCCAGTATTGGATCGTCTACATGGTCGAAAGATAGTGGTTGGTGGCAATCATGATAAACCAAATCACACTAAGGAATTACTAAATCATGTAGAATCGATAGTCGGCATGGTGCAGTACAAAGGAATCTTTTTGACCCACTGCCCTGTGCATCCAAGGGAAATGGAATACCGAATCAAACATAACATTCACGGCCACATCCATGAAAACAGGATAGAGCATAAGTTTCGTCTTTTTGGAGTAGCCCTATTTGCAATACCCGATCGACGATATCACTGTGTCTCGTGTGAGCATATTGATTATACTCCAGTGACCTTAAAAGAATTAGGAATATTACGATGATTAAGAAGATACTTTCAATACTTGATTGGGATCTTTGGCACCGCATTAAGGGTGGAAGTCGACCGTTAGATACTGACTATAAATTTAAAAAAGAAGAAAAGATGAAAACTAAAATAATCGAAGTATGTGTGGGAATAGGCGCAAACCAATTCTTTCCAGAATACGTTAGGGTAGCCGTTCCCGTCTTGACAAAAAAGGAGAGAGAAAAACTTTTAGCTAATATGATGAAGGGCGATGTAGAACTAGGGCTTTATTCAGATCAGGCTCCATGCAAGTTTGACCATAATGGAGAGTGTCTTATTTGTGATGCTTGGCCTGACGCTTGTGCACATCAGAGGTATTTAAAGGGAGACTATTCAATTGAGTCAAAGGAGGAACTTGAAAAAATGTTTAACGGTAAAGTATGAATAAAGAAACAAAATTTAAGGTAGGTGAAAAGGCTCACAAAACAAAGGGATATAAATTTCCTTGCACCATTGTAGGTGTGTTTGAAACAATTAAAGGAGACATCAGAGTTGTTGGTGAAATGGATGAGTATGGATTACTACACATCTTCAACGAGGATCAGTTGGAACACGTTGAACAAAAAGTTATGAATAAAGAACAGATTATTAATGAGGCATATGAGAATTATGTTAGAAATACACCAGAACAACATGTTGTAGGTTCAGATTCCGACCCTATGAGACAGTGTATGGTTTGGAAAAGAAAAACAGATTCATCAAGTGGTTATCCAATACTAGAAAGACTTTTACAAGAACAATTCATCAACAAATGTAAAACCGATCCTGAGTTCTCCGAAAAGTGGGGATTGAAAATTGAGGAACGGGAGTTGAGTGAAAGTGAAAGATTATTAATATTTTTGAACGAGGCAGAAAGTTTAACTATACCAACTACAACTGAAGAATTAGACAATTACGAAATCCCAACCAAACTAATCACACTAACATACAAAGATACTATAATAGAAAGTTATGAATAAAGAACAGATTATTGATGAGGTGTATGAGAATTTTATTGATAAAACCAAAGGATTAAATCTTAATTTAGAAATCAATAAAGACATTATAGTTGTAGAAGGACCTATTTACCATGCAACCCCTAGATTAT